CATTACTTATGCATACTCAGCCAATTGACCAGAATGGAACAGATCTATATGCAGTTAAAAATGCAGTTTGTCCTAAATATAAAGTTATCTTTAGTGATAGGCCAGTAGATACTACAATGATGAATTTCATGTACAATATCGCAGATGTAACTATTAATATGGCATCTAATGAAGGGTTTGGTATTTCATGGTGTGAATCATTGCATACAGGTACCCCTATCATTAATAATGTAACAGGTGGGTTGCAAGATGGATGTAGATTTACGGATGATGATGGTAAATGGATTGAATTCTCAACTGATTTTCCAACTAACCATGCCGCGGCATATACATTCCATGGAAGATGGTCGAAACCAGTATTTCCTAGCAACCGATCTTTAGCAGGTTCGCCTGTAACGCCTTTTATATTTGATGACCGAGCTGATTTCAATGATGCTGCAAAGGCTATTAAGTATTGGTATGATATAGCACCGGATGATAGAGAGCAAATGGGAGCAGATGGTAGAGACTGGGTATTAAGTGATGAGTCTAATATGTCAGCAAGAAGAATGTCATTTAGATTTGTTGAATGTATTAATGAATGTTTAGAAAAATGGACACCTAGAAAAAAGATTTCAATGTATCAGGTGAAACCGCAAAAGATTAATGAAAAAATGGGAGTACTATGAAAAAGTTCGTTGTAGTAATGGGGCCGGTAGCAACTAGGTCCGGGTATGGCAACCATACAAGAGATATTGTGAGATCATTAATTGATTCTGATAAATATGAAATTCAAATAGTATCAATGCCATGGGGCGCTTGTCCAATGACAGCATTAGATCCAGAAGCAGATCAAGATATTATTAGTAGAATTGCAAACGCTAATATTACCAGGCAGCCTGATATACATATTCAAGTATCAGTTCCAAATGAGTTTCAGCCACATGGAAAATATAATATTGGTATTACAGCTGGAATTGAAACTACGGTTTGTGCTCCACAATGGATTGAAGGTTGCAACCGAATGGATAAGATTATTACAGTATCAGAGCATTCTAAAAAGGTGTTTCAGGATTGTGTGTTTGATAAAGTCGATGAAAAGACTACACAAAAAATTGGTGAAGTACGATTAGAAAAACCAATTGAAGTGCTTTTTGAAGGGGTAGATCTAGATATCTTTCATAGGACAAATGATATTGAAAAATCTATTATCACTGAAATGAAAGATGTTAAAGAAAAGTTTTGCTTTTTGTTCCTTGGCCATTGGCTCAGGGGAGATATTGGACAGGACCGAAAAGATATTGGAATGCTTATAAAGACATTTGCAGAAGCATTCAAACATACCTCAGGAACAAAGAAGCCTGCCTTAATACTTAAAACTAGTGGTGCTACTTTTAGTATAATGGACAGAGATGATATTATGAATAAAATAGCAAGTATACTTGCTCCATATGGTAACAAAGCTCCAAATGTTTATTTACTACATGGTGATATGACTGAAGCTGAAATCAATTCATTATATAATCATCCTAAAGTAAAATCAATGGTATCGCTTACCAAAGGCGAAGGGTATGGCCGGCCATTAGCAGAATTTGGTACTTGTGAAAAGCCTATCATCACTACCAGCTGGTCAGGGCATGTAGACTTCTTAAAGCCAGATTGCACATTGCTATTACCAGGCAAATTAACAGATGTACATGCATCAGCCGTAGATAATCATATCCTTAAAGAAGGCAAATGGTTTACAGTAGATTACTCGCAGGCTGCAAAAGCAATGCATGATGTATTTAGCAATTATGACCGATATAAACCAGGAGCTAAAAAGCAAGCTGAGCATATTAATGAAAATTTCAATATGGATGCCATGGCAGATAAATTAGTTGAAATGGTTGAAGCGAGTGCCATTACCATACCAGAGCCGATAGCACTTAAATTACCAAAACTTAAAAAGGTAGGTGCTAGTGAAGCTCCTAAACTTAAATTACCAAAACTTAAAAAAGTTGAAGCATGAAAATAGATTATGATGATACATCACCAATAACAGGCAATAAATGTGTGATAATCGAGTCCGATGAAAAGACCAATGAAGAATCTCGATTATGTATGGAATCAGGATATACTACCAAAGATAGTTGGAAGACTGGTTCTGATATAATTAAGCATTATGAAGAGCATGTAACGGAATTAATGCGGGAGCTTAAATTTGAAGATGATGCCTCTGGATTAACCTGGTATCCGTCTACAATGGTAACTCCTACGGTAATGTTATATCCTAAAGGTCAGGATATTGCAGAATGGTACTGGGAAGTTGCAGAAGTTATTGCAATAGAAGGAGAAGAAAGATTAAAATATCCAGTACCAGGAGTTGAGAATCAATATTATACCAACCGGGTTGATATTGAAAATGCTAAACAATTCAAGCAACCTGAGTTTGAATTGGCATTAGATGCTTTCTACGGAGTAATTACGAAGACATACCAGGAAGAGGAGGTTGTCAATGAATGATGAGATCCGGCAATTAATAGTAACGGTTCCTAATGATGCCGAATTAGGAAATTTGATAAGAATTTATTATAATAAGCTTATTGAAGAAGAAAAAGAATATGTATCAACAAGTACATATAACCAATTAGAATTTGAATTTAAATACAAAGAGAAAAAATGATTATTACAAACCTAATGACATTAACAGCATTTATATTAGCTGTTTATGCAAATATTAAATTAGCTCGAGATATTCGAGATCGTAACTTAGATTGCAACGCAAATTATCAGCAGATACATGATAGAATAACTCGTAATTATATCGAACATGAAGAAAAGATTGGTAAGCTTAGATCTGGGTTAGCAAGATGCGAGGCTAGTAAAAATAAAGCCTCGGACCACCAGGAAGAGCCGATAAAAAAATCTAAAACTCGTAGAGGTCCAAGAAAACGACCACAAGCTAAAAAATGAAATATCTGATAATAGTAATACTAAGTTTAACCTTTATCGGATGTGAAAAGGAAGTTGATTGTTGTTCATATAATTATTGGACAACAATCAACAATTCCAATCTATCAGTTAATGAAGAATGTGCATGCTGCTATGATTTAGCTGGCCGTGAAATAAATTGTCCATAATGAAAAACACCGTAGAATTATTAGGATATTATGGTTCAGATTTAGTACATGCTCAATCTGCCTGGACTTCTACATCACGTGACTTAACAGATAGCAAGCTAGCGAGAGTTGATAAATTACTTACAATGCTCGCCACGGATGGCCATCATACGCCATTCGAAAAGTCATCCTTGCATTTCCTGGTGACGGTAGATCAAGCAACTCATATACATCTCATAAAACACCGTATAGGGGTATCTATCAATGGAGAGTCGGCTCGATATAAAGAATTGAAAGAAGACAAAACATATACACCAGAAGATTGGCCAGATAAATGGTCTAGTATGCTAGAAGAATATACTATAAGAACCAATGAAGCATATCATGAATGCTTAGAAGAGCTTACTCCGGTATTAGGTAGGAAGAGAGCTAAGGAGTCTGCTAGATTCTTTAAAATGATGAATAGCCAAATCACAATGGATGTAATGTTCAATTGGAGGTCATTTTATCATTTTCAGAAACTACGTAATGATGAACATGCACAATTGGAAGTAAGAGAGTTAGCACAGGAAATGCTCAAGCTAGTAAAAGATATCGAAGGTAATCCATATGAAAAAACAATAAACGCATTTAACTTATAATATGATAGAATTTTTAAGACACTTATTTGGCTTTTGTGGAGAACATTGGCATCCAAATATTTTTACAATATTGTTAGGAGCTACAGGAGCACACCAAGCATTTTCATTTATAAAATTTAAAATTAAAACTCATGCAAGAAAAATCACCAGGTAATATTATAGAAGAAGTAACGGCATATGTATATGCTAACTACAAATCACTTAAGGATAAGAAATTAATTATCAGTGAAAGTGAAAACGGTAGATGCTTTCTAATAAACAGCCATAAAGATGGATCGCCATTAATCTTAAGTAAGGGAATTTTAGCGTGACAATATCATATGCAATACCAGTTTGCAACGAGCTAGAAGAAATCCAAAAACTGCTAGACTTCTTACAGCAATATATTCGCCAATCAGACCAGCTGGTCATTATGATTGATGATGAAAATGGAAATAATGAAGTTGAAGACTATGTTGAAGACTTTTTAATAGTATACAAGGATCGCATTGATATGCGAGTCATATACCATCCATTAAACAATGATTTTGCAGCACATAAGAACTTCTTAAACAACTGCTGTACTGGAGATTGGATATTTCAAATTGATGCAGATGAATTACCAGCTGAACCATTAATGCTTAACTTACCAGGAATATTAGAAACAAATGATAATGTCGATGCCATATGGGTACCCCGCGTTAATATTGTTAACGGCCTTACAGAAGAACATGTTGCTAAATGGGGATGGTCCGTTAACGAAGATGGTTGGGTTAATTGGCCTAATGATTTTCAGTTACGTTTGTATAAGAATAAACCTGAGATTGTTTGGGAAAGGAAAGTTCACGAAAGATTAACCGGTTACCGGACTATATCTAAACTACCAGTAGATGGTTCATTTGCATTATGGCATATTAAAGATATAGCACGACAAGAACGACAAAATGAATTTTATAGGAAGTTATGAAAAATGTAATGATATTTCAAAATTTTGTTAATAATGTAACATATGGTACTCAATGGGGCCGACAGGAATTATTTAACTATTTTCGAGCACAGATTGATATTAGCTTGCAGCTAGGTTGGGCGCGAGAAGATATTATCATATGTACAAACTTAGATTTTAGCTATAAAGAGGTAACTATTATTAGGTTAGAACATGAATGTAAATTCAATAAATATTTCAATAAACAATTTGGAATATGGGAATTGCTAGATAAAGGTTTGATAAAAGAGCCATTCTGGTTTCATGATTTTGACGATTGGCCATTACAGAAATTTGAATTTCCTGAGTTTAGTGGTGATATAGGTATGTGTAAATATATTAATGGAGAACAGTGGAACACTGGCTCGATATTTGTTAAATCTGAAAGTGTTGATATATGGGAGTTGATTGTTGAATTTATGAAAACAAACCAATTACACTCATCTGTTGATAATAAAGGTGACGAAAACATTGTTAATATGGTATATCACTTATATCCCGAAATACAATCTAGAGTTTCATTACTTGATAATCGTTATAACGTTGGATGTACCCAATTTGAAATGAGATATAGCACGGCAGCTAAGCCAATACATGTAGGAGCATTTAAACCTAACCATCCTGGATGGAAATTATTTAATGATAAAAATCTACTTTCGGAATCATTAAAAATGATATTAACTAATAACAAGCTTGGATTAAAATGAAATATATAAAACATGAATCATATGAAGCATATGCAATGCAGCAAACGATTACAAATAAAGCTAAACTAAATAATGTATGGGCTACAAAAAATGAATTAGTTCAAATTGCAAATTGGATCAAGACTAATAACATACCAATTGAATTAGGGATATGCCATGGGGTGCGGAATGGATATGAAGTTAAGATTCTTAAGGAAATACTTGATACAGAAATTATTGGTACTGAAATTTCTGATACAGCTACTCAGTTTAAAAATGTAATCCACTGGGACTTCCATGATGCAAATCCCATATGGAAAAATCAAGTTGGATTTATTTATTCTAATTCATGGGATCATAGTTATGACTTTGAAAAAGCATTAGAAGTATGGATGGAATGTTTAATTAAAGATGGTGCTTGTTTTTTGGAATGGTCGCCTGCACATACCGAATCGGGTATGAATAAAGCAGATTGCTTTGGTATATCAAAAGACGAGCTAATTAATCTCATAAATAAAAAATATACAGTTACAGATGTTTTTGCTGTTAATGGTAAGCATGATAGAGTAATAATAGTAGTAAAAAATAAAGACTAATATGAAAAAAGTATTTATAGATGCCGGTGCTAATAAAGGGCAATCAATTGATAATTTTATTAAACATTGGCCAGACTGGCAAGAATATGATATACATTCATTTGAAGCTAATCCTAGACTAGTTCAACATTTTAAGCGGTTTGATAATATGCCAAATATACAGTTTTATAATAAAGCTGTTTGGTTAACAGATGATACTGTTGAATTTTATTTAGATGGAACGAGTCAACAATATGGATCATCTATAATAGGTACAAAAATTTCTGGTAATTTAGATAAAATACCAACAATTGTACCATCAGTTGATATAGCAAATTTTATACAATCTAAGTATAGTAAAGATGATTATATTATATTGAAGCTTGATATCGAGGGTGGAGAATATGAATTAATCGAATATATGGTTGATACTAATACATTTGAATATATAGATGAGTTTTATTTAGAATTTCATACCCATAAAGTAGGAAAGACGAAAGATGATAATAATCAGCTATTAAATAAAATGAATATATTTTCAAATATGAAAGTAAATTATGAATCCTATAATGGCCTTAATTTTTTATAAGTCATGTTTGGCAAAATTAATGATACATATATATACTGCCCGGGCCTTATAAGGGCGGCATCAACTACGGCTGACAGAGTATTATCAGAGTTTATTCATGAATATACCCCGTTTATATCAAAAAACTATTCTGGTCTAGCAATTAAAAATAAACATTTACCACGTGAATGTATTATATTACCTGATAACACATATAAATTTTTGTTGCATAGAGATCCATGGAGCCGTATGAGTTCTTTATATCGCTGGGGGCATGAAATAAGTCATGAATACCGCAAGTATAAAGATGTTAATGACTTTATTTCACATGAACTACATAACATGCAAGTAACACGAGATCAGTATCGATTTTGGAGTTCTTTAAGATGGGCTGGGGATATGACACAATATAATAAAATAGCATTATATTCAGATGTCAATTGCATATTTGATGAACTTGAATCGTTATTTAATATAAAGCTCATACGTAAAAAAGTGCATATGACAACCAAAAAAACTAAATTAAATACGACTAGCATTGATTTAATATCTAAGATATATCATGATGAGATTGCGTATTTTGGATATAAATATAAATAAGTTAACATGAAAAAAAATATACTATTCTTTACCGCACTTAAGGCAAATGATCCAAATATGATGGCATATAAGGAATGGTCATTAAAAACATGGAATCATTATGCTAAACGACATAATTGTGAACTGTTTATTTTAGAAGAGCCATTATATGATACAGAATGGATGCGACCAACTTGGCAACGATGGTATGTATATGATTTACTTGAAGCAAATGGAATTGAATATAATCAAATAGCTTTAATAGATATCGATACGATGGTTAGATGGGATTGTCCAAATATATTTGAGGTAGCCGGTGATTCATATGCTGGAGTAATTGATGATTTTAGTCTAGAATGGACGAATAATAGTATATGGGGATACCAGAAGTTTTTTCCGGAAGTTGTTTTAGAATGGACAAACTATATTAATAATGGGATGTTAGTATTGCCTACTAATGGTAAGGAATTCTGTGATATAGTAAAAAAATTCTATATAGATAATGTTGATGAATTGCGACAAATGCAACACCATACTCTAAAAAAAGGTACAGATCAAACACCGATAAACTTTTTAGCTAGAGAATTTTTTGGCGATTCTATAAATTATCTCCCAAAGAAGTTTAATATGACGCATTTACATGCAACTCAGGCACTAATAGATAACATTTATATTAAATGTGGATACATATGGCATTTCAATGGATTGCCTAGAGAACATCGAAATGGATTAATGATGCAAACATGGAATACGATAAAGGAAAATTATGCATAAAATAGATATTTTAGAAAAAATCCCAGACAAACAGTTAGAATGGAAAGATACTACTAGCCGAAAATGGAAATGGGAATTATATGAATTCTTTAAAGATAAAGATGTAAAGAATTGTTTGGAAATTGGTACTAATCACGGCTGGACTGCATACTGGAGTTCATTTATATTCGATCACGTATATTCAATTGAATATGATTACAATCGATATATATCAGCTAAAGAAAAATGTACAGGTCGAGATAATATAACGCTAATCAATGGAGATGCATATAAAGATAATACTTATAACATAATTCCACGTGATATAGATGTTATCATAATTGATTGTATACATACGTATGATGCTGTTATCGAAGATATCAATAGGGCATTAGGATATTATCAGGATAAAAAAATATATATTGTATTTGATGATCATGGACATCCAGAATCCACCGGAGTATACCAAGCTATAGATCAAGCTATTAATACAGGATTAGTAGCTGAAAAATATATTGGAGAACCAGTTGGATATATCGTGCAAAGACCAAATAATACCCAATTTCAACTTATTAAGCAAGAAGGCGTAATACTTAGTTATCATGAATAACACTAAATTTGCAATAGGATGTTTGGTACAGTGGTACGAATGTGATATCATTGAAGAGTATGTTGAATCGTTGGCAGATGCTATCGAAGCATATGATGGCGAAGTCCAGGTTGATTTTGATATTGTACTTAATGAAGATCTAGAAAAATGTATTTCAAAGGCAACTAAAAAAGAATGCATTAAAAAAATAACAAATATCCTTGAGCCATATATGGCAGATAGCCCTGATCGGGGAGATTGGAATGTTAACTTCTCGTCCAATTTATATACAATTGCTGATTACAGGAGAGATTTCAATTCAGCTTATTGCAATGGTTCTGATGTTCTTATGTGGGGCGAATCCGATGCTTTGATACCTAAACAAGCATTTGTTATACTAGATCAACTTCACCAAATGTCTTTACGACGGAATGCTCCAAAGTATTTAGGATTCTTTGGAACTTGCAAGATGTGGGATGATTCGTGGAAGTCTTTAGAGCATCCAAACTTTACCGATAAACCATTCTATGATTCACCGGATATGTACACACCAGACCAGTGGTGGAGTTTAAGATATACAATGAACAAAGATGAGATGAATGCTATTAATGAAAAGATAGATGAAGTAGATTTACGTGTATTGCCACAACATAAATTCAATGGATGTGGATTAGTAATATCTTCGGAAGTAATCAAATCAGGAGTTAATATACCTAGGTCAGTTTTCTTTGTTCATGAAGATTCGGCATTTATGTATATGACAAATAAAGTATTAGGTAATATACCGCAATATGTGATAAAGAATATATTGCTAGTTCATAACCGCAACCATCCTAATAAGCGAATGCATATTGATGGTGAGCGCGAGGATGGGACAATGAATGAAAAGAGAAGAAGTAATGATTGGTATATAAAAGCTAATCAGATGTGTGAGCAAAATTATTTGAACATGTTCAACCCAAACTATAAATCATTTACATGGAAAGACGTATGGAAATAGCATTTTTTACAGAAGGAAATATCAATCAAAAAATTCCACGCAACTATCCAAATATGCGTACGGATTTAGCCTGGCGGTGTGCGTTAAATGCAGATCATCATTCATTCCGAATTATACCATGGCCAGAAGATAAGCAATATGATTTAGGTATTGTAATCATACCAAAACAGTTAACCTTTGTCGATGACCTTAGCAAAAATTTTATACAAGATGCTAAAAGGATATGCAAGAAAGTAGCTGTAATGCAAGAAGGTCCGAATTGGGGATGGCAGGATTATTCAATGGACTTGCAAGTATGGTATTATAACACATTACAGGAAGCCGATTTTCTATTATGTCATAATAAAGCTGATCAGAAATATTATAAAGGCTTAACCGGCAAGGATACATATGTAATGCCTAGTTTAATGATCGAGGATAGTATCAAAGATATAACTACCGGCCGGTATAAAAATATGAATGAAGTTATGATCGGTGGTAACATGACCAGCTGGTATGGTGGGTTTGATTCAATGATAGTCGCACAAGAATTTGGATGTGAAATCAAAGCTCCAAGCATGGGTAGAAAGATCGAAAGAGAAGATGAATTAGATATCAACCATTTACCATATATGAACTGGGTGCAATGGATAGATGAATTGAGTATGGTAAAATATGGAGTTCATATGATGAGAACTCATGCCGCGGGTACATTTGCTTTGAATTGTGCTTATTTAGGTATTCCTTGCATTGGTTATAAAGGATTAGATACTCAAGAAACGTGTCATCCAGATTGCACCGTAGAGTTAGGAGATTTAGAATCAGCTAAAAAAATAGCACGGAAGCTTAGGAATGATAATGATTTTTATTTATATTGCAGTAATATAGCAAAATTGATGTATAAAGAACATTATGCGGAAAGTAAATATATAGAACAGTTTAACAAAATAATGGAGAAGATATGAAAATACTAGTAACAGGAGGTGCCGGATTCGTAGGTACTAATCTAATCAAAACACTTAAAGAAAAGACTCCGGAAGCTACTATAGTAGTAATTGATAATTATTCAACAGGGTATTTAGAAAATAAACAACCTGGAGTAGAATATTTAAATGCTAATATAGAATCGCAATCAGGAACTGCCATAATAGAAAGTATCAATCCAGACGTGATATATCATCTAGCTGCACTTGCAAGAATTCAGCCATCATTTGCCAATCCTAATCCTACATTTGATTCTAATATGGTAGGAACTCAAAAGATATTGGAATATGCACGCAAAAAGAAAACACCTGTTATCTACGCCGGTTCTAGTTCAACGCATGGAGGTGTATATAAGAATCCATATACATTCTCTAAATGGGTAGGAGAAGAGTTATGTAAAATGTATTCTGAAGTATATGGGGTACCTACCATTATAACACGTTTTTATAATGTATACGGCGACCATATGATACCTGGGGATTCTGCTTATTCAACAGTAGTACAGATATTTGATGAACAGTATGCGGCTAATAAACCACTTACAGTAACGGGTGATGGGGAACAGAGAAGAGACTTCACTCATGTATTGGATATTTGTGATGCTCTAGTTGCTTGTATAGACCATCCAGAACTTCAAGGAGAGTTTTTTGAATTAGGACGTGGTAAGAATTATTCCATTAATGAAGTAGCAGAAATGTATGGCACGGAATATGTACATATTCCTAAGCGGCCGGGTGAAGCAAAAACAACATTAGCTGATTTCAGTAAAGCAACAGAAGTATTAGGATACGCTCCAAAGAGAAATCTTAATGAGTATGTAAAAAATATTATAGAAAATGAAAATAAGCTTCATAATACCGTCACGCAATAATTTCAAATATCTTAAATGGGCATATGATTCTATTAGAAGGAATCAAGGAATCCATGATGTACAGATATGTGTTGCAGATGACGCATCTACAGATGAAACCTGGGAATGGTGTCAGGAGACAATGGCAACAGATTCGCGGTTTCAGGCAATTAGAAACGAAGGTCCAGAAAGGCAAGGATTAGTTATATTAAATGATAGATTGGTCAATGAAGTAGCTAAACATGATATCTGTATGATTTATCATGCTGATATGTATTTATGTCCTGGCGCATTGGATAGCATTGAGAAGCATATGTATACTGTTGTTGATGCTGGTGATAATGGGCAACGATGGAAGAATGAAAAAACTATCATATCACTTACTAGAATTGAACCACCATTACATCCACCTGGACCTGAAAAAGTATTAAGAGACTTCGGAGTCGAACCAGAAGAGTTTGATGAGGATGGATTATTAAATGAAGTACAAGAATTAAAGGTATTACATAGAAATGATCCTGGTACCACGGAAGGTATATTCGCACCTTGGGCATTTTGGAAAAAAGACTTCCAAGAGATAGGTGGTCATGATAAATTATTCGCACCACAGTCAAAAGAAGATAGTGATATCTTTAACCGGTTTCAATTGAATGGAGTTAAGTTCATTCAGACCTGGGAAGGATTTGTATATCATATGACTAGCCGTGGTAGTAGATTCAATCCAGCCTCAGGCGGAGCTCCAGGTAAGGATTCTCCGGAATGGTTGCATACTACTACTGTTAATATGAGAAACTTCATTCGTAAATGGGGCACTACTATTAAACATGACCAGTATATGAAACCAATCATATCACCTAAATATAATATAGGTATCAAGCTAATAAATGGTAATCTGCAGTTACTAGAATTGCTAGAGCCCTGGTGTGATACTATTTATACAGAAGAAACTTTTACAATAGGCAGAGCTCAGGATTACATAGAAAAAGAGCAAGAGAATACTTTATTTGATCTATCAGAAAGAGTAGCTCCATATGATAGCAATGAATTTGATAGTATATTAGTTGAGATAGATGGCAAAACATTTACACAACCAGACTTTGGCAATATACAGCAGCTAGCAGATATTATACAGGATACAGGTGAATTAGGAGAATTCGAGTTAGGGAACCTTAAAATCTCGATATTTAATATTGAGAGTTATGAACGAGACTTAATAGTACGAAAATGATATTTTACATAATGTTGCCAGGAGAATCGGCAGAAGATTGTTTCAAAGATACAAACACCTTAGGTGAGGATAATGGGTTTGGTGTATTCTGGGCAGGGTCCGGACTAAAGGCCTTAATGAATATGGTTGATAAAAGACCAGATATGCTCCCTCATGTTACAATCAAAGACGCAGGAAATAAATCTCATACTATTGAAGAGTTTTTAACTCGGATTGCTAAGTTAAAAGTAAGGATACCAGAATGAAAATTCGAGTGCAGGATTTAGATGATTACATGGATGAGCGGCCGGTAAAACAAAAAATTAAAAGAAAAAAGCCAAAAAAAAGTGAAACAGAATATTATAGCTCAGATAAAAAGACGGGTCAATAAAGTAACCAGCGATCTAGGGACAGTGATTGTGTTAATAACACTACACATGAAGATATATAATTGGTTGAATATATTCTGGTGGATATCTGTAGCAGTACTTGCTTTAATTACAATTGGATTGATGGTTATATAAGTCAGCCTGGTATTTATCTTCGAAATGGATTCAGATAAATATCGAGTCAAGAAGCTTGTTTCCGATAAACAGACTATTGAAAATGAGCTCAAAGACATCCAGTCAAATTGCACCCACGCCGATATAAGTCTCAAACAAAATCGTAGCGAAGTAAGATGGTACTGTAACATTTGCCAAATTGGGTTAAGATATCCAACCCCGGACGAGTTAAAAAAATTCTTTAAAAAGGATTAGCTTCATATTTATTTCAAATAGGAGTTTGTATGCAATTTACCCGAGAACAAGTAGAAGAGGCTGTTAAGGCTAAAGGATATAAATGGTTTGAGAATGGTAACTATAATCTTAATATTGTAGGTATTAGAAATTCAGATACATTTGATGAAGTAACTAACAAGTTTGATGATTTGCTTACGGTATCATATAAAGTAGGTAATGATTTGCAATACCATCAATGGAATTGTACAACAGATCCAGGTAAATATTATACAGAGAATTTACTTAATGCCGATGGCGTCGCAATATTAGTTCCGGGACAATATCGAAGTTCTCACGTAATTGGAATGCATCAAGGTAAATATAAAGCATTGAAACAGGCCAGGCCAATAAAGGTATATAGAGATAAGAACCGAGATAGATGCTATGATATGCTTGAAGAAAATATTCATGAAGGAATATATGGCATTAATATACATAGAGCATCCGCCACCGGTACATCCACGCAAGTAGATAAATGGAGTGCCGGCTGCCAGGTTATTGCCAATAATGAAGATTTCAATAAGCTAATGTGGTTGGCATTACAAGCTGAAGATATATGGGGTAATTCATTTACCTATACACTAATTGATAGCAACGATATAAAATGATATCACTAGTAGATTTAATATCCGAAGACCTACGTAAATGGTTTGGTAAAGGCGGTAAAGGTGGTGTTGGTGGAGGCGGCTGGGATCGCTATAATGCTCAAGGAGCCCGCACTGGTAAATGTGGTGATGGCAAGGAAGGCGATGCATATTCAGCCTGCCTATCAAAAGAAAAAGCTAAAAAATTAGGAAAGTCAGGAAGAGCCTCATTTGTTAAACGCAAGCGCGCTGCACAAAAGAAAGGTGGGGATGCTAAAAAAGGCGGAGAGAGCAAAAAAGGACAAAAGCCTATCAAGGTAAAAACAGAAGCTGACTTGCATTCTAAATTATCTCGAGGCCATAAGCCAGACTATTATCAATTAGGTACTGCCGAGTTTAAACCATTCGATATCGAAGAAGGAACTCGATGTTGGAAAGGATATGAGAAGAAAGGAATGAAAACTAAATTTGGTAAGCGAGTTCCTAACTGTGTGAAAAGAGAAAATACAGCTCCGGGACATGATGGAAAAGCAGCTCCATATGGATCTGGTTACAAGCAATTAGAAGAAAAGTTAAATTTATTTTTAGAAAAGAATGTTCCAACTAAACCAGAAAAATGGGCATATGCAAAAGCCCAAGCAAAAAAGAAATATGATGTATATCCATCGGCGTATGCAAATGCATGGGCGTCTAAGAAATACAAAGAGCTTGGTGGTGGATGGAGAAAAGGAAAATAATGGCAGAAAAAATAATATATCAAAACGAATCCTTAGGTATAGAGATTGTAGAATCAAATGCTCCTTTCACAATACAAGAAGCTGAATACCAAGGTAAAGACGTAGAACTTGGCCAGGTTAAGAGAGGTGGAGATAAAAAGTTCTATGTATATGTTAAAGATCCAAAGACCAAAAATGTTAAGAAAGTATCATTTGGAGACACTACTGGATTAAGTATCAAAACCAAAGATCCTGCCAGACGTAAATCGTTTAGAGCAAGACACAAATGCGATCAGAAGAAAGATAGAACCAAAGCAGGATATTGGTCATGTAGAATGTGGTCCGGTCCGGATGCCGTAAAAAATATGTTAAAGAAATGATTAAACTAAAAGATTTAATAAAAGAATTCGTACCAGGCACAATGCTAGATGCAAGAAAGAAACCAGGCGATTATTGGAAAGGCGCAATATCAGATACCTGGTATGCACGTTCTCCAAAGTACGGTTGGCGTAATAGCTTTGATACTGAAGAAGAAGCTAAAATGTGGGCAGAAGAAGGAAAAGACCTTGAAGGATATGATGAGGAAACAGCAGAACATCCACCAGAGCCAATAGAAGAGGATTATGATTTAGATAACCATCCTAAGAAAGAATGGATTAAGCAAGATCTCACTACCATAGACCCATCCATTATGGAAGAGTTGTTTCAGATGTATAAGACAGTTTATAATGCAGAAGGACTTCAATTATCTGCCTTTTCAGCATCAGAACTACAATCCAGCTATGAAATAGTAATGCTAATTGATGTAGATGAAGATCCAATGCCAGATGCATTTATATTGGTAAGAAAAGGACGTATCAAATTATTAGCAACGGATGGAGGCAGAGAAGCTAAAAAGGCCGTGGTACAAAAAGTTGTTGATATGGTTAAGTCAGAAGGCTATACTTTAGAAGCATCCAAAAAGATGAATGACATTATGATCGCTAAAGGAGCTCCGGTTATTATGGACCAGCCTCGATTAGAAAAAATGGTTGGACCAAAATTCATAAAGCATCTTGAAGATGGATATTATGAAAGAGACCTTAAGAAAGGTGGTACGGTTGTCAAAAGGATGTATGGCATATGATTAGATTAGCAGATTTATTAAACGAGGCTCGAGAAGATTTATTCCGATCAAGCGATCAATCTAAATGGCCAAAAGGACCATTTGGTAAGAAAGGTGATTTCGCAGATTATGGTGGTCCATTCAAAAAGAGTAAAGATTGGAAGTATGGTCCGGTAGGAAGAAAAGGATTACCTATTCCTAAAGAAGAAGAGGATGATGCTAAAGAGACTGGATATAAAAAGGTAGATGAAATTGATAGTTCATTAAATGAATTCCAAGGCAAGCGATTAGCTGTATTTGATTTTGATGACACACTAGCCAAATCAGAAGCTTATATTTATGTTACCAAATCAAACGGTGAAGAGCTTAAATTAGATCCAGCTGAATATGCCGTATATGAAGAAGAGTCAGGAGATAAATTTGATTTCCGAGATTTCAATAGCAAACTAAAGAATCCACAAACAATAGATGCTAATATTAAACGCCTTAAGGCAGAATTGGGTAATCCACAAACAAGGGTAACAGTATTAACTGCTAGAGGATTAGCATTTCCATTACGTCATTTCTTTAAGAATGAAGTAGGTATTAGTCCTTATGTGGTTGGAGTAGGTTCTTCCGATCCAATGAAAAAAGCAAAATGGATAGAGGCGCATATCAAGAAAGGATATAATAGTATTTTCTTTATAGATGATTCTCCAAAGAATATAGCCGCGGTAGATACACTTAAACAAAAATATCCAGATTTAGATATTGAAACTGAATTGGCCGAATGATTAAATTAAAAGATATATTATTCGAAACTAGCCCAGTATATTTAATTGATGCATGGAAACAAAGTCTTTCCTCATCAGAACTAAAAATGTATTGTGTTAGAGATAATTGCGGACCGGCAGCATTAGACTTTAAATCTTTTGCTGAAAGAAAAGGTATAAAATTAAATAGAATAGAAGGCTTTTTTAAAGCAGATAAAGTAGCATCCCAAAAACACGATTTCACTCTAGAAATGAAACAAGAATTTTTAAATGATGGAGGGAATTTTAATAATGCCACGGAAAGAGAAGAGTGGGTAGAGAATAGTAAGTATTCAGACCAATGGAAATTTATTCCCCATTATTGGTTAAAAGATGATAATGGTGTTATATATGATCCTGTTGGAAAAGAACAATTTATTGATACTGGATATTCTAAGGATTTAAATAGGTCTAGATATAAATTAAGTGATATATTATCAGAATTAGAATTACCAAAAGGTAAATATGTGGCACCATCACGTGATGACCTTGAAGATATCAAGCAAGTTCTTTTTGATTTGATTCAAACTGCCTATGCACCTATAGGAGGCCATCTTAAGATTAATTCGCCAGCTGATATTACCAATACGGATTTAGATTATTGGATGGTAGCTGATATAGATGCCGATCCGGAAATCGATGTTACGTATTTTGGCAGGAATACGCCTATAGGTGTAAAGCATACCGGTATTGGGCATGACGGGGTAAGATCACATATCAAGCATGTATTAATACAAAAGACTAAAGAATTAAAGAAGCCTGGCCATTACGTAGAAATATCAGGAGCAGCCTTTGATTCATTTTATAAGAGAGGTGGAGTACCTACCATAAATGATGAAGATACCGTACGCAAGGTCTTGAAGAAAGATATCGAATGGCATGGGGCACATCCAAAAGGTGCAAAGCCAGGTGAAGGCTGGTATACACGCATGATTGGTGGTAAGCCTGTTACAAAAATTCTTATAGGTAACCTGTAATTACATTTGGTTTATTGAATTAAATTTCTTATCTTTAATTGTAAAAGATGAGAGAGATGAAGAAGATAGCTTATTTGCATGGATTAGAAAGCAAGACTAATTGCGATAAAGTGAAATGGTTACGTTCATTAGGATATGAAGTACTTAATCCAGCCATTGATTATCGTAACGACCCGTTAGAACGCGTTATTGCATTCGTAGAGTCATTTAAACCAGATTTAATAATAGGATCTAGTATGGGTGGTTACCTGGCGTATATAATAAGTAGACGTTATAATATACCAGCTATGATGCTTAATCCGGCCTTGCATAGTAGATATTTTGAACCTAAGGTAGGGCCGCCAGGCAATCATGCGCCACCAATGTATTTTGTATTTGGTGAGGCTGATAATATTATTGATCCAAAGAAGACCGTTAGTATTATAAATGAAGAAGAGTTAATGCCAAAGATATATACAGGTAGTCACGGCCATAGAACCCCAGCTGGAGTATTAGAAACAGCATTTAAAGAATTTAAATTTATATGAAGTTATTAATTAGTATGGCCTTACTAATAATAGGCCAGGCGTTGGTATGGTTACAGCTTAATTCACAATTCTTTAATGAATGGGCAAGAAAGAACCCGGTTTTGATATCAATAACCGCCGGCAGCGTAGTATCATACATATTTTTACTATCAACTAGATATGCCGTAGAACATTTCGATGGACTCTTATGGCCAGGCAGAATGCTTTCATTTGCATCAGGAATGATTATAATGAGCATCTTCACGTGGTACTTCATGGGAGAAGGTATTAATATTAAAACGGCGATATCTATAATGTTATGCGTTATAATATTATGCATTCAAATCTTCTGGAAATGATACTTAACCTATATTTATAACAAAGGGTATAATTTAATGGACAAAAAATTCTTTGACAACACTATTATTGCTCAATATGCAGTAACAGGTGTTCCTCTAAAAGTATATGTCGATAGCCGGTATTTAACTATTACCGATGCTGATGATGTAGAAAATCCTATAATAGGACACGGTATGGAACCGAATGGCGAAATGGAACCATTCTCATATCAAGATATCGATCATTTATTAGTTGCTGATAATATTATTGATTTAGAAACATATAATACGGCAATGGCAGATCAATTCAAACCAGATGAGCCTGAGGAAGCACCGGAAGGTGATGAAGAAGCTCCCGAGGAGGGAGGTGAAGAAGGTGAGGATGATATGCCAGACGAAGAAGTGCCAGAAGAAGAGCCAGAAGAAGAGCCAACTACCGAGGAAGGATTTAAAATGACAAAAAGAAACTTATCCGAAGCATTGCCACCACATATGGATCCATCATGGGGTGCATTATTAACAGTAAGTATTCCAGTGATAGCTAAATTGCTATATGATCTAGGTATTAAGAACAAAGATGATATTAAGAAATTCATCCAGAAGCTTAAAGATGAATCACCAAAGCAAGAATCAGTATATGAAACCATTAATGGAATAACTGAAATTTCTAAAGAGGTGTTCAAAGCTAAAATGGATGTTATTAAGAAGCAAGAGAAAGAGCTAAAGGATAAAGAAGCCGCACTTAAGAAAGAGCCAATTGATGAACTTACTAACGAGAGCCAGGATGCTCGGACAATGTTACGAGATCTTCATTTTGAAATAGATCCTGCCAGGCAGAAAAAGATGAAAATCAAATTAGGCCGAGAGAAGTATGGTGCTTATTCTGATAGTTCTGCTATTGAAGATGCTGATTACGCACTCAAGAAGTTTAGACAGCAAATGCAAGGATATACAGGCGATCCTATAGGAGTTTATGATCCTTCGAAGGATACTTATAAAGCGAAAGCAAAAGCACCTAAAGTCCAATGGACTCAGAAAAAATACGATCAATGGATTGATGATGTATCATCCAATGAAGGTTGGAGAAATGCATATGATATGGCACAGAATGCTAATAATGAGCCAGGCTTAATTGATTGGGTTAAGAAAAATGTAGTGTTTAATGATGAAACGCCATTGGAAAGAATTCAATATGATATAGAAGCAATGGCCGAATCAGTCAGTGTTAAAGAATCTAGAGGAGGACGTCCGTACGGCCTATCAAAAGAAGAAACATTGGAAGTTGCAAAGAGATTTGCAAAAGCACTTTCGATAACTGATGGCGTAAAGGTTACCGTTAATATGACAACATTAGATGAAGATTCATTTGATCTGGATTATGATGGTGTAGAATTTGATGGTGGCTCATATAACATATATGACGATGGAGCTGTAAAGAATATGGCAACTAGGAAAACACCAACCTTAGGATATAAGGATGACAGTGTCCAATCTATTGTAAAGTATCTGAAAAAACATTATGGTAAATTAGCTAAGAATGAAGCGCATGACTTTCCAAAAGGACCTAGCAAGGCTGGAGTAAAGCGATTAATCAAAGATGTTGAAGAAATGCTCGATACTGAAATTGATGCTAATGGCGATCCATTAACCAATGAAACAGAAATGATTCTGCAAAAGGAATTAAAACGTCTTAAGGCTTTATTAAGGGAATCAGTTAATGAAGGTCTAACCCAAAAACAAATTGATGATGTTGAAGACTCTAGTAATATAGATATAGCATATAAAAAGGCTATAAAAATATTAAAATCATTAGGACATGGTAAATCGATTAAAGATATTGAAAAATCAGGAAATATAGATATAGCATATAAAAAGGCTATGAACTTATTGAAATCTTTAATGAAAGAATCAGTTAATGAAAGCATTGATGGACTCAAGGTAGGCGATAAAGTACAAAATCAATATGATGGTGTAATCGCTACTATCAAATCAATTGATGGTAATAGCGTAACAGTTGTATATGATGATATGAAATCATTACGTAATGAATTCGGACCAGAAGCTAAAGAATTTTATAATCAGTCCGAAAAATTACCAATGGCCAAATTTAAAAAGGCCTGGGATAGAAAAGAATATATAGCGTACCCATTCTCATATAAAGAATCAAAAGTTAACGAAGCTGCCAATAAATTAGATAAGGAGCTTCTCAAGCATATCAATGGTATGGGCATTTCAAAATCTGACAAGGACCGCGTGAAAAGTTATTTGCAAAAGGCAGATATAGATCCAAGAGCCGATATTAAGGATCTCATAACTCATACAAAGGAAATTCTTGATATTAAAGAAAAAGAAGATATCTCATATGGTTCTATCAAGAAACTTGGACCATGGGCAAATCTAGATGAAGAATCAGTTAATGAAGCAAGTCTGCCTAAGAAAGGTTCAATAGTAAAACTACAGCCAGATATTAATCTTATAAGCTTTCTCGATATAAAGGATCAAGATCTAGAGGTTATAGGATATAAGAAAACTGGTCTAATAAGTGGACCTTCAGAGTTTTTAATTGTAAAAGATGCTAAAGGTAAAAAGCACGAAATCAATCCAGAGTACATTCAAGAGTCAGTTAATGAAGCCAATTCATATGATTCTTGGAAGGAACGTGGAAACCAATTAGAAAAGCAAGCAATGGCCGATGCCATTAATGCATTTGGAAAAGCAGTTAAGCGTAAGGATTTCGAAGAAATGGTTGATATGTTTGTTTCGGATAGAGAGATTAATGGTGGAGAGTATTTAGATGCATTTAGAATTGTTCTTAAGAAATATAATCTTGAAGATGAGTTTCGCAAGCAATTGGCTGATTTAGATCTTACTAAGACACCTTATGAAATGAATGAAGATGTATCTTCCCCATATATCTATCAGGTAGGTGATTTGGTTCAAAATGTTAATCCAACCTGTCCACATCATGGATCCAAAGGAATTGTAATGTCAGTTGAACCAGAAGAGTTAACATATTCTGTTACCAATTCCGGAGATACTTTTAAGCCAGGAATGAGATTAACTAAAACCTTAGATCAATTAGAGACAATGTAATGAAAATATCTTTAAAGAATACATTAAAGGATATTATACTTGAAGGCCGAGCCTTATCGGATTGGCCAGGATATAATACTCCAGCGGCTCTAGAAAAAGAAAAAGAAATCAAAGGCAAAAAAGTAAAGCCAGAAGATTCTATAACTGATTTAGATCTCAACACATTAAATCGCAACCAAACTATCAAAGAATATAGCTATGGTCCTATTAATCCATCAGATGAAAAAGGTTCTGTTGAATTCTGGGAAAAGAAAGCACAGTTATGGGATACTACATTGGAATCTGCCAAAGCATCTAGATGTGGCAATTGTGGAGCGTTTGATCAAAAAAAATCAACATTAGCTAAAATAGAAAAGGCAATTGGAGATGAAGGTAAGGCAGTAGTTAAAAATGCTAATATAGGGTTTTGTGAATTCTTTTGGTTTAAGTGTGCAGGTGCACGTACATGTGATGCCTGGGTAGGCGGAGGACCAATAAAATGATAAAACTAACGTTATGAACGTCATATGGAGGAATAAATGAAAACATTTATGTCAAGCATGCTTTCTGAATCTTCAAAGATATCATCTAAACGGGTGATAGGCTTTCTAGGATTTATAGCATTAACAGTAACAATGGTTTGTAATAGCTTTACTACATTAGATATTGCACCAGCACCAGAATTAGTCACAGCAGTTGAATATATAACAATTGGAGCTCTTTTTGGTACGTCTTTAGATAAGATTATACCAAAAAAGGCATCTGAATGAAACTACCTAATAAATTATCAGAATGGAAGCGAAACATCCGGGAGATATACTTATTTTCTGATACTGATTTACTTGAGGTTGCTATATTATTAGTAGCAGCTTTTATTAATCCATTTCAAGTAGATATAGTACCAGGCATACCATCATGGTGGGCAGGCATAGGAATTATTGGCGCAGGTGTTAATTTGTTAGGATTATTAAATCATAATCTTGCGTTACGATATTGGGGTGTGAAGATCATTTGGACATATTTATTAGTAATGCTAGCTCAATGCGCTTGGTGCTGGTGTTGGTCGACGGATATGATTACATTTATGGTACAGTTAAGTGTAGTTTGGTTTGTATTATGGAAAACAAAAAAGCAGCTTAATTTCTGCAGGACGAGGGAGAAGAAATGCCAATAGAGAACACTAATGTTATTAGTATAGTAGTTACTTTGATAACCGTATTAGGTTCTACAGCTGCTTGGGACTATTATAAGAAGAGAATGGAACTACGTAAACAAGAAGATTCGCACGAACAAGAAGAAAAGAATCTATACCGTGATGATTTAAAGGATAGAGTACGAAAGCTGGAAGAATTATTAGATGATTCAGCAGAACAGAAAGATACTTTACGTGAAAAGGTAATTGCATTGACAGCTGAAGTTGCTATATTAACTACTAAAGTTGAATACCTTGAAAAAGAAGTATCTAAGCTCGAGACAGAAAATAAGTTACTTAAAGGGTAATAATGCTAGTATCCAGCTTGGATAGTTTACATAGGCAAGATTGCTTTATAACCCCAACTCAAAATCTTGAGATATTAAAAGATAAAAATTCTGTAAACCTATTTGATCAAAATGGTTACCATTTAACTAAAGCCGAACAAGCGTTTTTAGCATCAAATGGATTTAATCCTATCGAGAGGCGACATGAAGATTGCTTGCGATATGATTGGCTCACGTGGGATAAAAGAGATGGTGCTCATATAAATCATTCAGACCTGTTCGAGCGTAAAGGCTTTGCCGAAGAGGCTAAAGATCAATTGGAAGAGGTAGCGCGAGACCATAATCCAATGCTATATAAACTCGTAAAAATGAAACCTAAATGGGGAATTGATATATCAATTGATTATGTATCACCTGATGCCGTATTTGAAGTATTTCATTATGAATGGGATTCTTTTGAATATGATGCCGTTACGGAAAAGAAGATTCAAATAGAGCAATTTGTAATGAATCAGGATTGGGATGATGTTGCTATAACGCTATGGAAAAAGAAAGATGAATGGTATCATCTGGATTTCTTTGAACAAACAAAATGGCGCACTGATTATTTTGGATTATCACCTGAGAAGTTCAAAAACGTTATTTGGGACAATTAAAATATTAAAGGTATACTAATGATCAAGCTAATAGATTTATTATCAGAAACTATTAAGAAGGTAGATGACAAATGGGTCGTATATCCGAAGAAAGGTGGAAAGCGATTAGGTACTCATGCTACCAAAGAAAAGGCACTCAAGCAATTAGCCGCCATTGAAATCAACAAAGAAAATGTAAATGAGGTTGGGGATGCAAGTGCAGATGCATATAAATGGAAGCCAGCTGGTCGTGGAACATATTCAAATGAATTTACATTTGCAACAGATTCGGGACTTGAATATTCTGTTAATTTTTGGGATGTAGGAGATGATACTATAGAAGTATCCTTTGTCGCAGAAGTGCCTGGTGCCACCTATTTCGATCGAGCAGAATATAGTACAGTTACTAACAGAGGCGAGTTGTTTAAGGTAATGTCTACGGTAGCTGTAATTGTATTATATTATCTACAATCTAATCCAGAATACAAATATTTAACATATGAACCATCTAAAACAACTGGTAAGGATGATAATAGACGTGATAAGCTCTATAGAGCATACATGAAGAAAATGATACCTGGTTCTCAGGAAGTACCGGCTGACGAGAAAGATTACATCAAATTCAAGTTACCGTGAAGCCATCAGATAAAGTATCATTGATTTGGTCCTTTAAAACAATTTTATTATATTTAGATATGGAAAATTATTTAGATCAAGCATTAGATGAGATATATAACACGCTTATTGATGAAGACATCGATCCATGGCCGGGACACTTTACGCCGGCACATAAAGCAGATTTTATTGATACATTACTAGAGCATTATACACTAAAGGAAGAGTATGAAAAATGTGCTGAATTAGCAAAGATCAAAGATAATATATAAATGCCAGCAAGACGTAAGCGTATTTATTTGTACTTATACAATGATGATTATAATGCCGTGACATACGTAGACCATATATTGCGTACGGCATGTAATAAGAATCCTATAGTATCAGCACAAATAATTCAGATTATAGAAGCAACTGGTAAATGTCAAGTAATGTCTGGATTCGAGCCTACGATATTCGGTATATATGCAGCTTTAGCAAAGGCTGGCTTAACTGTTAAACTTTTAGATAAACAAATATGATAAATTCAAAAACCGTAATAGTAGGATTTCTAATACTTGCTTTAATGATATTGGATGTTGGATTGGCCTTGAAGGTTGAGCAAGTTGAAGTACTGAACATTCATTTAAATGAACGTATTGATGTCTTAGAACAGGAAAATGAAGAACTGCGAAAGTATGTACCAGATAGTATTAATAAGCTCATTACAGCAATAATATGGATTGAAAGTAGTAACAATGATTCTGCCTTAAATAAAAAAGAAAACGCAGTTGGTTGTATTCAGATAAGACAGATTATGCTTCATGAAGTAAATCGAATATGTAATATGACAGATAATGGATTGTTCTTTGATTTAGATGATCGGTGGTCTCGTGATAAATCATTGCAGATGTTTAATATATGGCGACAGTACCATCATCCAAATGATACATTGGAAAAGATAGCCAGAAATTGGAATGGCGGACCAAAAGGATATGCAAACCGCAAAACGAACCGGTATTGGAAAAAAGTAAAAAAACAGTTGAAGAAATTAGGATAGTGTTGTTTTATTTCTTATTTTTATAGATTATAACCATTAAAGAAGAAAGTATGCAGACAAATGTAATAGTTAAGTTAGCAATAGATGGCCTCCATAATTGGCCGGATGCTAAAAAGATATTTCCTGAAGTTGGATTCCTATCTGATATTCATCGTCATATGTTTCATGTTACACTTAAGAAGAAAGTCAATCATGATGATAGAGATGTTGAGTTTATTATGTTCAAAAGAGATGTAATGGATTATCTGAATATGAGATATTATAGATCAGATTACAGGTCTCATTATTTTGGAGCCAAAAGCTGTGAAATGATTGCAAAGGAATTGCTTGAGAAGTTTGAATGTGAATATGTATCAGTCTTCGAGGATGATGAGAACGGTGGAGAAGTATATTTATAATTGATCGTCTGACTAATGTCAGCCGCTTGTTTGGACGAGGGTTCGATTCCCTCCACCTCCACTAGAGTATTAATAATATGGGGGTGCCTGGTTTTGACAGCAAGAAAGGAGCATTGGGAGATCATACGCACAACTGGCGAACAAGTTGAACTAGCAATGGCTGCCTAATAGGCACCCTGAGCTAACGGTAAAAAGAGGCCATGTCGTAAAAGCCTCGGGTGGTAAGAGGTATTAAACAACAGTTATGAAAGAACGAATCGCAAGAATAATCGATTACATATATGAATCTGGATGGATGGTAAATCTTAATTCTAGACGCAATGAAGCCGATCATTTTTCAAAATGTATCAATATCAATTACCAAACACGTGGTAAGAAATTATATTGGACATTACTACATGAATGTGGCCATATGATTATACGATCTAATCCAGCTACCTTTATGTGCCGGTATCCGGGCATAACAGCCGCATTGGTATCAGAGAACGCATCCGGATATAACAATTACCGAGTTGATACAGTTCGTGAAGAATTCAATGCCTGGGATGAAGGTGAGAAATTGGCAGAGCAGTTAGGATTAGAGTTAGATAAAAAAGCGTATCGCAAATTTGGTAATACGTGTTTACTTTCATATATTAAATGGTGTACCAAAAACAAATAAAATGAGCAAAGAACATTACAGACCATTACCCAGTAGCCTTACTATTAAAGATTCCAGCTTATCATCTAAAACAGGTAGAAGAGAATTAGGAGTATTTGCTACACAAGATATATCAGAAGGTGTATGTTTAGGTGTTACGCATTATTATTTAGATTTCGAGTCTGTGCCTGATATGTCCGGTGGTAGTCATAAAATAGTACGTACGCCATTGGGTGGATTCATAAATCATAATGAAACACCTAACTGCAGATTGCTTCAAGACATAACAGTAACCCCAGTAGAATGGCAGTTACATACTTTGAATGATATCAAGGAAGGCGAAGAAATTTTATTAACGTATACACAATATAACCCAAAGGACTAAATGAAACAAGCAATTATCAGTATTATATTAGCCATACTTATCCCAGTAGGAATATATGGCATTTGTGCATTTATAGCATGGAACCCCTTAATTATGGAATGGCCAATCTGGATGAGAGGCGTATATGGAATTTGGGTGCTAATTGCCGTCGGTAAGGCTTTAAATAAAAAAAGTTACTAAAAAGGTTGGATCGCGTTCATATGATTCTTATATTTAAGTGTTAGATAATTAAACCATTTAAACCTTTAAGAAATGAGTGAGAATAGCATTAGTAGTAAGTATTTGAAAGAGTATGGTAACTTCGAAGTTGAATTGACAGGTTCGCTGTTGCGAGTGAGAGAGAATGGGGAAACCATTCATGCAAAGGCAGTTGGATCGTTAACCGCAATGGAGAAGTTCAGAGCAACCTGTGACAGAGTTAAGAGCTATGTCGAAACTAAGCAGGCATAAAAAAAGAAAAAGGTCAAGCTACTATTAGTAGTTGGAACTTTGAAATTATTTACTTACCTTTAAAACTATAACCTTAAATAATTAGATATGATTGAATACTCAATTGAACCGTCAAAAGTAATATTAAGCGATGAACAAATCGCAACCATCCAGAATGCTAATAACAAGCTAAATGGGGATGAAGAGCATGACTATTATGTAATGCTGGCATTGATGCAAGCTTTGGAAGTATATGGTAACGATGTTATGTATCTATATGAATATCTATTAGAGGCTGATTCCGATATGCGGTCTGAATATGATAATGATATAGATGGCTTTTACGAAGACCAGATTCCAAATCAATTAGCCACTATTGATGAAATGGTTAATGCATTGGAAGAAATGCTAGGATATCCTAAGAATTCTGAGTTTGAAGCAGGACATCCTGGATTTACCGTAGTTAATTTTGGAGATGACGATGACGAATAGAAATAGGCAATTAGCATTAGCCTGGTGGAGATCACTTGCATCAGCTGATCATGAGAAATTAATTAAATGGCATTGGCCTAGTAGTCCTGCCATTGGTATAGTACGGAGCAGTTCAAAAATCCACCGGATGTGGCAACAGGAAGGTAATCCAAAACCATTAACCAATATAACTAGAACAAATGACGAATAAGCGTAAAGCAGTAGATTGTAAACTAGTAAGGCCTAGTAATTCAAATCCAGGCTATTTTAAATATGAAGTAGTTATCCAGGAAACTGATGGTAGTACTTATACCCAGCCTGCATATGGTAAAGATATGCAAGATGCTATTAGTCGACTCATATGGAATGAGAGAGTAGATAAAGTATCTAAAGTATCCAAAAAGATGAAGATGGAAACGCCTATTTTATTCGCTATTGTACTTGTAGGAGTTGTTGCTCCGGGTATATGGAGTGTAATGCAGAATACACCATTGATTTCAGTGGCAGGCCTATCAATGGTAGCAATAGTTGGTACAGCTGTATATTGGATTAACCATTGGCTATCTAAACGATGAAGCCAGTAATACAAATATGGGTGACAGAGGAAGGCCTCCAAACAATCGTACGAGGTCAGTATCCATCCACCTGGTGGCGTCAAGGCGGTCAGGCTATTGGTAATAGTTGGGCAGCAGAAAGAAACGCTATCTGCATATCAGTGACATGTGATTGGTTTGTAAATATGAGAGATTATGAAAAGACATTAGAAAAGGATAATGATTTGCCTTTCTAGAAGATACGTGCCAATGCCATTGGCTAATGTGCTCCCGCATGATGAGAAGTGATGTAGCAACACAGGGACTTTGGCTCACAATTGAATCTAAGTGAGTATGGTTATGTACGCCATACCAGTAGCAAGGTAAAGTACAAGCCCTAACCAGTCGACGGATGGGAGAGATAAATCGGCAGCTGCTGCAATAAGCGTTGGGACAGCATAGAAATGTGTTGGGCGAAACTTTTTTTTCAAAACGGTTGGACTCGTAAGATTTTTTCTTATCTTTAGATATAACCTTTAAAAAATAAGAGAATGAAAAAAGTTCCACTTTCAAAGGTCCGAGTTGGCCAGACATATGAATTTAATTGTGTTAGCAATTTCGGTGCCGGATCTGGTAGTCAATCATGGTGGTCCATGATGGGGCCGGCCAAAGAGGTTAATGCGGAGTTTATTAGAGTCTTCAGCCGGCCTGGGGTTAATAAGCAGAGCGTTAAAATATATGTCAATCACATCCAGTCTGTATATCAATATCAGACCGCGCCTAAACAAATTTCAAAAAAAGTTTTCGAAAAGGTTGGATCGCGTTGATTTATTTGCCATATTTATAGTGTTAAGATAATTAAGTAATAACCATTAAATTATATCACATGAAAAGAGAGTATAAGTATTACCAGGCAGTTGAAAGGAACGGAGCATTAATCGCCATTGATGCCGATGGCAATAAAGATAACGGTGCCATCCGGTCTGCGATGATAGCATCAGCATATGCCTCGGGCATGGCAATGTCATTACATATCGCTACCGGTAAAGTTAGGAGAGTACCCCTAGTAGATGCAGGTTTTGATAGTGCACCGGTTGAAGTTGAAAAGCCTAAGGCCACTAAAGTTGATATGAATGACCCGGTATTGGCATTCATTAATAATAGTGCCAGTATCAAGCCTGGGACGTTGGTGATGACCGATTTGAAATGGAAGTATCTAGTTCGATCGGCAATGCGTGGTAAGAATATTATGATGACCGGTGATTCTGGTTGTGGTAAGACCTTTGCCGCTCAGCAATTAGTTGTTGCATTAGATAGGCCAGAGTTTTATTTCAATCTTGGTGCAACTCAAGACCCTAGGGGGACGTTGGTTGGTAATACGCACTTTGAAAAGGAGACCGGGACAGTGTTCCAGCAATCAACCTTTGTAAAGGCCATCCAGACGGAGAATGCCGTTATCTTGCTTGATGAGATTAGCCGAGCGCATCCAGAGGCCTGGAATATATTGATGAGCGTGTTAGATTACGGTCAGAGATACCTAAGGTTGGATGAGCATCCGGATTCGCCTATTGTGAAAGTAGCCGATGGTGTTACCTTTATTGCAACCGCGAACATTGGTAATGAATATACCGCAACCAGGTCAATGGACCGTGCGTTAGTTGATCGATTTGTTATTATGGAGATGGATTCTCTTAAGGTTGAAGATGAGATTGCATTATTAAGAAAGCTTCATCCTGGCATATCAATTGATGATGCTCGTAACATTAGTAGCATTGCAGAAGCGACCAGAACAGAGAAAGCCTCTGAAGCAGCCAGGCTAAGCAATTCAATATCAACCAGGTTATGTGTTGAGATGGCAGGATTGTTAGTTGATGGATTTACCATTACTGAATCAGCTGAGGTTTGTGTCTATCCTTTCTTTGATGCCGATGGAGGTATGGATTCTGAAAGAGTCTTTGTTAAGCAGATTGTTCAGAAGTATGCAGGTGAGGCTGAAGAGGCAGATCTATTTGGATTAAGTGCCGAGCTGAGTGCTCAGGCGCAGGCCATTGATGCATGAATGGATGATAATCCAGGGATGCCATTTTAATTATTATGAATTTCATGTGATGGGATTGAGCCTACGGGCTCTCTCCTCACATATATATACGTTAACCAATCTAATAAAATGAATATCAAATATTACGAAGAGAAAGGCTTTAAGCCGCATTGTACAATGATGCCATCTACCAAATATATGCAAGGCATTGATATCAAATATCATGATGATGATGTACATAATAACAAAGGCCGGCAGTTCGAAAGTATGCCAGCCGTGTATGTATTAGCTAATAAGGATGGTGAAGTACTTAAAGTAGGTCAGACCTATAATGTGCGAGATAGATTCTATAGTCAGTATAAATCTACTGTTAATGCTACTAATGACCGTATTAGAGAACATATACGAGGTAAAGAAGAAATACTGGTATATGTATATACAATGCCTAAGTTTCAATCAACAGTGTTAGGGTATGAAGTGAAGACATCCTATACAGCTGGCCTGGAAGAAGCATTACTCAAAGAATTCAAGAAGGTCAGAAAGGAATTGCCGGTATTGAATACGATGATAAAATAATTCAAAAAAGTTTCCAAAAAGGTTGGATCGCGTCGAAATTTTCGCCATCTTTAGATATAACCTTTAAAGATAGAGAGATGAGAAAATTAGTTAATCAGAAATCCAGTTTTTGGGCAGGTGAGAGCTTCTTCGATGATGAAGTCGATGTAATCACCGGCCAGAAGCGTAGTAGTAATGATGTTGTTGCATTGGCAGCATATCGAAATTCAATTGCAAACTTTGTTAGAATTGTTACTCAGCAGAATGTACCTGTTAAGTTTAATACCGCAGGTGATTCTTATACAGATGGTAAGAGCGTTGTTATTAGTGCTAAGCTATCCGATAAGGAGTTTGATCATGCAGTTGGGTTAGCCTTGCATGAAGGTTCGCATGTTGTTAAGAGCAATTTTGATCTTGTTAGAAATATTAGGCTTACATACCAAAACAAATATGGCGTTCATGATCATAAGGAGGCCGGTATTGTAAAGGACCTATTGAATATCGTTGAGGACCGCAGGATTGATAAATGGGTGATATCTACCGCTCCTGGTTACCAAGGGTATTACCATGCATTATATGCCAAGTATTTCAATACCAGTATTATCAATAAAGGATTAGAGTCTTCAGAATACCGAGACGAGACATGGGAGTCTTATTTCTTTCGTATTTGTAACATAACTAATCCGAATAGAGATTTAGATGCTTTGAAAGGCCTTAGAGCTATTTGGTCAGAATTAGATCTACGTGCTATAGATCGTCTTAAGAGTACCGAAGATGCTTTGGATGTTGCATTTAATATATATGATATCGTTCGTAGCCATTTAGATGTAGCAGAGAAGGAGCAAAAGAAAGAGGATGAGAGTGGCCAAGGTCAGGAAGGAGAAGGGCAAGGAGGAGATGATGGTGATGGTGAAGGCCAAGAAGGAGATGATCAGGTTAGATCTGGTAATACTAAAGATGCCGGAATAGGAGATGGTGAAGGAACAGTTGGAGATGATGATGATGGAGAGGCCGCCGATGGATCTGAAGCAGAAGTAGGAAATGAAGGTGGGATGAATGCTGGTAGTGGTAATGAATCTGAATCCGATTCTGATCATCCTGAACTAAGTGATCGCCAGAAGGTGATGTTGGAGAATGCTATTAAGAAGCAGAAGGAGTTCCAGGATGGTGTGACTCGTAAGAAAAAGGTTTCTAAGCAGGATGCTAAAGCAATTAAAGCTGCTCAAGAGGCCGATGCTAAGATTGTTGATCTTGAAACTAAAAGTAATTGGGGCGCTGCTAATAAGCATAGAGTAATGGTATTGCCTAGAGTGACCAATGAAATGCTAGAGAGTAATGCATTGGATATTGGAATGATAATGACTGGTAAATGGGGTATTGAAAGTCGTGGTGCGAAAAATAATTTAGAATCAATTGCAAAAGGATTCATAATGGGGCAGAGATTAGGTAAAAAGCTTAAGGCCAGAAATGAAGATAAATCTCTTAAGTATAATAGACTTCGATCAGGTTCGATTGATAAGAGACGTATTTCAAACTTAGGATTTGGTACCGGTACGGTCTTCCAGAAAGTAGAGACCATGCTATACGATGATGCTGCTATTCATATTTCAATTGATGCTAGTTCATCAATGAGAGGTAAGAATTGGTCTCAAAGCGTTACAATGGCATCCGCTATCGCAAAGGCCGCTAGTATGATAGAAGGATTAGATGTAGTGATATCTGTTAGAGCTTCTGATTGGATAGGAAATACGTCAGGCGAGCGTCCTATCATAATGGTAACATATGATTCCACTAAGGATAACATTGCCAGATTCCGTAAGGTGATGACCCAAATTAGACCTCAGGGATGTACTCCGGAAGGCCTTTGTTTTGAAGCTATTCAAAATCAATTAATTGCAATGAAGAAAGGTAAAGAAGGTTACTTCCTTAACTTAAGTGATGGTATGCCAGGAGCTAACAATTACGATGGCCAGGCAGCTAGACAGCATACCAGAGACCAGGTAAATATGATGAAGAAGAACGGCTTGCATGTGCTATCATATTATGTAAGTGAGAGTGATTACAAGTGTGAGAGTACAGTAGCAGCTTTCAAGTTTATGTATGGTGCTGATGCTAGATTTGTTAATGTAGAATCTGTAGCAGATATAGCCAATACAATGAATGCCAAATTCCTAGTTCCAAAAGGATGATAGAAAAATGGCAAGGCATATTAGGACTCCGGAGTTGGAATATCAAGACCTCCGGAGTCCATATTGATCAAATTGATTACAATGGTGAGGATTATTTCATAGCCATTGAACGGGACTTCAAAGAAAAAGAAGCAACTATCTATCACGATATTGAATTATGTGAACATAGTATAGTGCATGAGTTATTGCATATAGTATATCCAGAGCAAGAAGAGGATGAAACATTTGCTGAATATGAATTATCAATAGACCTATTATCTAAAATCAAAATACAAAATGAAAGAAGAAAATAAACCAGATGCATTGTATGACTATACAGGTGAAGTAGAATATCCATTATACCCATCGTGGGGTATCATCATGCAAGCGTTAAAGAAATTAACAAGAGAACGTAACACTGTATGGGAGATGACCAATAGAGGAGTGTTGATCCAGCATACAAAAGTAGCACTTTGCATGACGTATAAGTCATTCAGCGAAGGGGAGTCGATAATGAGTACGGTGGCGTACGCCGTGGACGATTACATACGCCAACTCCCTCTAGACGAGGTCGTCGGCTTACAAGAAGAAACCACTGCTAACAATCATTGGGAATCATGAAAGAGATAGCCATGGTTCGATTAGAGAGTTATAATGGTAAGTGGTCAGACACAAAGGAGACCTTATACTTCACGTCACGAGACCGAGCAGAACAATACCTCGAGGGCAAAGGATATAAGCGAACGGAAAGCATACTCCCAAGTCACAGAGACCAATGGGAATTAGATTATTGTGAAACAGCAAAGGTTGAAACTAAACGGATCGAAGAATGAAAAGAGCAAGAATGATAATGATGACCCTATTGAGCACAATCACAGTGCTATTCTCAGGTCAAGTGCAATCTTCAATGTGTTGCGTGTCATGTGCAATGCGGAAGGAAGATGAAGTGGAATTGCAAGAGGATGTGGATCGGTTACGGAAGCAAAAAGAAAAAGAAGCATGATCGAAGATATAGCATTGATAGTAAGCATCATATGGATAATGTATTGGATAGGTTGGTGCATAATCACATTAAGAAATAATCGCGAAGAGCAATAATATAGGTATGACAAAACTATTACCAGAGCGTTCAGAATTAGGTATACATGAGAAGCTTTATATAAAGCAACATGCTATTACGGTGTATGGTAAGCAATGGCACGTGCCTAAGCCAGACTTCTGCCAGAGGCTCAATTGCTTGCAGGTATGCACTTTGCTCAGCCTATAGGCCTTAACCAGTATCGGTAGCTAAAAGAAAAAGAAGAAAGCAGATGATAAGCATGTTCTATAGCATAAGCATAGCAATAGCAATAATAATAGCATATAGCATAGCAGGATTAATATGGATATATATAAGACAGCATTTATCCAATCCCCCTATGTATTGGAACCCATTGCAAATAGTGGCTGCATTATGCTTTTGGCCCCTAGGGATAGTGATATATGCCATAGAGCGTGTATTGCGTTGATATACGAACAGGGTAACCAGAATGGTATATGTATTTAGTAGTATGGAGTTCAGTGGTATACGAATCGTATAGAGGCCTTAAGAGTTTTATTTGCAGGGTTATAAGGATTACCAGACACAAGAGTATATCCGGAGATGATCTCGTTAAAGAATATTGTGGGAGAGTGGTTAGATATATATCGCGTCCTTCCAAATTCTTTTTATATAGACCCACCATGCGCCGATATCGTTACGTATGATTCGCTGCAGTAGGTATTGCGCGTAACATTTTATTAGGATCGCGTGGATATTATCCTTATATTTAGAATGAACCTTTAAAGAAAGAGATAATGAAGAGAGCCAAAAAGTATTCTAAACCGCATCCACGTTACGGAGCGCGCCGACCATTCGCCAACCAGATGTTCCATGCTGCATATGCAGTGCTGAATGAGGCTGGGTTGATAGATGAGGAGAACCAGGTCCTGAGCATTGTGACAGGATTGGACCATGCGGATAGAGAGGTACCAGCCTTGCGTTATGAGTATAAGGTTGCAACTGGTAAGACATATAGCTTCGAAGAGAACCTGAGCCAGAAGTACTTTGACGTTTGGATGTTTGTTCGCATGATCCAGAGACGTAAGGATTATATCTTAGGTTCGCGATTGGAGGTTGAGGCGTGTGAGAGAATGGGTATTCATCCAGACCTATATAAGGCAGGTGAGACCGTATTGAATTTTGTATTTGATTAATAACCTTAAATAAAAATTAGGATAATCATCATGACAACCATTGAACAAAATCAAAAGGATATAGCTGCTTGGAATAGTAAGCTGAAAGTGTTGGAATCAAATTTCAATAATAAGCCGAATTCGAAAACGGCTGCGGCACTGTCTAATCACAGAATGGATAAAGTGCTTCCGCTCACGAAAACTAAACCAGCACTCAGAAGCATGTATATCGGCAATGCTATAGATCTGTTACTACCTACCGTCTGATGAAAGATTTAGGATCGTGTTAGCGTAATCCTTATATTTAGAATGAACCTTTAAAGAAAGAAATAATGCTAGACCAAACCGAATTCAATGAGTGGTTTATTGATAACAATGAATTGCCGGAAGCTAAAAGATGTACCACGTATCCAGATCGCCTTAAGGTCCTAATAGGTAGCATGTGGGTTAACTTCCATGACCTACCAGAAGCAATGATGCGTGGAGTAATCCAAGACTTCAAGAAGGCGCAGTTATCTAGCTTAATTGCTAAGCATCAATTCTAAGATAATTAATTGGATGGGAGTCTTAGGTCGGGTGTTGGTTTGCACTCGGCCTTTGTATATAATAGAGAACCGTTACAATTATTATCAACTAAACAAATGATCGGCCGATCGATACACTATGACAACAATTAAATAAAGAATCTCCAACTTCAAGCCTGGTAGGCCAGGCCATCCGTGATAAGCCGAATCCTGAACAGCAAGTAGGGGTTCGGCTTTCTCACACTATATACACAACAATCGTATCGGTAGCTATAATAAAAAGAAGACAATGGTAGAGCATATACTATATACGAACGCGAATCCCATATATAGCCCGAGCAATGCATTATATAGCAAATACCAGGTAAACCCGGCAAACCAGGGGGAATAGGGGTATACTTCGGCATACCCGGGGAAATAGGGGGGGAATAGGGGGTTTTCGTTAACATACCAGGGGGATATGGTTTTAGGGGGTGCTTATACCTAGACACATCGCGCACATATATTTTCTACCTATAGACCCCGGTTTATGTATTTGGCCTAATAGGCCACCCTCTTTTAAAAAGAGCAATATATATAATAAAGGCATATCCATGAAACGACCATTATTAGAAACTTTCCTGCGAATCGGTGGTAAAAGTGCAATACGTGAAGATTACCGAAGCGCGCGAGAGAACACCGAGCTCTTAAAGCAGTTACTAGCTGACCCAAAGCATGGCAAATATGTAATCGAAGAATTGCACCAATGGTTACAGGATTGGGATGGGCTAGATGAATTTGTTGAATTGATGCTAGATGAACTAGACGGCGATCGGGGTAGATATCAATCCCCATCGATTCGACCAGAATAAATGATAACGGAATAACATGAAACGATCAGAGCTCGAAAAAATAATTAAAGAAGAAGTCTTCCGCGTGTTGCGAGAAGATAGCTCCACCCAGTCGGATTTGGTAAAGTTCTCAAGGACCACTTTAACCAATGAACCAAAAGGCTACTATTGGATATTCAATAATAGCTTTATCAACAATGGAGTTTTCAAAGCGAATATAAACGACGAAGGCGGTCATGGTAAACACTCCAGAGCAGAAGTTGAAAAGGACCTTAAGAATGATCAGCAGGTTGTCGCGAAGAAATTAAAACTACTCCAACAAGCAATTGATGAATTTAACCAGGAAAACAAAACCTCTTTCCGATTCACCCATACTCTTAACAAGCCCAAAATCAAAACCAGCCTGCGGCAGGGTGACACTGTATACAGTGCCGATTCATTGATAGCCTCGGTTATTATTAAATAATGATAAAGCTAATCGACTTACTCACGGAATCCCGGACCACGCCACCCGCGGTAGTATATCATTTCACGACACCAGAATCATTTGCCAAGATATGGAAATCGGATCGCCTTAAGGCGCATCCCTCTTTCAATCAGATATCTTTTACCAGCGATCCAGAGTTATGGGCATTCCAGGAGCATCCGGACAGCGACCAGGAAATAGGCGTACGCTTAGCTTTCGATTCGGATAGTCTCCCCCCACTCCGGCCATTCACGTTTCATGGTGCACCGGGAGAAGATTATAGCGATGAACAAGAATGGATCACCACTTCCGGAGATATCCGGGATATACAAGATCGGCTTTCGGGTTCGGCTACAATGGAAATAGCGGCTACCGAGTATTATCGGGACTGGCTGCAGCAGCATTTACCGCCGCGTGTATTTCGCGCCCTTGAATTTGTTTAATTGCGTTTAATTCCTTATCTTAAGATATATGGAAAAAGACAAATTAATAGGAATTAAATTTACCCGTGACGAAGGCGCCTCGGATATTGTATATACAATAGAGGATTATAAAGGCAAAGAACCAGATACTATAATGGTAACATGGGCCGATCGGCGAAATCGTCCTCATTATCGAGCAGTACCATACCAAGTAAAACACGTTAATGAACTTATAGGTAATGGAAAATGGAAGGTACTTTCTGATTTACGCGATTGGAGCACGTTATAGCGTATGGATAGTCACAATATAATTTAGTTAAACAACCACGCAAGTGGTTCACAACGTACACAACGTACTTGCCCGCTCCCCCTAAAACAAATTTTATAATATCCTGAATATTATTTGGTATCGTGGATCTAATTCCTTATATTTATGTATGATGATTAAGATGGCAATAGTAGTATTAGGTTCGATTGTATTATTTCCCATTAGCATACCTTATTGGTTTGCTTGGTCGATGATCGAATGCCTGAGAGAAGACGATGGTACCATATGGTCGGCAAATCCATTAACAATCAAGTGTAAGTAATATATTGGGGAGTTGAGCAATTGGCTGGCTCGACAGACTGTAAATCTGTTCCTCGCGAGGCATGGGGGTTCGAATCCCTCCTCCCCAACCAAAACAAAGAAGATGAGTAAAGAAAAACTAATAAAACACCTCAACAAAAAACTGGATATTCGATTTAGTTTTTGGGAATCGGAAGAGAAGATAAATACAAATCCTCCTTTAGAAAATGCATATGATGAAGGTGTAAAACGGGGATTAAGGATAGCAATTTCTGACATTAAAGAATTTTTAGAAGATGAGTAAAGAACAACAGAATGCATTCCTAGGTGGTTATGTTTTAGGTTTAGGGTTTGGAATGCTATCAGGTATAGTAATATGTTTTTATTTTATATAAATCAAAAAGAAAATGAAAAAGATCGATTGGATAAGAGTAAAAATCTGGTTACCATTTGCAATATTCTCAACTGCCGTATTCATAATGACGTATATGGTAGCCGCTACTACCCGAGCCTGGCAAATCGAGAATGGCATACCTCCATGCAATATAGAGATGGCATATCCACTTCAAGTAATTGCATATTGGGTCGTGATGTTGGTTCCAGCGCCAGCTGGGGCAATTGGCTTTTTTTGGGTAATACTTGACCCGATGTGGGATGATAGGATGCATCGCTATATGGAAGAAAAAGACGAAAAAGACGAAGATTTAGTACTTTGAATTTAATTCCCTATCTTTAAGTATAAACCTTTAAAGAATAAGAAAGATGAGTAAAGGAATATTAGAATACGATTTAGCAAACAGAGATGAAGAAATGGCAATGCGAAGAGCTCTTAAGTCATCAGACATGGCCATGTTTATCTGGGAACTACAACATAATTTTTGGAAGGAATGGAAACATGATGAAACTGATTTTAACTTAGAAACATACAGAAAAGCATTGGGTGATTTGTTAGATGTGCATAGTATTAATGTAGATGAATTAATAAATTAAACCAAAACAAAGATGAGTATTAAGATAATTGTAAATAGTCAAGAACTTAAGGATAAGTTATTAAAAGAATCAGAGTATATCCATGACTTAGAATACATTGAATGTGATAAAGCTAACACATTAATGCACATTTATATGAATCCTGATATGATTGAAGTAAAAACAAAGAACCTGAAAGCATATAAGTTAATACGAAAAATGAAAGATGGTAGTTTATCTCCATTATTCATAAATCAAAAAAGTAGAATACCCATGGGTGTATGGATGGATGCAGAGTTCCACTCAAAGAAAGGATTTGCCGAAAGAAAAGGCTGGCATTGTACTCTTGAAAAAAATGCACCACATCTATCTGAGAAGGGTAGGGTTTGGGTGGAAGTAGAAGTGGAGGATTATGAATTTTACAATAGACCCGAATCTCAAGGTGGAACTTGGGTGTTAGCTCAAAAGATGAAAGTTGTTAAGGAACTTTAATTAACCCAAAACAAAGAATATGGGTAGTGCGGTAACTTGTTGGTATGATGGTATAGTAAGCCACCCATCTTGACGAAGTAACCACTGGAATAAAGAAAGACTATACTCCGCATTACTTATATTTATTGTTGTATGTCTTTTTTAATTGCATACAACTATTGGCTAAGACATCGTTTTAATGTGTCTTAGGTGAAGTTGTAACAACATTGTGAGTAAACCAAAACAAAGAAGATGGATAAGATAAAAACACTAAACGACCTTATAAATTATGAGAGGCATTTGACCCAAATGTTTGATTCTGATGTAAGAGTTGCTATGGCATTATTGGAAGAAATTAGAAAATTAAACGAGAAGAATGAATGAAACAATATACATAGGAGATATACATGGTAGAGATGTATGGAAAGATATTGTTACCGAACACGAAGATGCTGATAACATTGTTTTCATTGGAGATTATTTCGATTCATTTGACATTCCGGCAGTAATTCAATTAGATAATATTAAGAAGATAGTTGAGTTCAAAAAGAAACAAGAATTAGATCCTACCAAGAAAGTATACCTTTTGATAGGAAATCATGATATTCACTATTGGCCAGGTATTAAAGATCGAGGTAGTACATCAGGCTTTCAATCAACTATGTCATTTCAATACGAACAATTCTTTAGAGAAAATGAAAAGTGCTTTCAACTATCTGTACTAATCGGTAATAGATTATGTACTCATGCTGGTGTTAGTTCTCGATTCTTAAAAGATGTAGGTTTTTGGAAGCAAGATAACGTAGATGAATCAATGATATCAGATTTCCTAAATGATTTATTTCTTTATAAGCCAAACGAATTTACCTTCAATGCAGGTTATGATAGAAACAATACAGGCATCAGCCCAAATGGATATGGCGATGATGATTGGCAATCTCCAATTTGGATTAGACCACGTTCACTTCAACGTTCAAATAAGAATACCGATTTAAAGAAAAATTATATTCAGATTGTAGGTCATACACATCAAGACCGAATTGATATCGAAGGTAAAGCAACTAGTGGTAAGTATTATTATATTGACACTTTACCTAGTGGACAATATCTTATCGATGCAGATGGTGAATTTAAAATAGGACATACAACAATTGTAAAATACATATAAGATGAGTAAGTTAGATAAAAAAACACAAGGTAAAGTAAATACCATTACATCAGAGATAGAAGGATTTATGTTAGAGTTTCCTCCACAATATGAAACTGATAAGGAAAGTATGTTAGGATATTTTTCCAACATCATCTGCCAATTAGATACAGATATTGCTATTGAGGTGATGAAAGATTTTGGTAAGGCTGGCGAACATCAAGCAATGGCTATTAAAGTAAATTATGGATATTAAACCAAAACAAAGATGATGGTAATAGCACTGATACTCTTAATAATAATTGCATATCCGCTGTATAGATATAAGAAGGAATATGATAGAAACCAAAAACATGACTGAAATCGAAGAGTCCTACCACAACGCCTACCGCCTATTAATTGGCACTACAGACTACGACAAGCTTGCTGCGCAGGAGGTGTTCTATCTTCCTGCCAACCATGAAGATCCAGAGGTGGTATTACGGTATTATGAGTCTATTGAAGACTATGAGAAATGTGCTAAAATAGTTAAACAAAAATTAGGATCGCGTTGATTTTTTTGCCATCTTTAGATATAACCTTTAAAGAATGAATGAAATGAGCGTAAAAAGAAAAAAAGTTGAATATGGAATTGAAATCACAAAACCATGGTCTCGAGAGATGTATGATCATAATGATCTAGTCGCGGAAAAAATAAAATTCAATCTTCTAGAAGTGATAGAGACTCGATTTGCCGATGGTGACCTAGTTAGACTAAATGAATTAACTAAATATATTTGCTGGTGCCGGTTAGATATAGGCAGCTATGATCTTCAAGAAACATACCAGGAGTTGATTCAAGGATTAGCTGATATGGCTAATTGGCAGCTTAATGAGGAATATGAGCATATGGTAGAGCAATTAGGAGTACCTGCCTTAGACGTTAAATTTATAGGCTATAATCATTAATATTGCATATTTAATATAAAGGATACCAATGGCACAATTCGATATACATAAATGGAGACGTAAAAATTTAACAGAATCTGAAATCAAATCAGATATCATGACTAAATGGACGGATGCTGATACGGTTGAAAAAGACCTAGTTAATTTTGTTGATGAGGCCTATGCAGCCGGCGGTGAAGATCTAGTTAAGAGCTTAGCTTATGTATTCCAAGGTATGACTGAATATATCGAGACTGGTGAGTATATGGAAGGACAGTCAGGACCAAAACAGTCAGGCCTGGATTCTATGTTTAAAGGAACCACTCCGAGTGATATTGACTTCTAGTTTAACAATTAATGTACAAGCTAGCACCACTATATATTGAATCCTTACATGAGGAACTCTGGCAGTCTGCAAAATCAGATTTGCTAACAGAGGTTTCATCTAAACTACAAACCCTATTAGATCTGGCAGATAAGCATATATTCGAGCCTATGGACATCGATCCAAAAGAGCAAGCATATTTCATTGCTGGCAGTGCACGCATATTCTTATATCCAGAACTAATAAAGACAGTTAAAATAGATCGTACGATAGGTGATATTGATATAGTAATTCCTGATAAAAAATATTGGAAAAATGCCGGTAAAGAAGACCTTTATAATAAAGGTTGGGAGTTTGAAGTAGAAGGTAAAGAATTATCAGTATTTAGTTCATGGGATCCTAGACTAGGTGCCGACCAGGCTCTGGATTACAATGTTGCATCGACATCAGATATCCTTTCACGTGCTGATTTGATTGATGGGCATTGGTTTATGGACTTTGCCGATATAATAGATTACAAGATGCGGTTAGGTAGAGAGAAAGAAGAACAATTCGTTAAGCTATTTATGCGGTATAAAAATTCTTCACCACAAGAGCGAGCAGTTATATTGCGACGTATTATTAAAGTCATTGGCCGTAAAGAAGCCGAACAATTTTTAGATATGACAAAGGCCGGGAAGAAGCAGGCGGCTGAAATACCTGACAGAGTATTTGCATAAATTCCTTAGGACATTTAAACTTATTTTCTTATATTAATATCATGCTCGGATGGTGGAATTGGTAGACACGCAGGACTTAAAATCCTGTGGCCGTTGAGGCCGTGCCGGTTCGACCCCGGCTCCGAGTACCAAATACAAAATGAAAACTAAAATGAAAAACAGCACAGTAAATAAACAATCCGTTCTAATGTCATTATATGATTACTTTGGTAAAGGTGTAGGTAAGCAACTTGGACGTGATGTATACAAGTATGCCAAAGAAAATAAAGTACCAATGGATTCACGTACAATTACAAATTCAAAATATGCTGGTAAGGTTATGCTTTATCCTAAAGCATTTTTAGATTATTATTTTATAGTCCAACAACCAGACGTGCTTCAATTAAAAACAACCTAGGGGGCGATGAAAAAACTAACTCAATATATCAAAGATGGATTCAGTCTTCGGACGGCTCCAAATGATACCTGGATGGTTTATACTCCATCTACGGGTAATTTTGTTATTGAATCTTTAGACGAACTTACGCCAGATCGATTTGATAAAGCTATCGACGTGTTTAAGAACAGTGTAACGCAAGGTGGTACATTGGCTGGTATGTATTCAGACCTTACCAAAGAAGCACCTGCGGTTACTAAATATGAAGACTTAGTAGCTAAACGCGAGCAGGAAAATAATTTTTAACTTTTATTAGGATCGCGTTGATTTATTTCCCATATTTATAGTGTTAAGATAATTAAGTAATAACCATTAATAAATAATTAAAATGACAAACGCAGATATGCAAGACCAGTTTGATAATATGAACTATCAAGCACGAAAAGCAATGTTTAATAATGCTGAGAAGTATGAAGTTCAGCGGCATAAGAAAAACCTGGCAATAGTAAAAATGATAGTATGGCCGATTATTATTGTGTTAGTACTCGTAGGAATGTTTGCCGGATGGCCGACATATAATGTATGGCGAGCCGAAATGTCCGGACGTGCTGAAATGGCGCAAGCGGAACAGAACAGAAAGATTCTTGTAGAAGAAGCTCAGGCCAATCTAGATGCTCAGAAACTTAATGCGGAAGCAGAAGTAGAGCGAGCGAAAGGTATGGCAGAAGCAATTGAAATTGAAGATGGAAAGCTTTCAGATCAATATATTCATTATCTATGGGTAAGGAATATCGATAAAATGGATGGTGAGAAGATCTATATCCCAACTGAAGCTAATATGCCTATACTAGAGGCGGCTAGTAAATAATCCGCTGTTCTTTAAAGGTCGCAGGCCCCGGGGTATTATATCCTCGGGGTTTTGCATTTAATGCATATTTATTTAAAAATTAGGTAACCATCATGATCAAACTTAAATCATTATTATCAGAAGCTAGTAGATTAATATACGATCCACAGCGATTAATCGACCGTGCACTCCAGAGTGGATTTATTTCGAAAGAAGAAGCCAGGGAACGTGCAACATTAAATGTGGCTACAGAAGTAGCAGAAGAAACTAGTGCCGATTGGCCGGAAGGTGAAGGATTTGGATCATCTGATTTCACGTATGAGCTAAAGAGCTTCCTCGATGGATTAGGATACCATACGGATTTCGATGGTGGTAAGTTAGTAGTTGTTAAAGGTGCTCAAATTACATATACCGATGGCGGCCGATTTTATGGATTATATTTATATACCGATCCTGACAAGAAATCTAGGCATTACAAAAAATTAGGCGGTGAAAAGGCTAAGTATTTCATAAAAAAGAATGCATATAATTACCGATCTAGTGGCAAGCAGTTAGAGTTGCCAAATAATTACGATATCGACCAATTAGATAAAATTGTTAAAGCATTAGCAGATCGTGGCATTACAGCTGATTATGATGATGCATTCGATCCATCTTAATATTCCATAACACGTAGATTAGTTAATACCGCTAGCGGTAAGAAAAAAGATGTCATAGTATATTTATCCTAAATAGGAGTTATACAATGAGTTCATATATCTACGGTCTCGGCCGGCAACCGATGAATATTACCGAAACTGAAATTCGGTATGCAATGACCAATACCAAATCATGTTCTGGTGCAGCTAGATTTTTGCGGGTATCATTTGATACCTTTAAAAAGTATGCAAAAATGTATAAGGATGAGGCTACAGGTAAAAGCCTTTTTGAATTGCATAAGAATACTGGTGGTAAGGGGATGAAGAAAGGCAACCGTAAAAGTGCCTTAACAACGGGTAAGTATTCATTGGATAGAATCCTTAACGGTAAATGTCCAGAACTAAAGAGTAAAGGTAATTTAAAGAAGCGTTTGCTTAAGTATGCAATATTCGAAGAGAAATGCGATGAGTGTGGATTTGAAGAGCGTAGAGTAGTTGATTATTCAGTACCACTGCTATTAGATTGGAAGGATGGAGACCGTACAAACCACCTTAAAGACAACCTAAGGCTATTATGCTATAATTGCCATTACTTATACGTTGGAAATATAAATGGTGGTAAAGGTGTTAATACGACCGGATTCTAATATTTATATTAAACCTTTAAAGGAATATCATGAAACGATCAGAACTAAGAAATATTATTAAAGAAGAAATCAAAGCTGTATTGCGTGAAAGGGAAGAAGTAGAATTGTCATCTGATGAACAGAAGATATTTGATGATATCATTGGCGAAGGATTAACCGAGGCTGAAGTTGATTTTAAAGATATATTAAGCAAAGTAAAAAGATATGCCAGGAAAGGTGTATTGACAGCTACTATATTAGCTAAATTAACAGGACCGGCATTAGGATTGAATCCTGAGCAAGTAAAAGATATTACCCAAATTGCTAATACAGAAATGCAAGCTGAAACAATGAAGCAAATACAAAAAGATGTTTCATATAAAGACTTAGTTAAAATGGCTAAGGAAGAAAATTGGGACGGCGCGCCAGGACGAACCTTCATGAAGGCATGGATGAACAATAAAAAAACAGCTAGCTTTACAATAATACGAACAGTCGGTAGTACAGAATCAGGTGCCTGGCAGATGGCGAATTCGGTCGCTAAGGCAAATAAAATTAACCCAATCAAATTTCAAACTTACAACGTCGGTAAATTCGTCGGTGAGTTATCTAATGGTAATGTTGTAGTAGCATATGTAATACCAAACGCAAGTTTCTAAAAAAAGTTTCTAAAAAGGTTGGTTCGCGTCGCTCATTTCGCTATCTTTAGATATAAGAGATTGAGAGATGAAAGAACAGTTATTCAATATGAGCCATCCAGACTTCCGTCACCTGTTAGGTACGCGAGTCGAGTTTATTTTCAAAGGTCGACGAATGATTGGCATTGCAGACTTCATTGGTGTTAATACCAATCTGCATAACCAGTTTCAAGTTACAGTCGATCGTTGTCCATTATGGCCAGTTGATTCAAAAACCATTAAAGAATGTCCACGTCAAAAGCCAATATTCCAATGATACAAAAAGAGTTAAATGAAATACTGCATTTCGCTGCGATTGCGCATCAAGGACAAAAACGAAAGTATACCGGAGAGCCTTATATAGTGCATCCAATAGCAGTTTCGGCTAAAGTTGCTGAAATTGGTGGTAGCATGGAAATGCAAGCAGCAGCTTATCTGCATGATGTACTTGAAGATACAGATGTAAGTGTCGACGAGCTTGGCCAGTTTCTTTTTTGTACAGTTGCTGTAAAAGATTCAGCAGAAGATATTTTAGATATGGTCATTGACCTTACCGATGAATTTGAAAAGGTTAAATATCCAGACCTAAACCGAAAGACCCGAAAGGCGAAAGAAGCCGATCGACTTTCTCGAGCTAGTGCCGATGCTCAAACGGTTAAATACTGTGACCTATTTGATAACACGCTTAGCATTACTGAACATGACCCTAATTTTTCTAAAGTATACCTTAAGGAAAAGGCAGTATTGCTTCAAGCAATGAAGGATGGTGATCCTGGAATGCGTGCACAGTGCTTAAAACAAATAACATGATAGAATTACTTGCCTTAGGTGCATTTTTTGTATTAGGTAGCATAATGCAATATTTAAATAACAAATACCCAGATAAAAACAAATAAAATGAAAGCTAAATTAGGAGATGTAGTTAAATATCGATTCCTAGGATATCCTAAGGAAGGTACTATTATAAAGGTAAATGATGATAATTCATATACCGTCCAGGACCATTCCACTAAGACCAAATACCCTAAGGCTAAATTCTTCAAGTATATTAAAGATGAGAAGAAACCGCCGGCTTGGTTTATCCTGGATAAGACTGGTAAAACAAAAGCTGTTAAAGAGTCTAAAAAATCGGTATCTTCAGATCTAAAGGATGCAATAGATAAACAACGAGATTTTTTGAACCATGATATCTAAGCCTTATCCACACCGACATACCTATAATGTTCTTATACATAAGAATGGAGTATTAGATTGGATACCATATATAATGTATTGTGATTATAATGATCCAATGCATCGTTTAGCCAAACAAGAATTGTATAAACGTCTTGAAATGGGTGGGTTCAAAAGCAATGAAATTAAGCGTATAAAAGCCAAGTGATGTGCTCTGTCATCGATATTTATATTAAAGGAAGTTATGATGATTACATTAGAAAATTTAAATACTGGTACAGCGCTGGATGGTGAGGAGCTAGAATTCTTTGTGGATGATGAAACCATGATTGGCGAGGTATATCTAGATGGAGAATTAATATACCAAGACATGGATATTGCTAATGAAAGATTATTGCGATTAAATTTTTATCAGTCTTGGTGCGAATTGGATATGGGCTCTGAATTTGAATATGCTTAATATTTATTTGAAAGGATTATACAATGAGTAAAACGTCACATGAATTATATGAGTCCATGAAAGAGCTATGGGATACCTTTGAATCAGAGCATACCCGATTTGCTTCCAATGGATTTAAGACAGCAGCTGTTAAGTCTAGAAAGGCGATTAGTGAAATGAAAAAATTGATTACTGATTACCGTAAGCAATCATTGAATGAAACAAAAAAAATTATCTAATGAAAGATATACGTAAAAAGTTAAAAGAAGAAGTTGCTGGTGTTATCAAAGAATCTTTAGACGAAATGAAACAAGATAAGACAGGTTGGTCAAGAGTTGTAGATCGTAAATCTGGTAAAATTATCCAAGACCAGATGCCTAGGAAACTTGCACTTAAGCTTGCAGCTAAAAAGACAGGTTGGATAACTAAACTAATTCCTGAAGATGAAATTGAAGAATCTTTAACTGAGGCAATGAACCAAGATAAGACGTATGGCACTTTAGCAGATCCAAAAGATTTCGACCCAATCGATCCAGAAATCAATGTAAAGGGATTTGGTACTTATAGCCGGACTCAATTACGTGATGGAATAGCGACGAGACTCGAAGCGGCCGCGGATACAGCTAAGAAAGCATCTTCCGGTGGACCAATGTCACATACAATGTATCGCAATCTTCGTGGTATCTTAGGTGAAATGTCAGCATTATATTATATGGTAAATGCTGAATTAGATGTTGCTGACCAATTAGAGAATATGCGTAAGCGAGGTGGTCGTCGCGATATACCAATCCCAAAACAATTTTAAGATTTAATTTGGTTTATTGAAACCAATTACTTATATTATTCTTAATTATTAATTTTAAACAATCAGTTATGCCATTTTATGTAGCAAAAGTAAAAATTGCCACTGATACCCCAAAGGGTGTTAAGTGGGTTACGGAATCCTATCTTGTTGATGCCGTATCAGTGACACATGCAGAAACCAAAGTAAATGAAGACTTCAAAAATGATGGAGTTGAATTTGAAGTGAAAGGAGTTTCTCAATCCAGAATTTGTAAAGTTATTTAATAACCCTCTAAACAATTTTAAATGTATAGTATTGGAGAAAATGTCATAATCAAGTATTATGATTCAAATCAAGTTGGACAAGTAGTAGATATCCACCATAATAAAAACACTGGGGATACTTATGATGTAATGTCCGAAAAAGGTACGATGTATAGCTATAGCGCTGTAGATAAGCCGAAACTAAATCAATATATCGATTCCGTTCTAACTAACAAGTTAATCGGTAGTGGTGAAATTACTACCAATCTTAAAGTAGGATGGATTGGTAACTATGCCGATGGTACACAACCTTCTGCTTTCTGGTTAAATGGTGATGAGCCTAACCTATTTAATAACATGACAACGATGCTAGATGACGAAGGAACAGAAAAAAGTCCTGCTTAAATATCCGGACGCAAAACTACACCATGGGATGAATGGAGAATGTTTTGTACAGGTAGGGGAATTAAATCTAAATGATGAATTCTTAATGCCTGCTACAAGCGATCCTTCATCAGCATGGGAGTATGCAGCTTTATCAATGCGCACTAAACAGCATTTTGATAGAACGCATCCTAACCGAATGGGGCTGAGTTCGGATGAAAGAAAAAAATCACGTTATAGTAGACGTAGAAATAAAGGGAGGACCAATGGGAGTTAAGAGCTTAATTAAGAAAATGATCGATCCGGATTTCGCAAAAGAAATTGATATCCAGGAAGAAGATCTGCAGGTGGAAGCTTATAATGAAAACTTTCCACCGGAAGATGTAAATGCGACAGAATTACCAGAAATGGATAATCCGGCATTGCCTGCCGATTATTTAGAATATGCACCTGAAGCTGTTGGTTATGGTAACAGAGAACAGCAGTTTGGTATTTATTCTACAATTGCACCTTACTTCGGAGAGGATGATACTATTATGGACTTTGGCTGTGGTCGTGGAGACTTTTATGCCTGGTATACGCAGACATATAACAAAGAACCAAATTACCGAGGTATTGATTTAAGTGAACCTCTTATCAATGCAGGCCTTAAGGTATATCCTAACGCGCAAATTATTTGTGGTGATTGGAATGATACCGCTCAATATGATATGGCTGATTGGTGTATAAACGTTGGATCTCTTAATATGAGATATGATGCTGATACTGTTACATCTGATATGGAATATTTTGATAAGACAGTATTAACAATGTTTGATAAATGTGAGAAAGGAGTTATTCTTTTACTTGCAAGTGACCTCATCAATGATGATGTGGAAGCTATATCGGTATTTAATGCCGGTGATACTCTAAATAGAGTTTTAAAATTAGTTGCAGACAAAAATGGGTATGTGGCTTTAGATCATTCCTTTGCGGATGGTATGTTTAGTTTAATTATTTATAAGTAAGATGGGTAGAATTAATAACAGTTTTGGATTTGATACAAAACGCACGGAAAAATTAGGTAAATTTTATAATTCAATTGATTTCGAAATTAAATCAGATTATAGTGTGGATGAATTTAGAGATAATCCAAATAAGCCGGTAGTAGGTACATTTGAAATTGGTAATAAGCGATTTCCATTAACCTTTTCAGAGCTTAATCTTATCGAGCAAACAGTTCGTGAGGCCAAAGAAGCGGTTAATAAAGGATATTCTTTAGGATTATCAGGTCGGTAAAGTAGCGTAGGGCAGGGTAATACCTGCCCGGGTTACTGCCTGCGTAACATATTTATATAAAAATAAGGCTTAGATGATTTCAGAACAAATGGAAATAGTGATTACCGAGATTCTAGAAATTAAAGATTTGGAACGGCGGTTGTTAAATTTAAAGCAATTCCTGTCAGGATTTAAAGCTCACTTTGAAACCCATGGCACTGATTATACGCGTGTCGCAACTCAAATATATATAAATGAACTTAGACGATCTTCACATAACAAGAGATGATTTTGAATTCTTAAGAGAACTCGAGTCGTATGAGAAGATTGAATTCTTATGGGATTGCCAGTTCATGCATAAAGAATATTCATTAACTTCTGGCCTTGAGGAGATGGAGGAAGAGATTGAAATAGATCTTGAAGAAGATTCACAATCACTAACAGATCATAATCATATGGTTGCATATGAAGAATATTATGATTTCACTACTAAATCTAGGCTAGTATTATCTGTGTATAATGGTAGGCTGCATGTTAATTGTACTAGTCTTAAATTATTACGTGCCTGGATATTTAAAATGGTTATGAATGACGGCATTGTATTAAAGCAGATAAAAGATGTCAAAAAATCAGACCAAGACATTTATCGTTATTTTAAATGTTATACCATTATAGGACGAGCTAATCCAATTTGTCCTAACTAATATATTTATTATAGACTGATACTTAGCAGGTCGGTCACTTTTTATTAATTAACAAATCATCTAAGGAGATTTATCATGGGAAATTTAACACACTTTGGCACATCGCCATTCGACATCCTTTTTAAGGATTTTTTTATTGCAGATGGGGAATTCGCTCCATTCAACCAAATCAGATTTAAGCATCCAGTAGATATTCATGAGTCAAATGATTCATTGAATATTGATATTGCATGTGTTGGTCTAACAAAGAAAGATATTGATATTACTATCGAAGGAGATATCTTACGCGTTGAATACAAAAAAAACAAGATCGATGATCCTGTAGAATATATTCAACGTAATATCGCAAAACGAGCTTTTAATATGGGCTGGAGAATTAGTAGAAAGTTCGACCTAAGTGGTCTAGACGCTAAACTCCAAAACGGATTACTACAGCTTAGCATTCCGCAATCAGAGGAAAACAAACCTCAATCAGTTACAATTAAGTAATTAACTAGACCGACCTGCTTATCAGTTTATTACCTCAAATACGTTTATATACGACATGAGTCCATCCGATCATATAATCAATTATAACGATAACTTATATATCGTTAAACGAACTATATGGGAGTCTCACCAGCCTATTATTAATGCATGGAAAGAGCACCTAGGAGTTGATACCGTCCTGCGGCGCGATGGTAAGCTATGGTTCTGCATTCAAGTACCAGAAGCAGAAATAATTGATTAATATGCTTGGCATATTTATAATCGATGAATAGAGATCCTAGAATTAAATTAAATTGGCAATCGCCTTATCCCCATCCAGGTACCTGGCAGCAGTTCTGTATACGCGAAGATAATAGACCTTTGACAACGGAAGAACGTCGACATAAATTTGTTAAAGAGGAATCGCTACATTATAAATTTAATAATAGTAGTTGGTTAGGAGCTGGTGCAGCCGGTAATACATATACAGGGCAAGCTTCTGATGGGCCATTAAATGGTGCTACTGTTACTTGTAATTTAGGTAGTACGATTAGCAATGCAACTGGTATATTTACGTTTGATGATACTCCTACCGGAGAAATAATAGTAACCGGTGGTACTGATTCTGTTACAGGAATTCCATATACAGGTAGATTGGTTGGCTTTCCAGAATACAAAACAATATCACCATTAACTACATTAGCATACCATCTTAAAGAAGTAGATGCGTCACTAACACCTGATTCAGCTATAAATTTATTATTTGTAAGTTCAAGTACATTATTTGGCATTCAATTGGATTTAGCTGATAAGGATGTAATGCTTAATAAAGATTACGTAGGCGAGGCAATTTTAAATAAGCGACAGCCGGCAATCGCAGCTCAATCAATTGCAACATATCTAGAAAGTGTTACGGAGATGGTTGGTAGTGCAGTATACGGCGCCGATGGTTCTAATTTTACAGATGACGCAGCTAAAATTGAAGCATACCGGTCTATCGCCAGGCAGATTCAAGGAACAACGGGATCATTAAATGCTATTGATACTACAACATTATTTGATGATGTTACACTACCTAATGGTAATGCATGGACCTCTACCGGTAGTTTAAATACTACGGCACGAGATACTATAAACACTCAAGTTGATAATGTACGTACTGAATTAGCCAGTCTGGCACAGTCAGAAGCATTATCTGCTAATTATCTTACAACACAAATTCAAGCTGTAAACCGTGGAGTTAAGCATGAGTATATCGAGGAGACAAATAAGTTAGGAAGAGGTAGATCGGCTACATTTAAAACTATTAATAATTTAAAAAATCAATCTACCGGCAGTATTGCCAAACTCGAATCTGGAAAGGAAAATGATACAGATAAAACATCTGCCATAAAAAATACAGTTTCCTGGCAGAGCTTAGGTGGTATGACATTTACGCAAGAAGCAAACGGCCAATCATATACATTATCTGGTGATGCTGTTACTGGTACGGTTGAAGTAATTACTAGACTTGAAATAGGCCAGTACTTAAACATTAATAAAGATTCAATACGGTTTGCCGGCGCTACTAATTACCAGAAAAGAAGTAAGGAAATTATCGGCACTACAACTACAATTATAAATGATAAGGTTACCCAGATAACATTAAGTAACCCGGAATATAGAATACTTAGCACTCGCGAGGTAGATCCACCAGCAGCAAATTATTTACCGCGCGGCCGGTATACATTGCAATTGGTTTTTAGAGGTGGATGGAATAATTTACCTGACCGGAGCGCTCCGAGCTTACGCGTCACTAATACGACTGATACCAACGTTAGTGCAGATTCTACAGATGGTACCTCGCATAGAATTATATATAGCACTGATAATAGTCGGTATGAATATAGTAATAGCAGCGGTGGTAGGATGGAAACAAAATATTATATTAGCATTTTCCGGAGCGATGCTACCTGGGATAAGGTTGATTCACGAGAACCTGACTTTAGAATCAATATACGCTAACTTTTTTTAACTTTTTTCAACTTTTATTTGGTTCGCGTTGATCTTTTCGCCATCTTTAGATATAAACCTTTAAAGAATGAGTAAGATGAATCAAGATTTTATGACCCGAGTGCATGATGAGTTAAATATTACGATTGGCGTTGATGACGTTGTTCGTGGTAAAATTGAAGCTTTCAATAAAGCTGTCCATGATGATCTATGGTATGAACCTTTTATGAAAGCAATGAGAGCGGCCAAGACCGTGATCAAGCTTGAGAATGTTACCATGCGCCAAGCATGTGAGATGGCAGAATCGCTTAGAATTGCTAAGCCTGAGGCTTTTGTAAATGTTGAATCACCTAAGCCAAATGGGGACTTTATTTGCAATGTGACTTGGAATGACCAATGCACTGAGTTTCTTGAGTATGATACCTATACCGAGGAAGGTGCCGAGATAATCGCAGAGATTAAGCGCCAGCGGGAATTGATGCCAGTTAATTATTAATTATTAATCTTAAATTTTATAGAATATGCCTTGTAGTGATGTTAGTGCTATGAATTATTTAGATGATCATAGAACCCAAGGAATGATGAAGGATATATCTTCCTTGGAGAAAAGAATTGACGAGCTTGAAAGCCTGGGGGATGGCAAGCGTTTAGCAGAATTAGAATCAAAGGCCGCGGAATTTGCCAAAGGGCAAAACAGAGCGACTAAATTATTATGTACTGCTACTAATATATTAGCGTTAGATGGAATTTCAATGCCGGAAGATCTGCAGGCTTGGCATGATGAGCATGTTGAGCATGATGTAACTCGTATGTTAGGTGAATTAGAGAAAATTTTAAATCATAAAACATATGGTACGAAGGCTCTCGCTAAATGGCTGTTCTCTTTAAGTGTTCATGAACGTGCCTTGTTTAATAGTCGTAGTGAATTTAGTATTAAAATCGAGAAAAAAGATACCAAATAATTTGGTACTTTGGATTCAATTCCCTATCTTTAGATATAACCTTTAAAGAATGAATGATATGATAGAGTATTTTAAGAGAGTAGCCAAAATGGCAAAGAGTGACAACCAGTCACCAGAAATGAGTGCAATTGCAGAGATTGCTGATAAGGCAGTTGCCAACCCCGAATGGACAAAGAGCCATGGTGGTAATGACCTTGACCCAGGAGTGCAGATTCAGCTTATCGTAGCTAGCGCCAAGAATAAGAGCAATAACCTAAACCGTATTAAGCAGCTTGTTAGCAATCTTCACCTGTTAGAAGCGATTAGTGAAAAGCGCATTCAGATGGATGATTTGCAAAATGTAAGTGGTTCTGATTATCCAAATTTTACCGATGCTTATTTCCAAACCGGATACCTTACTTCCGTAACGGATCATCAAGGAAAGAAGATTGAAACGGTTAGAGAGTTAACCGAGGATGAAATGGAGTTCCTTGATTATGAATGTGACGAATGGCTGTATGACCAGAAGCATAATACATTATTTTGAAATTAGGATTTTATTAATTATTTACTTATTTTTATAGTATGAGATTAGGATATGCATGTATGAATATGGCTCTGACTAACCCGAAACGTGGTTCCGGCCGAGATAGAGTAACTACCTCCCGGACCGCACGTAAGGCGACCTGGCAAGCCAAAGGTATTAGCTATTTAGGAGACTTGGCTCTTCTTAACGCTATTGATTTGTTAGAATATTTAGAATGGAACGAAGAGCATAATATTAAGCTGTTCCGTGTAGGGTCTGAGCTCTTTCCTTGGCATGACCAGTATGAGCTCCATGACCTGCCTCAGTATAACGAGATTCGAGATGTGCTCCGAGAGGCCGGCGATTATGCTCGTGCGCATGGTCATCGATTAACTACGCATCCTGGACCTTACCATTGCCTTGCTTCAGCTCGAGAAGATGTTGTTGCTAAGTCTCTTATAGGTCTTGAGCGTCATTCCGAGACTTGGGATCTTATGGGCTATGAGCCTTCCTTTGAGAACAAGATCAATATTCATATCGGTGGCGCGTATGGTGAGCCTGAAATTGCAGCTGCTAGATGGCGTAAGAATTGGCTTAGGTTATCCGATCGATGTCGAGCTCGATTAGTCGTGGAGAATGATGATAAGGCTAGTTTGTATTCTACTCAGATGCTATATGATTTGATCTATAGCGAGTTAGGGGTTCCTATTACGTTCGATTACCACCATCATAAGTTTCATTCGAGTGACCTTAGCGAAGAGCAAGCGCTTAAGTTAGCTTCAACGACCTGGCCAGCTGATGTTCGTCAGTGTACTCATTATTCTGAATCTAGGCGTGATGAGTATAGACGTTTGTTAGAAGATGCATGTGCTAAGCACAATATTCCGTTAGATGAATTAGAGAAATGGCCATCCTTCAATGAGATTGCAATTAGCTTTAACAAGACCAAAGTGCAAGCCCATTCTGATTATATTATCGACCAGATCGATCCATATGGATTAGATATCGATATTGTAGTCGAGGCCAAGGCCAAAGAGCAAGCGATTCTTAGGTATCGCGATATTTATAATAGTAATCCCGATAGGGAGTTAATTTTAGAAAAGGAGTTTTAACATGGGACAAGTAAGAGATAAAGACGAAATTTTACGACGGTTAGATGAGGCAGATAATATGTCACAAATGATCGTTGATTTAGCAAATAAAAAAGCTATTGATACGGCTGAGGCAGTACGGCGGTTAAATGAAATTAGACGTAGAATTCAATTTGCAATGGAACGCATTAGTATTCAATAACAACCGCATATTTATTTGAAAGGATATATATGTTTCAACTTACCTGGCGATCATTTAGTAGACAACCGCATATAGCGCGGTTACCGATGAATGAACAGACAAGATTATACCGATTAGAGGAACAGCGATATCTCGAGCGGTTAGAATATTATTCACGTATGTTTGTTCATGGTGGCGGTGATAGTGGTGTTAGCACAATACCAAATGTCATAACATCACCAGTAACTATCGAAGCCGGCCAGACTGCAACAGTTTCTGGCAATTTAACTTTAGATGCAATATTAACATTACAGCCAGGATCTATTCTTATAATATCCGGTGGATCTATTATTAATAATCAAAATATTGTGAACAACGGCGGCGAGATAGTTTTCATCCCATGATATATATAAAAAAGGACCATTAATGAGCGGAATATACCAAAAACAAGTTAATTCAGGAACAGTAGCCAATCCTAGTGCAGGCCGGACTTTAATTTCAGTAAATGAATCAAATGGATTATTTACCAAAGATTCAGAAGGTAATGTAACCGTATATGGTAGTGGAGGTGGATCTACTGATAGCGTAACAAAATCATTTCCGGCTGCCGAAAGTATAGATAATGGTCGTGCTGTTTCCGTAGATTCCAATGGTGCTGTTAGTAATACTATAGTACAAGCAGCAGAATATGTATTGGCAACTGAACTAGGAAGCACAGGAGCCTCATCAATTGACGCTACTTCTATAGGTGATAACAAACATATTATAGCATTTTATGACACCCAGAGTAATAGTTTATGGGCTGAAGCCTATACAGTAGATGGTGCCACAGTTACTACGGGATCAAGACTAGGGATAGGAGATATTTATCTAGGATCAGGGGGAAGTGGTACTGATGCACATTATTATTTCAATATATCCTCTCACCAATCAGATAAAGCTTTATTGCAATATTATGATACCGCTCATGTTGCCGGGGGTGCTATGATGCCTGCCACAGCTTCATTTATGGTTTTGAATGTTGATAGGAGTAATACAATTACAACATCATCACGCCAACTAATCTCAGGTTCATTCGCAGGTAGTGGATTGCAAGCAGTTAATGATAATGAATTTATTTTCTTAGGTTTAGATGCTGGTGCAATGGGTGCCGGTGCAACAGTGATAAGTGTTGATAATAGCGATGTAATTACCCCGGCCGGTGCCTACGGAACAATTTCTTCTTTACCCCAATCAGGTAGCAGTGCATTAAACCCTATAGGTACATTTAATATGGCTAAATATGATACCAATAAGGCAATAGCAGGATTAGTAAGACAAGACAAATCTCAATCACCTTCATATTATAAAGTTAATATACAAACTCTTGAGGTATCGGCTTCGGTAGTAAATGCATATTCTCAAAGTTATGCAACCTTAGGTGATACTTATGATCCGATAAATGGTATTGTAAATTTACAAGTAAGTGCTGTTTCATCATCCGCTGGTAGGTATGGTATTTTTTATCTTCAAAACCAGATGTCCAGCATATCACAGTTAGGATTACTAGGGATATCAAGTTCATTATCAGGTAGTCAGACAGTAGATGTATTTAATTATTCAGATAGTAATACGTTTAATCATAATGTAAACGAAGGAGATGGGGTAGTACGTGTAATACAAGCTATAGCCCAAGACGATGGTACTCCGGAGGTTGTAGCTGTTGGTGAAGATGCTAATATTTATACTATCAGTCCTGTAGGCGGTGGAAGTAGAGTTGCCAATGAAACATCGACTACTACAAGTGATAGTATATTAGGGCTAGCCAATATGGTCAGTCTGCCTGATATCGACATAAACACATCCTCACCGTTTAGCGATGCATCTTTTGCCATTGTTAATTATAACCCAAGTACGCGAAAGTTTGCAGGTGCAATTGCTACCAATTCAGATAACGGATTTGCAGTTCAAGGTACTCAGAATCAGTCTGGATTAGTAGGGTTAGCAGCTGCAGCAGGTACTAGTGGATCTAATGTAAGTGTTACTATATCAGGTGTTAATTCTTCACAGACAGGCCTCACACCAGGGAATATATATCTATTGCAAGGCGATGGTACTCTTGAAGCATACGAAGATGGTAGGATGGAATCAGGAATACAAATAGGAACTGCTATTAGCTCAACAGAAATAATATTCCATCCATACTATTCCGTTACTGGTGGGTAATACGTTAAAAACTAATTGAAAATAAAATATAACCATGAAAATATTAGTAGATAAAAATAGTAAAGTAGTATTAACAAAATGTGAAGATGATATTGTTATATCTCAAGATGGAGATAAAACAAGTATTGGATCTGATTTATTACTTTGGGGTGTTACCGCTTCTAATAGTGATATAGTAGAAGATGTTACTTTACCTACCAGTCTGGTAACCAAATTATATTCTTATGATGCCGGAACATGGACCGAACTATGGGAAACAGTAAAAGCTAAAGCTAAAGTTGTTAAGGAATGTGATGATCTATTAGCTGATGTTCCTAGTGGCACCCAATCCCAATGGAATGAATATGTTGCTGCAATAACAGCTATTAAAGATGGCCTAATGGAAACTATCAATCCTAACTTAGTTACATATCCTAAAAAACCTTAAAGGAACACAAAAATGAGCGGAATATACCAAAAACAAGTAAATTCAGGATCGGTGACAGCACCAGGATCTGGAAATACTTTAATCTCAGTAAATGAATCAGGTGAATTATTTACTAAAGAATCATCAGGAGCCGTAACCGTATACGGCACAGGCGGAGGTGGTGGAGGAGCTGCTTTCCCATTTACCGGATCCGCGGATATAAGTGGAACCCTTAATGTTGACTTCACAGATGCAGTTAGTTTTATAACAGATGAGGATGCTCTATTCTTAAGATCATACCAACTTAATCAAGGTGGGACTATTACAGATCTTGCATTTTCAGGTAGCGTGTTTGCTTCTATAGTCACGGGCAGTTACGCCCCAGCTAGTAGTAGTTATGTACTAAGAAATTATGTAGGTGATGGGGATACCATTATTCCAGGAATGGGTTCATTTCCAACTCAAGTCTCAGCCCAAACATTGAATGTACCACATTATTCTGGTTCGCAAAATTCTGGCTCGATTCTATCTAGAACTCTAAGGGGGTATGACCTAACTGCCATGGGCGGAACTCCTGCCGGGCAGATAAACGATGGTCTGCTTTTTACAGCTGATGATGGTACGCATGTTGATATCAGTACAGCTTTCACTGTTGAAGGTGAAGATGCAAAATGGGATATAGGGCAGGTATTGGATAATGGAGAAGATCTAATATTAGAATTAGGAACCTCGGGGTTTCAATTAAGCACCACTATATCCGATACATCCGCTTCTCTTCTTGAGATTAGCAACGTGACTGGGACTGCAGTGATGCAGTTCTTTCAAGAACAAGTCGTATCAGCGCAAATAACCAATCTTGACTATGCAAATGATATAGCTGCCGCAGCCGGAGGAGTACCAGTAGGAGGTATATATAATAATGCAGGGGCATTAAGAATAAGAATGACATAAGCAGATATAAAAATTAATACGGATCTAAAAAAGCATAGCAAAATGAAGTGGAAAATTGAAAAAATGCAACGCCAGATAAGCGATGGTTTGATAATTAAAATAAATTATCGCGTAATAGCAAACGATAAAGAACTAGTATCAGATAAACGAGGAGTTGTTAACCTAACAGGTGATCCATCATCCCCTGATTTTATTGGTTACCAAGATCTAAAAGAAATTGATGTAGTAGCCTGGGTTAAGTCAGAAGTTGATGTAGCCGCTATCGAGGCAGAAGTTCAATCTATTTTAGATGCTAAAATCGCTGCCCGAAGCGCCAGACAAACCGCTAGTGGATTACCATGGAGTCGTAAACTAGTATAATAAAATAACTATAATAGGATATTGGATCCTTAATAGTTACCCAAAAATAAATGGAACGTAAAGTATTACCTTATCTGGTGGCATTATCCGCGCTATCAGTATCACTGTCTGCAGCTTTTTATTCAGTTATAGGATTAAGTAAAATGTTTGCCGGCGCTTCTATTCAAGTAGCAATTATGGCTGGTAGTTTAGAAATTGCAAAATTAGTTATAGCATCACTACTTTATCAATATTGGTCTAGGTTAAATGCGTTATTAAAGGTATATTTAACCATTGCCGTTGGTATATTGATGATTATTACCTCAGGTGGTATCTATGGTTATTTAAGTAGTGCATATTCCGAGACCTCTAATAAACTTGAAGTAATAGATAAAAATATAGCCGTATATGAATTAAAAAGAGATAGATTTTCGGTGCAATTAGAGGATATACGAACTGAACGGAATTCACTAGCAGAAAGTATTAAGGAATTATCTAAAGGATTATCTAATAACGTAATACAATATAAAGATGAAGATGGTAATATTATCACAACAACATCAAGTGCAACGCGTAAGGTGTTGGAGCGGCAATTAAATGATTCAAAGGCACAGCGAGATAAATTATCATCGACTGAAGAGGCCTTAGTAGATTCTATAACTCGAATTGATATAATTAAATTAGATATAGAAACCGATTCTGATATAGCAGCTGAAATCGGTCCATTAAAGTATATTGCTAAATTAACAGATAAAACAATAGACCAGGTAGTGAATTGGTTTATAATTGCATTAATGCTAGTATTTGATCCATTAGCAGTGGCATTAGTAATTGCTGCTAATACTATATTTTATAACACTAAAAAAGAAGATATGTTAGAAGAAAAAATTACGCCGACAGAATTCGATGAGGATGATGCTTTAGATCAGGTCTTAAATAGCATGGTCGAAGATATCAATGGGGAGGCGCCTCTCATTGAAGAAAATGTAATTGAAGAAAAAGAAGTTAACCCAGTAGTACCGACCAAAACAAAAAGCGTATCTAGTTACTAAATTAATAAAAAGTTATGGCAAAAAAATTAAAGTATAATTTCAAAACAAAAACTATCAATGGCGATCGTCATATGATATGTCGTGGATCTGATAAAGAAGATAAATACTATCGGTATTCATTATGTGATAAGTATGTTAGGGCCATGGATGATGTAGTGGCGGTATTATGTTCTACTTGCGTTACAAAGCATTTGGAACTTTAATATTATTTTATTATATTGTTTTATTAAATAAAGATATATGAAACTAACAGCTGAACAAATACAAGAGAATTGGAACCGTTTAAGAACTATTATAAACGAAGAGTTTCCAGATAGAGCAGAAGCTCTAAACGTTATATACGATGAATTTGAAGAACGCATTATGTTAATGCCAGCTTCGAGTATGGAACATTTCCATAATGCATTTCCAGGTGGTTATGTAGACCATATATTACGCGTATATGATTGCGCTGCCACGGTTTATAATTCATGGGAAGCAATGGGATCAGATATGTCTGGATATGATATGAACGAACTTAAGTTTGCTGCCATTCATCATGATCTCGGTAAAGTAGGTTGGCCAGGCAAGAATGGTGAAATATATATTCCAAATGATTCCGAATGGCATCGTAAGAACCAAGGACGCATCTATAAAGTAAACCCAGAGAATCCATTTGCAATGGTACCTGATTTAGGTTTATGGATGTTACAACAATATAATGTAAAAGTATCTTGGAATGAATACCAGGCTATTCGTATCCATGATGGATTATATGACGAATCGAATAAACCATATTATATATCTAGATTCCCAGATTCCAGATTAAGAGTTAGCTTGCCAATCGTATTGCATCATGCAGACCATATGGCGTCCGTTATAGAATATGAAAGATGGAAGACGGGTAGTAACAATGCACCTAAAAAGGCACCAGTTAAAAAAGTAAATGCTAAATCAATATCATCATCCGATAATAAAGTTGATGATATCTTTAAAGGATTATTTGAATAATGGAATGGGCATTAGGTATAGTATCGGTAATATTAATTATATTGATTCCGGTTATAATTAATCTATTACGTAAATTAGAAAATGTGGAAGAGTATGTTGAACAATTAGAATCATCTAATTCTAGATATAATGCATTTTTTGAATCAGTACGTAAAAAATCAAATAATAATTATTCATATATACGTCAATTGGATCGCATAGGTTCTTTTGAAGCAGATGATGAGACCGGGGTAATCTTTAATACACTTAAAGATATTGTAGAAGAATTAAACAAAGAATTTGATGGGGCGGAAGAAAACTAAGAATTTTTATTTCACACAAGAAACAGAGGATGCTATTATCTTATATAATAAGACAGAAGATCCTATACAACGTTCAAAAATATATAAGGAACATATCAAGTATCCATTTGATAAGCTATCAGAAAATATCATACATACTTTTAAATTTTATTATTTTGATGTACCATCTGAAGATGTTCAGCACGAAGTTGTTGCATTTTTAAATGAAAAGATACATAAATTTAAAGAAGGTAAAGGTAAAGCCTTTTCATACTTCTCAATTATTGCAAAGAATTATCTAATTATTAATAATAATACCAATTACAAGCGTATGAAACGTAAGGCTGAATTGGTTGAGGTTGATGAGCAACGTAATCTGACTTCAGAAATGGGGTATACTGATTATCAAGAGCAATTGAAAGACTTTATTAATTTATACATTGAATGGTATGATGAGAACATGAATAAAGTATTTACCAACCGTAAAGATATCGCCGTAGCAGATTCGGTATTAGAATTATTCCGTATACGCGATAACATCGAAAATTTCAATAAGAAAGCATTGTATATTCTTATTCGAGAAAGAACCGGATTTAAAACTCAAAACATAACTCGAGTTATTAATGTAATGAAGTCAGACTTCAAGCGTATGTTTCTTAATTACCAACAAACGGGGTGGCTGCATCAGAATACAATCTAACCATATTTATAATAAAGGGTTAGTATGAATTCAGAATTTGAACTTTTTAACGGTACTACGTTCTCGGATCTCATGAAGGATATCTATCATAATTCCAAGAAGAAAGACCGTCAAATAACCACCTTAATACAAGAATTAAGACCTCTTATTAAGAATATAGGAGATGCTACTATAATAGCTCCTATAATGAAAGAGTATTTAGATGTTCAAGTTAAAAACGATGATCATTTAATTAAGTTAGCCGCAATCGTTCAACGACTAGTATCAGCGTCCAGTAAAACCTCGGATGTAGGTGATGATTTTGGAATGACCGAACTTGAACGTGAAAGGCTAATGCAAGCCGCGGAAGAAGAATTAGCTCAAATTCAAAAGGAGAATGAAGAGTGAATGCAAATTTCTTCTATGCTGAAGTAGTTGAGACTCCCGATGATTTTGGTACTCGATTCAAAGGTCCAGATAATCCGGTACCGGTACCAGAACAGGCTCCTGAAATCAACAACCTAATATCCGTACGGCCTTTAAGTTCAAGAAACTCAAGCATCATTAATGGCATCCGGCCATTTAACAAATATGGATTCACTGTACCTATAATAGGTGAGATAGTATTAGTATGTACTGGACCAGGTGAAGAGACGGATACGCTTGTATATGATACCCAATATTATTATCTTAATACGGTTAATATATTCAATAATCAAAATATTAATCCTACGCCAGGCACATATTGGTTTAAGGCGGCAAATGACAGCCGTACAGAACAGTTCGATTGGAACGTAGGTAAGAGTAAGTCCTCGCCATCATGGGAGGAAGAAGACCGTGTATCGTCCTTACAACCATATGAAGGTGATATAATATTTAGTAGCCGATTTGGGTCTGGATTAAGATTTTCTACTAGTTGGACTAAAGGTCGTACCGAATATTCAAATAAACCATGTGGTATATTTCAAGGAGGTAACAAATCGCCAATTACGATATTATCCAATGGATGGAAAAAGGATGGCGATAATAAAACCGTTAACGAAGATTTTGATGCTACAAAAAGTTTAATAGTATTAACTAGCGATCAAAAGTTACCAAAATTCAAATCAGCTCAATCTAACTTAGGCGTCGTGGCCGGAGTACAGCCTAGTTCAACATATTCTGGAGCACAGGTAATAATTACATCGGATCGATTGGTATTCAATAGCAAGAAAGATGAGGTTATATTATCAGCTAAGAAAACAGTAACTGTTGCAACTCCGAATTGGGCAATGGATTTAGATTCATTGTTTACTGTATTAGAAGATTTAATATCATTACTCCAGGAACAAGCATCTGCTAGCCCCCAATATCAATATTTAACAGGTACCGGTCCTACGGTAGGCGCTCCGGGTGCAGTTCCTGAGTTGACACTATTATTAGGCCAACTTAAAGCAATGCGTCAATAATGCCAGCACAGTGGAATATATTTGAACAATCCGTTGCAACATATTTTAGAACGGCACCTGCCACGGGAGCCAAGGAAGCTGCAAAATTTCTAGCCGCTCAATACTTAATCGCAACAGCTCCAGCACAGACACAATTCGGCCAAACCACACTAGTACCTAAAATTGATATTCTAATAGATGCCTTCGAGGGGGTATTTAGTGCTAATGAAAAATCTGCAGAGTCGACTTCCCCTAGCTCATATTCAGGATTAGCTAATGGTATAATAAAGTATTGGAGTCCTGGTGGGGTCATTCTTAATCCATTTCCAGCAGCACCACCAACAATAGCTCCAGTAGTAGCAGGGTTCTTTATTCCAAATATACAATTTAACGACATTATGGATCAGGCAATGGCTGATAGCACTGTACCGATAGCAGAAAATGAGCTGCGAAATGCAATTACCGACGGTCCGATTGTAGGTGACCCGCTTGTTGCAATACCTAGTCCTATAGTATTATTTCCAGGCGTACCGCAACAATTAGAAGCTGAACTCATGCTAGCATTTACACCAGGCAATACTCACGAACAATCTGCACAATTATTAGCACAAGCATTCCGTAACCATTTATCTACGCTATTTGGCATTTATATAGGATTTATGCCTCCAGGCAGTACATTACCGATAAATATTATCACCTGGTCTGGAATCACCTAAACTACACTATACATATATTTATAAAAAAGGAAGACTCATGGATAGCAAATCATTTGTTAAAGTTATGCGAAAACTAATTAGTGAAGAAGTACGAAAAGCCGTAAGGGCTGAAATGCGTACACTTCTTAAAGAACAAAAAACGGATCACAGAAAAAGTATGAAACATGGCATGGATATGTACCAAGAAACACGTACACCAAAGCCAGTGGCTAGAAAAAGAGATACATCCTTTACTAAAGATTCTATTTTAAATGATCTATTAAATGAAACAGCATTAACAATGAATCCTAAAGAAATGTATGGCGATCAACCGATGGTATCACAGGATACATTATCTTTTGGTAGCAATGACGCTCAAGGATTTGGCATGATGCGACAACATGCTCAGCAACCCGTAACGGATATTAATAATAATCCAGTTGATACATCAAATGTAAAAGTGGCGGCAGTAGTTGATAATATTACAAAAGATTATTCTGCATTGATGTCAGCAATTAATAAAAAGAAAGGTGTTTGATAAGTGGCTAGAGAAACATTTACATACCAACCATTAGACCTCGAGCCAGATATAGGCATAGGGGTTGCATTACCATTTAATAATGCTGCTGGCGGAAGAACCGCGACACAGGCATATAATGCTAATACTGGTGGTGGGTCTGTTTTCTCTATAACATATACAACAGAAGCTCAAGCAATTTCAAACTTAAAGAACTTATTGTTAACTCGTCGAGGTGAAAGAATTATGTTACCAACCTTTGGTAGTCCGGTACCGGATTATATATTTGGTAATATTACGGCAGGAGGTGGCATTGCAATTACACCGGACGAAGTTTCTGATATCGAAGGTGATTTGACAGAAGTAATTAATTTCTGGCTACCTTATATTATATTAGATGAAGTTACGGCAGAAGTATATCCGGATGAGAATACGGTGCGTATAAGTATAGTATTCCGAGTAACCGAACGAGGTGCTAATAGAAGAATAGTATTATTTCAGTCTGATACAGCAGCTGATATTATAGAGGAATAAAAATGCCGGAATATGTAGAAAAGGACGTTAAGTATTTAAATAAAGATTTTGGGCAGTTTAGAGCTAACCTGATTAACTTTACTAAAAACTATTTTCCTAATACTTATAATGATTTTAACGAATCATCGCCAGGAATGATGTTTTTGGAAATGGCTTCATATGTAGGAGATGTTCTTTCATATTACACTGATTATTCCTTAAAGGAAACATTATTACCATATGCTCAGGAAACCGAAAACATGTTACGGTTATCTCAGTTCTATGGTGTACAGACACGTAATGTAGCTTCATCAGTTGCTAAATTAGATGTTTTCCAGACCGTACCAGCAATTGGAACCGGTACCGCTGCTAGACCAGATTACCGGTATGCATTGGAAATGGATGAGAATATGATTGTTAGTACCAATGGTGCTACAAAATTTCGTACATTAGATGTTGTTGACTTTCATCAATCTGGTAGTAATTCTGAATTAGATGTTTCTGTGTATAGTGTTGACGGCTCAGGTAATGTTGATTTCTATCTTCTTAAGAAGAAAGTAGATGTTATTTCCGGTACACAAAAAACCGTAACCTTTACTTTCGGCGATCCAAAAATATATGATAAGATAGCATTGCCAGATAATAATATTATTGAAATTGTTAGTATGACTGATGATTCTGGTAACCGATGGAGAGAAGTACCATTCTTAGGCCAGGATACAATATTCGAAAGCATTCGTAATATATCTTACAATGATCCGGTATTATCAGCAAATCGATCTACCGCTCCATATATACTTAAATTAACACGTACTCCTCATCGGTTTGTTAGCCGGTTGAGAGATGATGGTAGAGTTGAGATCCAATTTGGTGCTGGTATTAGTAGTGGTATTAATGAAGCTATTATACCAAATCCAACTAATGTCGGGTTATCATTACCAGTCATATCACGTACTACCGATGCCGCTTTAGATCCATCCAATTTCTTATATACTGATACCTATGGGTTAGCACCTAACAATATTACATTAACCGTTACTTATACAGTAGGTAAAGGTATAGATGATAATGTAGGTGCAAATGAAATTACCAATGTAGACTCTGTTACTTATTTAACTACGGTTGATGAAGTAGATGCTACATTGTTACAAAATGCTAAAGATAGCATCGCGGTTAATAATCCTACACCAGCCACGGGTGGTTCTAATCTACCACCAGTAGAAACATTACGTCAAAATATTATAGGTAATTTTGCTTCTCAATATAGATCAGTAACAAAAGAAGATTATATAATGCGTATATATGCAATGCCTGCTAAATATGGTAGCGTTGAAAAGGCGTATATAGCACCGGATAGTCAGTTAAATACGGCAGATAGAGAATATCCAAGAGATGTAATTGCCAATCAATTAGGATTGGATGTTTACCTATTAGGATTTGATGCAAATAAAAATTTAGTACCAGTTAATAATGTTGTAAAAGAAAATTTACGAACTTATTTATCTAATTACCGAATATTAACAGATGCATTAAGTATTAAAGATGCATTTATTATTAATGTTCAAATTGAGTTTGAAATTATAACAAGACCTGATTATAATTCAAATGAAGTATTATTAAGATGTTTATCTGTATTGCGTGAAAAATTTAGCAATGATCGCAATCAAGTTAATGGTCCGATTAGTATTAGTAACTGCATGACAGATTTAGATAAGGTCGAAGGTGTACAGTCAGTCGTTGAATTTGAAGTAAAAAATGTATTTGATACAAATGCGGGTTATAGTGGTAATGTTTATGATATCAAGGCCGCGACACGTAACAATATAATATATCCTTCTTTAGATCCATCTATATTCGAAGTTAAATATCCGAATACAGATATCAAAGGAAGAGTTGTTAAATTATAAAGGAAGATAGCAAATGTATCAATTATTTTATCCAAAGCGTGATGCAACATTATATGAAAGGTATGAAACAAAAAATACTGGTATAGACCCAATATTGGAATTAACTAAGATTGCCTCTGGATCGCCATTGGATGGTAATGTTGCATTAAATACTTTCAATACTAGAATCTTAATGGATTTTGGTCCTGAGATAACAACAATTTCATCTTCAATAGCAAGTGGTGATATAGGAGCCGATGCTCAATTTTATTTAAATCTTAGAGCTACCGATTCGGAAGATCTTCCTATAGAATATACACTTGAAGCATATGCCGTATCTCAATCATGGGTTAATGGTACTGGTAATGAAGCTGATATTCCTATTACTACAAATGGAGCGTCATGGCAATATCGAACTTCAGAAGCAGTAGGCACCGAATGGTTGACTGCAGGATATGCAAATGGCTCGACAGGCTCGAATGGGGTATCAACTGCAGGTGGCGGTACCTGGTATACAGGTTCTGGTGCATCTCAGACATTTAATTATCAGTCACCTGATATCAGAATGAATGTAACAGATATTGTTAGAGAATGGGTATCCGGTTCATTTGTGAATAATGGATTTGTCATTAAACGATCTGAATCAGAAGAACAATCAGGTGAGCCATTAGGTAGCTTGAAATTCTTTGGCAAAGATACTCATACAATATATGTTCCTCGATTAGAAGCCGCATGGGATAATTCAAACTTATCCGGTACCGGTTCATATACCGAAATTAGTTCAGATTCATATGTATTAAATTTTAAAAATATACGTAAGGAATATTTTGCAGATGGTCGTGCTAAATTCAGAATTGCGGTTAGACCAGAATTTCCGAGCAAGTCTTATGTTACTAGTTCATTTTATTTAACAGATAACCGTTTACCAACTTCATCATTCTATTCAGTAAAAGATACTGTTACAAATGAAACGATTATACCATTTGATACATCTGCTACGCGTATTAGTTGCGATGCAAATGGCAATTATATTGATTTGCGATTAAATACATTCCAACCGGAACGGTATTATAAATTTGTACTCAAAATAGAAAAGGATGGTGGGGATGATGTGCAGATACATGATGATGGATTTTATTTTAAGGTTACTAGATAATGGAAACTAACAGTACTGAATATATCGAAGGTGTTAATTCAAACCAAATAGTATTAAGTGTATTACAGGAGCAGTTTCCAGGCTTAACACAATTACCATCTGCAGCTGAAGCTGAATATGTTGCTAGAACCGTTACTCCGGTATATGAAACTGCGGGTGCAATAAATCATTATCCTGAACTAATACCGTTAGATAGAAGTGAAAATGGCGTTATACAAATTGATGGTGATGATGATACTAAGTCATTAAATATTCCTTTACAAAAATTAACATTTGTTGATAGTGATAATTACAATGAAATAATTGATACTGATTACCATTATTTTATTGATGTAGAAGATATAGGTATTGATGACTTACCAGATATCGCAGGTAAATTTATTATTATGCCGAAGAAAAGTATACCGACTATGAATGGCCCGACGTCTGATATTCATTTGTATTATATGCTAGGCGATATCTTTCCAAATTTAGAATACTTGCAAGTCTTTTATGGAAAAAAAATAAACGGCATACCTATATTATATCGCATTCCTGATTATAAAACTCTCGAGGTAATGTTAGTAGCGCGCGAGCAACGATATAATGCCATCCAGGTAATTGAAGTAGAAATTTTCAATAAATTAATACGGCGTACATTAAATGATACTATATCAATTGAAAGTTTAAATGCCGTAAACAATGCTATTACTGCTGCAACGGAAAATAATTCATTAACTCCAGACCAGCGATTAAATATGTATGTTAAAGAGCTACCAGTAGAAGTATCACAGCTAGATAATTGGTCTATACAAACACGGTTTAATTCTGGGTATAGGCCGGATTCTCCATTCAAACGAGACCCCGTGGATTATATAGGGCAATCGGCTGGAATGGATTTACCTACTAATTTTGATAAGGCAACATCATTAGAAAAACTCCGAGATAAATATGAAGGCCGAATTGTATTATTTAAATCATTAAACGAATCCAATCTGCTGTCGAACCGCGGATCACAGGATGCAGATGACCTCGAGGGATGTCGCATGTTATTTTATGGAAGATGGCGGCCTGTCTTTAGTTTAGATATACTTACATTATATGGAACAGAAACCGGTGGAGATATTAGCTTCCAAGTCGATAATGGAAGTGGTGGACAGTCTGGGTTTAACCAATCATTGCCAATTGGTGCTTCAGAGGAGGAAGAAGATGCTTTTAATTCGGCGCAGGAAGCTCGGTTTAATTTATTGCGTGCTGCATTACGTAAATTAGTTGATTCTGGTGTAATTATAATATTAAATGATGATGGTATTAATTCACCGATTTGGAATTCATTTCCGCATGCCTTAAGGCCATTGGAAGTAGCCGAATATAAAAACTATCTTAAATTAACTGACGTATTTGATGTTGAGTATTTAGCGCCATATGAGCCTCGAGGATCTGTAAAATATTATGATCCTATTAGAAATGGAGCAAGAGGCTCTGAATTATTTCCAGGTAACCGGCTAGTTGATGGTAATTCAAGTGCACCTGAGTCGTTAAAGGTTACATTAAATGAACAAATACAAGCCGAGATAATTCAGCTTACGGCTGGTATATCTGATTCAGTTGGTTTAATCAATGCATTGCAAGTACAGATAAATGATTTAATTGATTGGAAACGCGTTGCAGATGATATTGTCGATGGTGAGAATAATCGATTTAAATATGTTGTTTCAAATTCCGTTAATGTATTGAAACGTGGAACGGGTGCTCGATCGTTAGATAATTATTTTGAAGGTGCTGCAATCGGATCAGGAATTGGAACAGCGGTTGCATCTTTTGCGAATTTCTTCACATTTGGATTAGCTTCAGCTGCTGTAGCAGCCCAGGGGTTAGGGACAGCTGCATATGCCAGAGCTGCCGATCAATTTGAATTCGGCAATCCCCAGGAACGTTTATATAAAGATAAGATTAACACCCTATCAACTGAATATGACCAGTTATTATCAGCATCTACAGGCTTACGGCAAGTTGCTGAATTAAAAATCGATCGATTAGAATCAATTAGAAATGAAATAAATGCTGATTCGTTTGTAACCGCGTTTGATAATTACCAAGCACGGATTAATGATATAGATGCCGAAGGAATGATTGCTACAATTGACGCTAATATTTCGCAGATGCGATCAGTACGTACTAATTCTATAGATGCATATACTCACTTCTTAGGTATATTGAATAGAGAAATCGGCCAGGCCAATGACGGGTTAAGTATTATGGATATGAGAGTATCAATACAAAATTTCCGTGATTCATTGGCAACCACCGTTGACCTAGATGAGAATATTATAAACAACCTAATTTAACAGCAGCCGATATTTATTTAAAAGGTTCCTAGATGCCGTTAGATCAATACGAAAATTTTGAGGAGATTAAAGAGTCCACTTCCCCGGAACGCGGTCAGGTGTTTAGTAATTTAGATTTAGATCTGCTTATTTATGATATTGATAATGTAGATCTCCCAAAAGGCCTTGAAGATGTTAAGCTGGAAATGCATGTATATGCACCTCCTCCTGGAACTCAATATGTTGGTGGAGTTTATGATGTACGTGATATACTTGATGACGATACATCATTAGATATTGGGTTAGTTAAAGCCTTTGAAGAGCTTGATATTCGTAGAGGGCAATTTAAAGTTGCATTTAATTATCTACGTAATCATATTGGTGATTATTATAATCGCGATTTATATATAGTTGAAGTTGCACCTGACCGCGATGAAATTCATTTACGGTTTGTAGAGTATCAAGATCAACCAACACCTATATTTACTGATGAGTTAATTGCTCAAATAAATAATATCAATAAACGCTATTCTGTTAATTTTGGCGAAAATGAATTATACCGCATTATTAACGCGAAAGGTGATGAGAATGATTTATACTTAAAAATTTATGGTACCTTTGATGAGACAACCGTTGAAGAAAAGCAACGTGTATATTTAGTCGAAGAATTAATACAACCATACATTGATAATGTTAATATCTTACCACCTGCCACGGATGATGCGTTTAATACATTACGCGGACCAAATTGGGATATTGAAACCGGGTATGGTACAGTTACCGAAACTGATTTCAAAAGCTGGAATGATTTATTAGATACTAATTTATCAACAAGCCAGCAAGTCATCGATAGATATTTCTCAGGTTCCTTGCAAGGAGCTGATTTAAATATTGATTTTACTAATTTTGAAAACTTTGTACATTATTCATCGGCAACAGAAAGATTATTAAATTTCCGATATAAATTACAGCTTATAGAACATTATGATACTCAAATTGGTACATTATCAGCTGCTAGCGGATCTGATTCAGGTTCTATTGTTGGTAACATAGGAGTTAATCGACAACGTAAGGATAATGTAGTTGGCTCATTTGATCTATTTGAACGATGGTTATATAATGAACCAACTTCAAGCTTAACGACACATGGTGTCAGTGGTTCTACAATATTTGCTGAAACCTATACTTTACAGCCATGGCCAAAATATTTATCGAATGGTGTTTATGTTAATCATCATACAACATCATCCTTAGGTACTAGTTGGTATACAGGATTTTCATCTACAGCCTCGCTATATGATTTGTCGAATGATGATTCATTAACTAAGACCATACCAGAACACATTCGTAATGATGCGAATAACGATCAATACGATCTGTTCGTTAATATGATTGGTCAGCATTTTGATATATTATGGACCTACGTAAATGCACTTGCTACCAATTTATACACCCGTGAGGAGCATCCTAAATTAGGTATGTCAGCCGATCTGCTAAAACCAATGGCAGAATCAATGGGGTGGCAATTAACCAATGGTAAGCAAGCCGAGCAATTATGGCAATATAAATTAGGATTAACTCAATCGGGTTCTTATCAGTCTACCGGATCGTTATTTAGTAAGTCAGGCGAGTCAATTACGCATGAAGTATGGAGAAGAATAGTTAATAACTTACCATACCTGCTTAAGACAAAAGGTACCACTCGAGGCATTAAAGCTTTAATGAATGCATATGGTGTTCCGCAAACGTTATTATCAATTAGAGAGTATGGCGGACCTAAGGTCGCAAATGATACCCCAGCATTAATTGAAGACCGTAGAGTATTTGGATTAGAATTAACAGGTAGTAATGTAATTTCCAATTGGAGAGACGTATCGCTATCAAATGTATCTGGATATAGTGCAGTTCCATGGACTCAGGAAGTGCGATTTAAATCTCAATATACTAGCTCGGAACAGTCTGTGCTAGCATTATCAGATAAATGGGCAGTATCTATAGAATCTACCGGATCTATGTCAGGGTCAGCGGAATATGGTAGAGTTAATTTCTATATATCTGGATCTAATGGATATGTATCCTCATCGACTCCATATGCTCCTATATTCGATGGCGATTATTGGAATTTAAGAGTCCAGACCAATGTAATACCATCGAATAACAGTAATCCACTTCGACCGACAAGCGATAGTGCTATTAATAACCAGGCCTGGGGTATAACTTGTCAAAAAGCCGCCGATCATGCAATTGGCCGTATAACGCATAGAATATCTTCTAGTGTATCTCTAGAAACTCATCCTCAAATGGCTGGGGCTAATAGTGCAAGTTATAATGAAGCCTGGCGTACGCCTGATTTGCATTACGTAGGAGGTATTGCAAATTCTGCTGTTGGTATTACTCAAGGGTTAAGTGGATCTATTCAAGAATATCGTGAATATATTGAAAAGATTAATGATGCTACTTTTGATTTGCATACTTTTAATCCTACTTCATATGTAGGTAACAATGAAACATCGTCATTTGATACATTAACTCGTCATTATGTGTTCGGTACCGATCAACATACTTTTAATCATTCTGTAATTACAAGCATTACTAGTTCACATCCAGATCAAAGCAAATTATCTTTTGGTGCTGGAATGACTACTTTTGCAACAGCTAGTGGATTTGCAAATGAAACTAATTATGATAATAATATAGAAACATATTATGTTGACGCTCCTTCCTTAGGAGGTAATAATTTCCGTAGCCAAAAAATTAGATTAGATAATAATCGATTGGTTAATGTGTTATCACCAGAAAATACAGCACAAAGAAGTAAATTTGAAAATGCACCTATCGATTCAGAACGATTAGGATTATTTTATAGTGCTGCCGATCAATATAACAAAGAAATTTTCAATCATATCGGACCGGTAGAATTGGATGATTACATCGGTGATCCGAATGATCAGTTTGAAATGAGCTATCCAGACCTAACTAAATTTGCTCAGCAGTATTGGAAAAAGTATACGGATAGAAATGATATAAATGATTATATTCGCGTATTTAGTTTATATGATTTTAGCTTATTCGAGCAGATAAAACAAATGTTACCGGCACGTGTTATACCTAGTGTTGGATTGCTAGTCGAACCTAACGTATTAGAGCGTTCTAAAGTTTTATTAAATGATAAGCCGACGGTAGAACAGCCTGCTTATTCCGCTCTAATAGATGATAAAGAGCCAACCTCATCAGCTGACTATATATTGTATTCAGGATCTATTCAGCCGGTAGCAGATTTGCTAAAAGCAAGTACGGTATTCCATATAAGTGCAAGTGGTTATGATAATACGCCAGGCACGTTTACAGCAGAATTCTCAGGTTCAGATCCATTTGCTCCTATGAGCTATACGATAACAGAAGCATTATATACTGCATCCAGTACTGGATATTATAATAATGATATTGAAATACCGGCAACTTGCAGTGTTATTAGAAATCCTAGAGAATCGGAAATATTTCGGCAGGTAGAGCGTGATTATAATCCTAACCAGTCTTTTAGACACTATCCATTAAATAACTATATTAATGGTAGGGCTCATGATTTAAGTTTAAATACAGAACGTTCTACAGGTAATAAAAGAGTACTTAATGACACTACCGGGTCTACTGCAAACCAATTGGATATAACAGCTGGTAATTTTGGTAAATTCTTATTAGTAACTTCTTCAAATCATCCTACGAATAATTTCCGTCCATGGTCATGGATTTTAGGAGCTCCGGATTTAATTGCAGGATATGTATTAGATAACGCAATAATCCAGGCGACAGCTAATCCAACTAGTTGGCTGCAGGTTGAGTTTAATGCTCAAGGACCATATGGACCATATGATTATAACGGCACAACCCGGCCATATTCCGGCTCTGGATATTTTACGGATAATGGCCGGACTAAAATTCATATAGATGATATCAAGCCATTGAATGGTCTAAATACAGAGACATATGACTTCAAACTTATATATGCTACATCTTCAGCTGAATTAACTAATCGTATTAGTAATGCATCATACCAATTTCATTTTTCCGCATCAATAACAGGCTCAGTACCTGGATTAACCTATGCCGATAATTTTGCACCACTATTAATAGGTGGTGTTGCACCATCGGCCTTAGGAGTAGGGGTTAGTAGATCTGGCTCGCGATTTAGTTTTGATCTGACAGGGTTTAACCAGACACAAAAATTATATCTTGCATTTAACGCACAGTCATCCTCGGCAACACCGACGGGTATTGCATTAAACCAAATTTCATTATCAGATGTTCAAGTAGATCCATTTCCAACCGAGCCTGTTGATTTTAATTTTTATTCTGGTAACTTAACTCGAGTAAGTGCATCTGTATCATCATCAGAGGCAAGATATAATGGTCGAGAGTTTGTTGATATTAATGATATAAGAATACCTAGTAGTGGCCCTAGCGGTTCCTGGAGTTTATCTTGGTTAGCTCAAGAAGACGTTGGACATACCGGATCGTTGCGTGTAATGTTTGGTGCTGATAATACTAATAATCCATTTATATCATTTCGTAACCATAATGGAATTGGATTTAGTCCACAATATCACTTTATTTCTCCAAATGAATATCCATACGCCGAATGGTATGTAGGTAACGATTTTAATAGAGAAGATTTAAACCATTTTGTATTAGTATATGATGGCGGTGATAGTGGCAATGCTACTAATATCCAATTATGGATTAATGGTATAGCTTATGGCGGTGCTGATTTTTATATAGATTGGATAGCTAAGCAGTCTATATTTGGGTGCATTGGTTCTGGTATGCGTGCCGATGGTGCAAATGGTGGTACGTATGGATTTGCGGGATTAATAGGACAAGTTCAAATTTATGATGGTATACGGCTATCACAATCTGAAGTAGAACGATTATGGCAATATCCACATCACCGAATTATTAGAGATCCGCATGCACGTATACAAGCTTCGAATATCAATCTAGATATTGTAGTGAGCCGATCGTTAGAAACAGCTGCATATAACGATGATTTCTTCACTCAGACAGATAATCTATATTATAATGGATGTCGTATAACATCTGCAGATATAAACGTACCGACAACACAGACACCAGACAATAGCGCTGTAGTAACGGTATTTGAAACTAATCCAAATCAAATCATATATTCACAGAATGCACGTAACGGTAATTTGAGAATCAGGTAATTATCGAGCATGCGTATATTTATTAAAAAGGAAGTAAAACTATGGGATACTTAAACAATAGTTCTATTACAGTAGACGCAATTCTCACAAAAAAAGGTAGAGAATTATTAGCACGTGGTAGAGATGAATTTCAAATCACGCAATTTGCTTTAGCTGATTCTGAAATTGATTACGATTTATATAATCCGGCACATCCATTAGGTACTGCATATTATGGTGCGGCTATCGAGAATTTGCCAATTGTTGAAGCGTTGACAGATGAAACGCAGATGATGAAATATAAATTAGTAACACTACCAAAAGGTACTGCAAGGATACCAGTTGTAAGAGTAGCTCAAAACACTATTAATTTAGAATCAGGCGAGCAGACAAGAATTAATCCACAAACGGTTAATTTCCAGAATGGTAATCAATCCTTTGGATATACAGTTATTCTTTCTGATTCAGATGTGGCTGAAGTTAGAGTTGTAAGATCAGCTCCAAATAGTTCCGGTGCAACAGTACCGCAATTCGTTGGTGATAATGAAGCCGCCCAATCTGTAACAGTATCCGGCATTGAATTTGAAATAACCGCAAAAGAGCAATTATTATCAGATAAATCAGCTACTATATTAATTATAGGAAATGAGACAGGTGGTCGTGCTACTATTAACTTAACTGTGCGTAGATTGGAAGTTGCTACTACGGCGGGTGCACCGACATCGCAATCATAAAAGGTAAAAGAAAATGGCATTTAATAATAGACCAGTCAGACGTACAGCAGAAACCAGGAGAGCCTTAGTAAGAACGCCAGCTTCCCCTGCAGGTGAAACATCAAACACATCAACTACTCAGCAAATACAATCATTAGCTAGTCAATTGGCTAATCAGATTATACGAGAAAGAGAGGTCGCTGCTAGAACGGCTAGATTAGGTAGAGTATTTACTACCTTCGATCCCGCAGAAGATGTTATTCCTAATCAACAGGAAACTGTTACAAAAGCTTTATTTTCAAACAATGTCGGTAACCTTTTAACTTACTTTACTTCTTCGACTGCTACGGCAACTCAGAAAACTTATTTTCAAAACGTATTTAATGGCAATCCATTAGGGACAGGTTCATCACAATTATCTATTGCATTTGGCGATAGATTAGGATCTGGCTCTGTTGATTTAACAGGTAACTTAAATAATGATACTCCTACTCGAGCTATTTATAAACAATATGCTCAATTGGTATTAGAGCCTAATGATACTAAATTTACTATTAATGGAGTTGATACCGATAGAATTTATATAGTTAATTTTAATCGAGCTAGATTCCGTGAAAAATTAGATCCAGGTAACGTAGAATTCAATATTGCATTTTTATCAGGTTCTCAAGCGGTTGCAGGTGGGGAATCGTCTAATGCTGGTATGACTGGATCGAATGTTCAATTAGATGGTACTAATAGAGTATTAAGAGTTATTGATGATTCCGGAGCTTCTTTAGGAGATGTATCTGAGGCTGGATTAGTTTATAACTTAGTATCCGGTTCAATTGTAGATGGTATTAATACTCCAGCTACTCCGACTTATTATGGACTCCTTTATCCTCAGCATGGATATGCAATTTTTAATGCTGATACATTAGATGCAGATGCATCTTTCGAAACAGTAACAGGATCCCAGGTTCAAGGTGATAATGCAATGAAATTATTCACTGCTATATCAGGAGCCGCTACTATCACTCAAGGATCCGATGAATTTGGTATTCAAGCAAGATCATCGGAACAAGTAAAATCTACTTATTATTATGTACGTGTTAAGAATGGAGAATATAATTATTCAAACAATCCTTCATTTGTAACCGGATCATTAGGTCAGTTAGCATTTAGTACTTTTGTTAATGATCCTCAAGTATATCTTACAACGGTTGGATTATATAATGATAGAAAAGAAATGCTTGCTGTTGCTAAATTAAGCAAGCCAGTATTGAAAGCCTTTACAAGAGAAGCACTTATCAAAGTTAAATTAGACTTTTAACAAATAATGTCACGATATGCCACAACCGTCAGTATTTCGAGCATTACGACCTAGCGATAAGCAGTTTACGCCTTTTCAGACTTACAAGAATTATGCCATCGCTCAAACCACCAATGATAGTGGAGAGCCATCCGGCGTACCAGCTGGTTATGAATTATTACATGCAATTCATGCAAAAAGAACTCCATCCATTAGTGCAAGTTCTGCGGCGAATGATCCTACCAATACAAATGGTATTAATCAGCATATAGCCTGGAATGCTATAGACCATCGATATTATCGCCATCCATACGATCCTGCTAAGGCAGCAGAATTAACTGATAGACGAAAAACAGATAAGTTTTTGTTTTATTCTGCATCATTATTATCCGTTCCTTATTTCGAAATGGGAGAGCGGATTAAGGCAAATAGTGTTTCAATTGAAACTCCTAATTTCACTTTACAGGATGATGGTAATGGTAATTTACGAGATGCATTAATTAATTCTGCTTCGTTTGCTAACCGTAAAAAATTAATTGCATATTGGTCTTTCAATAACGAGTTCCGTAAGTTTCAAAACCAAACCGGAACTTTAAATGGTTCAATGCCGTTTGATAGCCGAACCTTTACTCCAGAATTTGGGTCTACTATTAATAATGTTGTTTTAGAGAATGGCGTTGCTACTAGTGCTATTAGTGCTAGTGGCCTGTCAGGAAAGTTTGTTAACAATAATAATATTGCAACACAACATATTAAAGATTTTAATTTCTATCCTACAAAAGATTGGTCAATATCATTTTGGATTAAATCTGACCATAATGGATATCCTACCGATCAATGGAGACCTATTATATCTAAAAGGTATGAAAAAGAATTAACTCGATATAATCAGGTAACAGGATTATTGGAATCATATGTAACAAGTTCAATTGCTAATGATTACAGTGAGCTACTATTATCAGAATCCGATCGTACGGTATCTAAAAGATTTCCCATGCATATTGAATCATTAGCTACTCGAAATACTGGCGATACGAGACGAGGAGATATGCAATTTTCAATTGGTGGTGATAATGGTGTTGCAACTGCTATGATAGATGCTAGTAAATTATCATATCCGGTTACTGGTTCCTGGAATCATGTAGCGTTGGTACATCGAAATAATGTATTACAACCATATTTCAATGGTGCCACTGGTTCATTTACTATTTCAGCTAATACATCTAATATTGGTTATACTGAAACTAATACACAATTGATATTTGGCAATGCAGATACTACTACTAGAACATATGGATATTTTTCCGGTAGTTTAGCAGAAATCAGATTTTATGATTATGCTTGTACGGATTCCGAGATACAATCTTTAGCTAACGCACATTATATATCAGGTTCATTATATCAAACAAATGTCGCAGGAAACGTGTTTTATCGTAACGGCCATATGGTAGTATCATCACCATTGCCGAAATATCACGATACATTGCAAGGTGCATTTACAGCTAATTATAAAGGCACTCATACAGTATATGAAAATACGGTATTATGCAATATACCTAAAGATACGATGAATGTATCAGTTAACCCATCAGCAGTCAAGCAAGGATATGATTCATTGCGAATAGATGGAATGACTACCGGATCTCTATTACCATATGTAACTGAGATTGGATTATATAATGATAACTGCGAATTGCTAGCGGTTGGTAAATTGGCTCAGGCGATACAAAAAAGAAATGATGTTGATTTAAATTTCATTGTTAGATGGGATTATTAATTTAAGGAAAAAGTTATGGGATGGGGATCTAATTCACGTGCCCGGAGAGCCGCGTTAAAGCATGGCTATCGATCGGGATTCGAACATAAAGTATCAGAGCAATTAACTGAACAAAAGATTGAGTTTGGATATGAGGATACTGTAATAGAATATACAATACCGGAAAGAAAGAGTAAGTATACTGTTGACTTTACATTGCCAAATGGCATATTAGTAGAAACTAAAGGTAGATGGGTAGCTGCTGATAGAAAGAAGCATTTACTAATTAAAAAACAGCAACCTGAATTAGATATTAGGTTAGTATTCCAGTCGGCTAAATCAAAAATAAGTAAGGGGTCCAAGACAACTTATGCTGATTATTGTGACAAACATGGTATCCAATGGGCTGAGAAACAAATACCAGAATCATGGATAAATGAAAAAAAGTTCTTTTGAGCTCTTGACCTTTTGGATTTTTTTCTTATATTAAAGAAAATAATAATAATTTTTTGTTTTTGTTTTCAGAATGCAATGAATGAAAATCAAAGACGAAACGAGATTGTTGGTTTATCAATGATCTCGCTAATATATAATATATGGGTTATAAACTAGACGGACTAATCGAATCGGTATTAGGTAAAGGGCGTGCAACTAACAAAGGTAATGTTGCATATTTCTGTCCTTTCTGTCATCATCATAAACGTAAACTTGAAGTAAGCCATGTTAATCAGTCATGGCATTGTTGGACGTGTAACGCAGCTGGTAGAAAATTAGTAACGCTATTTAAAAAGCTTAAGGTAGATAGAATACGCATTTCAAATCTATTTACATTGCTAGATGAAACTGAATATAAACATAAAGTTACTACTACAGAAACACCGGTTGTCGAATTACCTGCAGAATTCAAACCATTATGGGAATTAGATGCTAAAAACCCAGAATATAGAAATGCAGTTGCATATTTAAGAACGCGTGCTATAGGCATTGCTGATATATTGAAATATAGAATTGGTTACTGTGAGTCTGGCAAGTATGGTGGCAAAATTATTATACCTAGCTATGACGCGAATGGTTCGTTGAATTATTTTGTATCCCGAGCATATTATGAGTCAGATAATTTTAAATATAATAATCCACCGGTATCTAAAGATATTATAGGGTTTGAATTATTTATCAATTGGGACTTGCCAATTATACTAGTCGAAGGTGCATTTGATGCTATAGCCGTAAAGCGTAATGCGATACCGTTATTTGGTAAAACGATTAGCAATACACTTAAAATGAGGATTGTAGAAAAACAAGTAACATCAATATATGTGTGTTTAGATAAAGATGCACGGAAGCAAGCATTTGAAACGGCTGAATATTTCATGGGCAATGGTATTGAAGTTTACTTTGTTGATATTCAGGATAAAGATCCGTCGGAAATAGGATTTCAGAATATTATTTCTTATATTGATAATACTCATAGGCTCACTGAGGAACGATTAATGGAAGAGAAGATTTTATGCATGCTATAAAGAAAATAGATATAGGAATATCTAAAATAGACCGAATATACCACATTGCAGATGTGCATGTACGTAATTTAAAACGTCATAAAGAATACCGAATTGTATTTAATAGATTATATACTTATATTAAAAGTACAAAAACACCTAATAGTGTAATTTATATTGCAGGTGATATTGTACATTCTAAAACAGACTTATCACCGGAATCGGTTGATCTTGTAAGTGAATTCTTTACCAAATGTGCTGAAATCGCTCCTACCATTATAATTGCTGGTAATCATGATTGCAATTTAAATAATAGTTATCGGTTAGATGCCATTACTCCAATTGTTAATGCTATTAATCATCCATCGGTATATTATCTTAAGGATACTGATATATATGAGTTAGGCGATTGCCAATTCAATGTAATGTCGGTATTTGATAAGCCGGCTGATTTTATTCGTGGTGCTGAGTTCGAAGGCACAAACAAGATTGCATTACACCACGGCGCAGTACATAATGCCACGACTGATTTAGGTATATCGTTATCAAATACTCATGTTACTAATGATTTATTTGCTGGCCATGATTTAGTCTTGTTAGGTGATATTCATAAAACACAATATCTTAACAATGAAAAAACTATAGCATATCCAGGTTCATTAATACAGCAATCGCATGGGGAGGCTTTAGTACATGGTATTATGGTATGGGATGTAGCTCAAAGAGAATCTGAATTCGTACCAATTAAAAATGATTATGGTTATTATACGTTTGAGGTTAAAAATGGCAAGATCGTTAATGCATCTAATAATGTACCACCCAAGCCAAGACTGCGCCTTAAAGTAACGGATACGGATACTAGTGCCTTGAAATTAATTGTAACTGAGCTTAAACAAAAATATAAGGTTAAGGAATTAAGCATTCAACGGATTAATAATCTTAATCAAAGCGCGGTAACACGAAAAATTAATTTTGCTGATTATAGAGAAGTTGAATCTCAGAATAAAATTATAAGCGAATATTTAACTGATAATTATGTTATATCAGAGCCGGTTCTAGATGCTATTAGACACATTAATCGAAAAGTCCATAGTAAGATACCAGAACTAGTTGCAAACCGGAATGTAACATGGATCCCTAAAGTGTTTGAGTTTTCTAATATGTTTAGTTATGGAGATTCCAATAAAATTGATTTTACTAATATGACTGGTACATATGGATTATTCGCACCAAACGCCAGTGGCAAATCGACATTGTTGGATGCATTATCATTTTGTTGCTTTGATAAATGTTCTAGGACATCAAAGGCTCGCCATGTATTAAATAATAAAAAATCATCCTTTCAATCAAAGTTTGAATTTGAATTAGAAGGCCGGCCATATTATATAGAACGAAGTGGCGTTAAAAATAATCATGGCCATGTGAGAGTATTAGTTAATTTTTGGTCTATAGATGAGGAAGGCAATAAAGTTCTACTTAACGGAGACCAACGTGATTCTACTAATAAAATTATACGTACGTATTTAGGTACATATGATGACTTTATTTTAACGGCATTATCATTGCAAAATAACAATACTGGATTTATTGATAAATCTCAGCGAGAGCGAAAAGATTTATTATCTCAGTTTTTAGATATTGATATATTTGATCAGCAATACCAAATTGCAAATGAAGAAATAAAAGAAACAGCTGCAGCTATAAAGGAACATAAGCGTACGGATTATTCTACGGAACTATCCGATGCAATTACAACCATAAATTCAGTTTCAGCCTCATTACAAGAATATGATAAAGAGCGGAATAGCCTAATTGAAATACGTACTGCATTATCAACCGAGTTATTAAATACTACTAAAGATTTAAAGCCGGTAGATTCTGAGCTGACGGATATAAAATACCTGCAGGGGCAATATTCACATTTCACTCAATCTGCTGTTATTCTTGAAGGTACGATTCATGACTGGGATATAAATTTAAAGGAAACAGAAGAGTTAATAAAGACTACACGTGCTGCATATGATATTTTAATTGCAGATAGGTTACCTGAGAAAATAGAAGAATGTGAAACTGCAATATATTATATCAAATCACTGCATGGTAATCTTAAGGTACAGCAAGATATATTATCACATAAAGAGTCACTGGCATCTCAATTGGAATCACATGAATATGATCCAAATTGTACATATTGCACTTCAAATCCAATAGTGCAAACGGCAATTATAGAATCAGAATCAATTCCGGATATTACTAGTAAGATTGATGATTTAACTAATAAAATTACATATTCAAGTAGTATATATAATAAGAATTCATATAATACATTGGTATCTGAATTAGGTACGGCTGAATCTGATTTAGGTGATGCAATTAAAAAAGAATCATCAATTAAATATGAATTAAGTAAGATTAATTCTGAATACCAAGCAGTTAAATGGAATTTAGATAAATATATAGATCTTCTCGCTAAGGCTGAAGAGCAAAAAGAAATAGTTAAAGCTAATAAAGAGTTAAATGAGCAAATAGTAATAATTGAATCTGAATTAAGTGATACTGAATCCGAGATTAATGAAATTGAAAGTACACTATCAAAATTACGACCTAGATTAATTATAGCCCAAAAAACTAAAACAGACGTTGAAAAATCAATTGACCGATTAATTGAGTTAGAGCAATCATATACTGGATATGAATATTATCTTAAAGCTGTTAAGCGTGATGGAGTACCATATGATTTAATTACTAAGGCATTGCCACAAATTGAAGCTGAGGTAAATAATATATTAACTCAAATAGTTGAATTTACGATCCTACTTAATACAGATGGCAAAAATATAAATGCTTATATTGTATATGATACTGATAATTATTGGCCATTGGAATTGACATCTGGCATGGAAAAATTTATATCAAGTCTTGCGATACGAGCATCATTAATTCATATATCTAGTTTACCTCGTCCCAACTTTATAGCAATAGATGAAGGATTTGGTAATTTAGATTCAGATAATCTCAATTCAATGTATATGCTATTTGATTACTTAAAATCACAATTTGGATTTATTTTAAGTATATCCCATATTGATGCAATGAGAGATATCGTTGATAGTTTAATAGAAATCAAGAAGGAGTCTGGATACTCGAAAATATCATATGATTGATATTTATTTTAAAGGTAGCCATGTCATTACGTAAAAAAGTTTCATATGTTGGATTAAAAGATTTACCTTACGATTTAGTGGATACAGATCCATTATCTTTAGACTTTTTTAGAATAGTAGATTTTCCAGATAATTTTCAAGCTGGTAAAAATTTATTTAAATTACGAGCACATCCTAGAAATTTTGCTGATGGAGCTGAAATATACATAGAAATATTAGATTATAATGGAACTCCTATATATTATGAGCCATTAAAATATCGTGAGGCTGATGGTACTCGTGTAGTATCAGTATATATTTATCCTAATACCTCGCCAGGCCCTGCTATAGTATATTTAGCTAGCCGTGCACGAGTTAATCCAGAAACAGGAGAACAATATCCATTTTCATCGGATGGTGAGAGTCCTAATTTCAAACAGATTCCAAATTTATTATGGCAGAGACCAATTACAGTACAACCGCTAGCACGTAATAATAATGAAATTATATATACGCGCCAACCTACTATAGCAATACAAGAAGTAGTCCAGCCATACTTGCAGCCGGTAGATGTATTTAATGTGCAAACAACAGTAACCGGATCGGGCGGCGCATCTGTTACATGTACACCAGTGACAACAGCACCACCGATATCAATGCCAGGGTTTGAACTATTCACGGGCTTGATAGAAGAGAGATGATTAACAATGCTATATATCCCTAATATATTTAATACACAATCACTTCAGAAGTTTTCGAAATATGTGATACAACCTCAAAGGAACTGTAATGCCAAATGATCCTCTGTTATTTCGTAATCTCCTGCCACCACAAGGTCCGATAGAAGAAGGCGGCGGTGGCGGTGGAACTGTATTTATTGGCGAGCGAAATAATTCTCCTGGAAATAGCGGCGGTGGTAATTCAAATAATTCACAAAATAATCCTAATAATGTTCAGTTAAATGCAAGTGGCGAAGAAGGCAATATTAGTGCGCCATATAGTAGTATATTAACATTTACAGGATTTGCATTATCAGCATCAATGGTCGGAGGTACCGTTACCGTTGTAGATCCTTATGTAGAAGCCCCAGCTGGCATGGTAGTACATGATGACGGTACTAACAAAATTTTTAATATAGCTGAGCTAACTATTCCAATGACAGTGGCCACTGGTGAATTAGCTACAACCGGCCAAACTCAATTAAGCGGTTCGTTTCAGTTTCAAATAACAAGCATTACTAATAGTACTACTTGCAATGCCATACTAACTAATACCAGCGCTGGATTTGTATTTTATGGAATTGATTTGACGCCAGTAGATCCTACCGCGCAATTTGCTCCATACTCATTTACATCTTTCGGACCGACCGGCCAATCGCCTGTACCTACGACAAATTTCACATCAAGTTTTATATTACCTCAAGCAACAGTATATACGCAACAATCGCAGAGCTTTGCGCAAATTGTAATATCGGATTTAGATCCTGCGACAGGTGATGTATATGCAATTAGAACATCTTATAAGCCAGGTGGTTCATATGGTAACTTTATAGATTTAGGATTAACGGTATTAGAGCAGCAAGAACAATTAACTACAGGTTCATTACCTAGCTCAGTTAATCCAATATTTGGTGCATCAGATCCATCAACAGGATTATTTGTTAATTTGCCAGACATAACTGATAATTGGTCTGCAAGTGGTGTTGGTGGAATGGCCAGTCCATCAGTAGCATATGAACCTAGCAATATAATGGGTGGTGCTGAATTAACCCCGGCCGGGGCATATTCAAATGGAGAGGCTATTGCATTCAATCTGCTATCAGACGCGGGCCATATGCCAGAATTAAAAAAGCGAACTAAATATATTTTAGAATTTGGCCATTATAGTACCGCGGTATTTCCTGGCCCAGCTAATATTACTGATTCATTTGGTAATACCGATTCAATGCGATTAGATGTATATATAAGCGGCTCACAGGTAATACCTGATATGGATTATGTACCTACTTCAATTGAAAGTACGGATTACCAGTCTGGCGGAATATATGGTACGTTAATAGGGTCAATATCAACTAGTCCAAATGCACCATTAACAGTGACACCTGCCCAGGCATATCAAGATACTACATTTGAATTCGAATCGAATGAAACTAAAAGAGCTACTATATATTTTATAGTGCGTGGCGGAAGTTGGACAATTGCAGATATATCGTTAAGAACTAACGTTGAAACTGGGTTTAGTCCTAATTTTGCAAGAATGGATATTCGAATACCATCTCAGCATTTAAATACACCGCTAACGTTTAGATTTGAATATTTAGATTATCAAGGCACGCCAGCCGCATTAACTTCATTTATATATGGAGCAGTATTCTCCGGAGAAAATCTTTATATACAAGGAAATAGTAATTTAATTACGGGATCCCAATATATAGGTTCGGGAGTTGGTGAAGGTATTCAGCAGTCAGGACAGAACTCGGGATTTATACGATCAATTGGATATAATGGATTTACATCTGCATCTGCAGGATCAGGATCTGGATGGATGATGTTCTCTGGATCGGTAATACCAAATGAAACAAATGATTACGTAGATGGTGGAGTAGGATTAGAGCTAGTACAAGATTCCGGAAGTTATTTCCGATTCCGTACGGCCGGTCCTAATGCAGGATTGGAAGTAGTTACCGATAAATTCTTTTTAGGAAATGCCAATAATCAGTTTATATCAGGATCAGGCGGTAAATTGGAAATATCATCTTCTAATTTTCATCTAAGTAATCAGGGATTAGTAACCGCGACAAATTTTGCAGAAACACTTATTAAAGTAGGGCAGTCGAATAGTGCATCATATTTTAGAGATGATCCCGATGAAGCGGGTGGTGTTATGTTGGTGTTTGATGGTACCGGTGGGCAGAAACCAGGATATACAGGTTCAGTAACATTAAATATGGAACTTAAGACAGCTCCATACAATAATAGTTCAGCCGCCGTAGGACCTATTACAAATGTATTAATACCAAATAGTAATGTAGGAAGATCTTGTGAAGTCAATGTATTTATAAGTTCCAGCATAACAAATGTTACATTTGATAATGATAGTGTATTTGGTAGCATCGCAGCTGCATATAATAATGATTCACCAATTTAGGGGTATATATGAGTAATATAAGCTTAAGTGAAAACGAACGATATACATTTGCAAAGGTAAATGGAGTTCCGATTATTATAGAATCAACCGATGGAGCTGAAGATACTAATCATTTTAGAAATGATGTTGAAATTACAGGTTCAATAAGACAAGATGGTAATATTATTCTAGACGGTGCGGTTACAATAGCTAGTGATACCGTAATGTCTGGAAACGTACATATACCAAATGTATATACCTATAGCGGTGGTACTAGTACATTGTCGGATAGTGATTTTGATGTTTCTACGTTACTATTAATAGATGCCACTAGTGGTACGGTTACAATTAAGTTACCACCTAATGCCGTCGCTAGTAATTATGGACGTATTTATTATATAAAAAAGATAACGTCGACTGGCACAGTTACCGTAGAAGGTGCAAATTCGGTACGTAAAATTGACGGTGCTATATCTAAGTCAGCAACTGCTCAATATGCATTCCTCTCGGTAATTAATAGTAATGTGAATGATCCGGGATATGTAATATTATCTAATAGCGGATTCTCATAATATATATAATAAATGGATAAGATGGATTTAGGTACTTGGTTAGCAGAACGCATTATCACTGAAGATAATGGTATTGATAAAGTAATTGCAATCTACCCCGGAAGGTTCCAACCTTTCGGTAAGCATCATAAAGAAGCATATGATTGGTTAGCAAAGCAATTTGGCAAAGAAAATACTTTTATTGCAACAGCTGATAACATGGATAGTAAAGGTAAGCTAAAAGATAAATCACCATTTACATTTGATCAAAAAAAATCAATTATATCAGCCATGGGAGTACCTGCAGGGCAAGTAGTAAAAACTAATCCATATAGACCAGTTGAAATCACGGACCAATTTGATCCTGATACTACAGCATTACTTATCATGTATGGTAAAAAGGATGCTGGTAGATTATCATATACCAAAAAAGATGGTAGCCCTGGATATTTCCAACCTTACAAGAAAGGCGAAGAAATGAAAGGATTGGCGACGCATGGATATGTAATCGTAGCTCCTCATGTTGAAATTGATATTCCTGGATATGATGGAGAGATGAGTGGTACTGCATTGCGACAAGTGCTTGCGACAGCAGATGAAAAAAGCTTCAAGGATATAACCGGTATAAGTGATCCTAAGGTCTACGGGATGGTCCAGAAGGTACTTGCATCAGATGCATCCCAAGCCGAGCAAATAGAACGTTTTATAGAGTCATATGATATCAAATCAATATTAAACGAAGCATCATCTACAGCACCAGCCGATCAAGATGTGGATGATGGTCCGAGATATTTTTATGGTAATAATAAATCATATGAAGCTAGTACAGCAAAAATTGCAAAAAGGTTAGGATATACCGTTATAAATTATCTTAACGGAAACAAAGAACTACCAAAATATGATACTAAATTTCCAGGCGGACCTGTACCGGCGGTATCATTCTTTCCGGTAGGTATTGACGGTGCAGTAGATTCAGGAACAAATTATTTCAAAGAATTAAAAGGTAAGCCTGCATATAATAAATGGAAATCATATATTAATAATGTAGCTCAGCAAGTAGGATATAAATTTTTAAATTTCTTAGGTGCCGAAGATTCTATTGAATCGAGTATCAAAGAGCCTACCAGTGTACTTAAGGCAACACCTAAAACAATTAGCAAGGACCCAATAGCAATGGATGAATCTGTAACTAGTAAAGAATGGTGGAACATGCAATTCAAATCAATTCTTAAAGAATCTAAATTATTAACAGAAGGCGGAGCAGCAGGCCATATGGCACATCCATTTGATGATAATGATTTAACTTTTGAAGATCTTAAAGAATTAGTAAGACGGTCATTGGCAGGTGAATTAGATTTAGAATCAGCTGTATCTGAAAAGACGGATGGCCAGAATTTGCAAGTTACGTTTAAAGACGGTCAAGTCGGTGCTGCTAGAAATAAATCAACAGTTATCAATCCAATGAGTATTGATGATATTGCTCAAAAATTTGAAGGCAGGGGAGATATTGAAAAAGCATTTGTTTATGCCATGGAAGATCTAGAAAAGGCTATTTTAGCAATACCAGAAGCTCAACGAACTAAATTATTTCAGAATGGTCGTAGATTTGTTAATTTGGAAATTATATATCCGGCCACTCAAAATGTTATATCATATGGACCTGCTGCATATCTGCAATTCCATGGGTTAGATGAATTTGATGAGACTGGTAAAAAAGTTAAATCATATCCAGACCAGGGTGATAAGCTTCAAAAGATAATTGCTAAAGTAAATGCAGATACACAGGAGCATTTTAAGATTATACCACCAAATGTAATTCAAATGCAAAAGGATATTGAATTTGATGAAAAGGTACCTTATTATATTAGCAAGATAAATAAGATTCAAAAAGAGTTTGGTTTGCCGGATAAGGCAGAAGTATCTGAATATCATGAAGAATGGTGGACCAAATTCATTAATGAGAATATACCAGAAGCCTCCCCAGAAGTAAAAGATGGATTAACGAGGCGATGGGCATTGGGTGATAAATCATTTAGGCTAAATGGAAAAAATATACCTGATGCTGCTGTATTAGCTAAGGCTAAAGAAATTGATAAAACACAATCAGTGGCCTTAGGTAAAAAGAATATTAAAAAGTTTGAAGAAATCTTTTTAGAGTTAGGAGCCGATGTAATGCGTAACATTACTAATTATCTAGCAGTTAATCCTGCGGATTCTGTTAAGAGCCTAAGGAAAGATGTAGCACAAGCAATAAAGGCTGTTAAAGATTCAAATGATCTTGAAGCATTAAATAAATTACAAATTCAATTACAGAGAATAGAACGATTAGGTGGTTTTGATAAAATAGTACCATCAGAAGGCATAGTATTTGTATATAAAGGAAAGACCTACAAATATACAGGCGCATTTGCACCAGTAAATCAACTATTAGGCCTATTTCGTTATTCTCGGTAATATTTATAACAAAGGACTTACTATATGACACGTACAGAAAAAAAATTACGAGAAGCTATAAGAGCTCAAATTCGTAAATATCTTAAAGAGGCAGATGAGCCTGATTACATTAAAAAGGCAAAAGGTGCTACAAAAACAGCTTTAAAGAAATTTGATTCTGATGCTGAATTTGGTAAACTAACCCCGCCACAGAAAGTGGAATTTATTGTTGCAATGATTAAGAAGGTTGGATTAGATTCTTCTACCAAGCAAAAATTGCAAAGAGCGTTACCGGATTTAGTAGAAAGTGCCAAACGATATAAATCTAAATTACGTGAAGAAAAAGAAGAAATTCCTGCATTACCAACGGAAGAAGATGGTCGTGTAGATGTTAATCAATTATTTAGCATTCTAGGTAAGTCTGTGTTAGGTAAACGATTTGCAAGATTAGGTTCTAAGCCTGATGCGGCAAGAGCAGAAGCAATTGTTAAGTTTGCAAAAATGATCGGAGTACCGACGAGTAAGATTAGTGATATTGTTTCTGGATTGCTTGCTCAGCAAGGTGAAGAAGAGCCAATGGAAGAACCTATTGAAGAGCCTATTGATGATATACCAGTGGATGATATACCAGAAGAGCCAATAGAAGAACCTGAGGAAGAAGAACTCCCAGAAGAATAAACCAAAAAACAAGTTATGACAAAAAAAAGTAATTTAGAAAACATCAAGGAACTACTCGACGGTAGTCATAAATCACAAAACCGATCGGTTAGTGGATATACTAAATCTGCTAGCAAAAAGCGAGAGGTAGGTGATGTATGGTACGAGGCAAATGCAACAGGTACTACATACCGGTGGGAACAGAAAGACGGATTTCGTGTTAAAACTGCAAGAAATAGTATAATAGATACGGTCCGTGAAGCATTGACAATTCCAGCCATTTGTCCCGAATGTGGTGGTGATATGCGCGACCATGAAAAGAAATTACATGAAAAAATGTATCGCATACATGGGACATGCTTTAGCTGTGTATTAGTTAACGAACGTAAGATTAAACAACAAGGTAAAGAAGCTTGGGAAGAGTATTCTAAAAAATTCATGAAAGCTAATGCCGAATCGTGGCTTAAGGATGTTGATAAAGAGTTCGAATTATTGCGTGAAGCATTGAAAGGTAAAAAAGAATTTGTTAATAGCGATGGTACCACAGAAACATGGGATCAAGTCGACAGAGATACATATTTAGATTTTATGGATAATGAGTTTGTAGATTTCAAGAAAAAACTTTTAGAGGATTTATCATGACATTAGTTAAGCAATATTGGCACGTTATAACAATTGCCGTATTACTACTAATATTAATAATGACAATTATAACAAGGCCATCTCCGGCAGATGCTGTAAAAGAATATAAATTACAGCAAAAAGTAGATAGCCTAAACGTAGTAATACAATCGCATGAAGTGGCACGTGCTAAATATTTTCAAAATATTGATAGCCTTAATCAATCTATAACAAAATTACAATATAGCATTGATAGTACACAAATCGTTATTAATGACCTTAAGGAGGATTATAATGAAACATTGGAAACTATTAGTAATTTTAATACTAACGACATTTCAGAGTTTTTCGCAAAGCGTTACGGTAAATGATACAATTATTTGTTTACCTAAATCATATCTTATAAGTGCTATACAAGATATAAAGTCTGGGGATTTTTGTAAGGCTGAATTACTCGCAACTCGAAAAATTGTAACACTTAAGGATGCTCAACTATTAGAAAAGGATAGTGTAATAATTAATTATAAAGGTGTTATACGTAGATATAAGTATGAAGTAAATGATTTGAATGATCTAATAGATGTAAAGGATGATCAAATTAAATTATATCTAGTTAAAGCAAAAAAAGAGCGACGAAAGCGTATTGCAATTATAGCTAGTGGTACCACAATAGCAATTGGTTCAATTGCGGCAATTATTTGGTTATCACTTTAATTTTTCTTATATTAAAAGTACTTTATGGCCAAGAAATCAATACGAGAAATAATACAGGATGAGTTTAAACGATGTGCAATAGATCCTGCACATTTCATGAAAAAGTATTGTATTATACAACATCCTACCAGAGGTAAAACCTATTTTCATTTATATCCATTCCAAGAGCAATCATTAACAGAATTACGAGATTCTCGATATTCAATTATTCTTAAATCTAGACAATTAGGAATATCAACATTAACGGCTGGCTATATTTTATGGTCAATGCTTTTTAAATCAGATTTCAATGTGCTAGTAATTGCAACCACGAAAGATGTTGCAAAAAATCTTGTAACTAAGATACAGGTAATGCATGATAATTTACCAAAATGGTTACAAGGTGGATTGGTTGAAAATAACAAATTAAGTTTACGATTTAAAAATGGTTCTCAAGTAAAGGCCGTATCATCATCAGGCACCTCAGGTAGATCAGAAGCCTTATCATTACTAGTATTAGATGAGGCTGCATTTATTAAAAATATCGATGAGATATGGACCGCGGCACAACAAACGTTAGCAACTGGTGGTGGCTGTATTGCATTATCTACTCCTAACGGTACCGGTAATTGGTTTCATAAAACATGGGTTGATGCTCAGAGTGGTGGGCAATTCTTACCTATAGAATTACATTGGTCAATGCATCCGGACCGAGATGAAACTTGGAGAGCAGAACAAGATCAGCTCTTAGGCGAGAAAATGGCAGCACAGGAATGTGATTGTGATTTTGTTTCTTCTGGCCATACCGTAATCGACGGTACATTGTTACAGTGGTATAAAGAAACATATACAAAAGACCCTATAGAAAAAAGAGGATTTGATGGAAACTATTGGTTATGGGATTACCCGAACTATTCAAAATCATACGCAGTGGTTGCTGACGTGGCTCGAGGTGATGGTAGTGATTACAGCGCGTTTCATGTAATTGATATAGATGAAGTCCGGCAAGTTGCAGAATACAAAGGAAAGATAGGTACTACCGAATATGGTAATATGCTTATTGGAGTTGCAACTGAATGGAATAATGCGTTATTAGTTATTGAGAACAATAATATTGGATGGGCGACAATTCAAGTTGCTATTGATAAAGGATATGATAATTTATATTATTCTTACAAGCAAGATGCATATGTAGATGAAAATGTGCATTTACGAAAAGGATATGACCTCAAAAGTAAATCACAAATGGTACCTGGATTTTCAACTACGACAAAAACTCGTCCATTGCTACTTTCTAAATTAGAAACATATTTCAGAGAAAAGGGTATTGTAGTACATTCAAATAGATGCATCGATGAATTGTTTACATTTATATGGAATGGTTCTAGAGCAGAAGCTCAGCGAGGTTATAATGATGATTTAGTTATGTCCTTAGGAATTGCATTATGGATACGAGATACTGCATTACGATTAAAGCAACAAGGATTAGATTTATCACGTAAGGCTTTAGGCCATTTTGGCAAATCAAATTCTGGAGTATATTCTAGCAAAACTGGTACCGCGCAAGGCTGGGAATGGCAATCTGGAGATAAAGATAATGATAATCTTAACTGGTTATTAGAATAGTTAATATTTATATAAAACAACGAGATAATGGCAGATAAATCATTTTTTAAAAGACTAGAACGACTATTTTCTACAAATGTAGTAGTTCGTCGGTTAGGTAAGGATCGATTAAAGGTCGTAGACAGTAACCGATTACAATCAGCAGGTAATGCTAATAATAGTCGATATGCAGATCGATTCGCCGGAGTACAGCAGAAATCAGGCCGGTATAGTACTTATAATGGTACCGGATATAGTTTTCAATCTAATAGAACAGAATTATATACTGAATATGAGGCAATGGACTTAGATCCTATTATAGCCTCTGCATTAGATGTATATGCAGATGAATCTACAGTAAAGAATGTTGAAAATGATGTATTAGGTATTAAGACTAATAATGCTAAGATACAAAAAATACTACATAACTTGTTTTATGATATTTTAAATATTGAATACAATTTATGGCCATGGGTACGAAATGCATGTAAATATGGTGATTTTTATTTGCATTTAGATATCGAGCCGGAAATAGGAATTATTAATGTAACTCCTATGTCATCTTATGAAGTAGTTCGTGAAGAAGGATATGATCCTGATAATCCATATGCATATAGATTTACATTGCAAACAGTTAATTCATATTCAGTATCACAGAAGAATGAATTAGAACCATATGAAGTAGCTCACTTCAGATTACTATCAGATGCTAATTTCTTACCATATGGTAAATCAATGATTGAAGGTGCTCGAAAAGTATTCAAGCAATTGATATTAATGGAAGATGCAATGCTCTTGCATAGAATAATGAGAGCCCCAGAAAGAAGATTGTTTTATATTGATGTAGGTAATATACCGCCTAACGAAGTTGATTCTCATATGCAGAATATCATGAACAAAATGAAAAAGACTCCGTATATCGATGAACAGACAGGTGAATATAATCTTAAATTCAATTTGATGAATATGCTTGAAGATTTTTATCTTCCGGTAAGAGGTGGAGAGTCTGGAACACGTATTGAATCATTGCAAGGCTTATCAAATGATGGTCAGATTGATGATATAGAATATTTACGTAACAAGATGATGTCAGCTCTTAAAATACCAAAAGCATTCTTAGGATATGACGAAGGTGTTGAAGGAAAAGCAACATTAGCCGCAGAAGATATTCGATTTGCACGTACAATTGAAAGGATTCAAAGAATCTTTATTTCAGAACTAACTAAGATAGCAATTGTTCATTTATATAGTCAAGGATTTCAAGATGAAGAATTAATTGATTTTGAATTACATTTAACTAGTCCTTCAATTATATATGAGAAGCAAAAAGTTGAATTAATGAATGAGCGTCAAGGGTTGGCTGCTAATTTAATTGAACTTAATATGTTCTCAGAACAATGGATATATGAAAATATATTTGATATGTCTGAGGATGAATGGAAGAACGAACAAGACCAGGTAATAGAAGATCTTAAAGAACGCTTCCGAAGAGAGCAAATAAGCAGCGAAGGAAATGATCCTAAGAAAACAAATATGAGCTTTGGTACACCACATGATATAGCCACCATGCATACAGCAACAAGTGCCAATCTACCAGGTATGCCTGATAACAATGAAGCAGGACCTGGCCGTCCAAAAGAATATGGAACTTGGGGCAAGCATAAAGATGCATTTGGTAGAGATCCATTTGGTGTTAAAGATAAAGCTGCCCCTGACTTTTCAACTACCTCGGATTTCAAAGGTGGTAGTGCTTTAAGCACGGAACAGAAAGATATATCATCATTTATAAGTACATTACCAACTAGTTTAAAAAGTAAGCAAATATTAAATGAAAGTCTTAAAGACAAATCTTCTGATAATGATAATGGTACATTATTAGACGAGAGTAATTTAATTGAAGACGAAAAAACAGTGAAATAGTATGTGTTCTATATTTATTAAAAATGCTCAGAAAAATGGAAGATTTGAATGAATTCATTAAAACATTCTAAAGTAAAGAATACTGCTATTCTTTTTGAACTGTTAGTACGTCAAGTTGCTGCCGATACGATGGAGAATCGTGACTCGCCGGCAATAGTACTTTTAAAGAAACATTTCAGAGAAGGTACGGAATTATATAAGGAATTATCACTATACCGTACATTAGCCGAAGAAAGATTCGTGGCCGAAGCACAAGCTACTAGATTTTTATCAGCCGCAGTTCAATCACGCAAGCAATTAAATGAAACAACATTGCGTAGATCAAAATATAATTTGATTCGTGATATTAAAAACAAATTGGTATTTGAAAACTTTATAAATGCACGTATTTCAAACTATAAATTGAATGCAAGTATTTATAAATTATTTGAATATAATATTGCCGATTCCCCTGCAGAGATTACTAGATGTCAAGGTATGATAATTGAATATGTAATTCGTAAAGAAAAAGAATCCATACCAGTTAATGAATCATTTACTAAAGAAGATCCGGTAGTACGGAAGCTTGCATCTAAAATTGTAGTTGATAGGTTCAATGAAAAGTATTCTGGATTAAATGTAGATCAAAAAGAACTATTAAAAGAATATGTTAATTCAGTTAATAATTCTCCTGCATTGCTAGATAAGGTTAAAAACCAAATTCCAGTAATTGTTGAAAATCTAAATACATTGAATAGTACAATTCCATCTAAGGTAGTTAAGATTAAATTACAGGAAGTAACCAATATGGTTAGTGGAATGAATGATATTAAAACTATTCAAGACAAGCATATACTTACAATGCTTCGATATTATGAATTAATCGATCAATTAAAAGGAGTTCAGAATGGCAAATAATCCAGGACCATATAATCCAGTGGCAACAGATAAAAACCAATTTGATAGGTTAGGATTTCCAGGCAAGTATCATTCAGCCTTAAAGGTAGCATCAGGAGCAACAGTTAACTTTACCGGCTCTAATTATGGATATGGTGCTGTTTTAATTGGCAATGCTGCAAATGTAGCCGCTACTAAAATTCATGTCGCTGGTGGTGCTACTATTGATGGCAATGATTTAGTTGTAGGTACTATTTATGATATTACGCCAAGTAAAATAGTAGCAGATACAGGCGATGTATTTACATTTAAAAGACAACAATGAGTTTAAGGTCTGAAATGAAAAAATATTTTATACATGAAAAAGCAGACTTCATTGATGATGAAGAAGCTGTAACAGATTTCGATAACCTTGAAGACAAGGATATTGATAATGACGGTGATACAGATGATTCTGATGAATATCTTCATAAGCGTTTTGGTACTATAGCTAAAATGGATGAGGAAGAAGATATAACCGGAATGGGTGTAGCTATATGGATGGCAGGAAAAGATTATCCAGGCTATGGTACAGCTAAAAAAGTAAAACAAATTTCAGATGATAGAGTTGAAGTAACATTTAGAGATGGCAATACATATACATTTATACTTGAGCCAGGATATAATACCTGGGTAGAAGAAAGTGTAACTGAAATGTCGACTACGGCTTCGGCACCAGGCTATGATACTCCAAATGCATTTGGCGATGCTGATGAAGATACCGTAGAAGTTGATGGATGGAAAAAGATTCCAAAAACAAATAAAATATTCAAACCAATGGAAGGTAAATCTACTTTTAAGAAAATGATGGCTGAAATGTATGGCCTTAAAGAAGCCGTGCATATTGATATAGCGGCAGCAGTAAGAAAAATTCGCGAATTTAATAGAGGCAACTATAGTCAATTTGAATCCGGCGATATCGAAGAACTTTCTGCAGATATTTTAAAAGACCTAGGATTTAAGGTAACTGGTGGCAATGTTGATGCTGTTGCTGACCACATTGGCGCCTCAATGGTTGGTAAAGATGAAATACCAGAAGACGCGACCATGGTTAGAGAATTATATCCAATTCTAAATAAACTGGATGAAGCAGTATCATATAGAGAATATAAAAAAGATCCAAATTCCACTCCAAAGCAAAAAGTTAACAAAGGTATTGCCGAAGTTAATAAAATGTTAAGTGAGATGGAAAAGATAGTAAATAACAATTTACGTCTCAAACAAGAAACAGGTGTTGATTCATCTCATTTCTGGAAATCAACCGGACAGAGATTTGCAAAGATAAATGAACGAATGACTCGTATATCTAATCGATTAAAAGAATTATCCAAATAAAGGAATAAAATGTCAAAGCAATTAATATTAGATTATATACCATTTCAAGTATCTCCGCAACAAATTAATGAAAGTTTGGAGAATAACGGTGGTCGGTTAATTGTTAAAGGTACATTACAAAGAGCGGATGCTAAAAACCAGAATGAAAGAGTTTATCCGAAATCTATTTTAGAACGTGAAGCTACTAAATATGATACCTTTATTAAAGAGCGAAGAGCTTTAGGTGAATTAGATCATCCAGATTCAAACATTATCAATTTGAATAATGTGTCACATAATGTATTAGAAATGCATTGGGCTGGAAATGATTTGGTAGGTACTGTAGAAGTATTATCAACACCATCCGGTAATATACTTAAGGAATTATTTAAATCTGGAATCAGATTAGGAATATCTTCTAGAGGTATGGGATCAGTGAAAGAGGTAATGACAGAAGCTGGTAGCGGAATGGAATTGCAAGTACAGCCTGACTTTGAATTGATAGGATTTGATTTTGTTTCTAATCCATCGACGCATGGAGCTTTTCTATCACCGGTTAATGAATCTGCCGGGAGCAAAAGCACCGTAGATCCATATTTATCTATAAATAGATTGATAACAGATATAATAAAGGAATTCTAATATGGCATCTTTAGCAGCAATGGCAGGAACAAGTTTATACGGTGGATATACGCAAGGAACAAACGGGTTACCAGCTACCACAGTATCTAATCTTGTTGGATATTCTAATCCTGGACCGGATGGAGATGATCCAAAAGATTCAGGTGTATGGGGAATAGGAAATAAAAACTTTGCTTTTGGCAATGTTAAAAGTAGAAGCATAAATAACCGAAAGTCTTTGCATAATGCAGGTGCAGCCGGTGTTAGCTTTTATGGTCCTATTAATTCATCTCCGGATATAGGTACTGGTAATTATATGGATCCATTTGCAAGTAGTGGTACTTCATTTGCTGATATATTAGCTAATCAACCATATGCGCTTACACCTAATGCACCAGGTGAATATGGACCGGGTGTACAAACACCACCATATTAATAAGGTAACTGATGAAGCAAGATGATTTAAGAAAGATTATTCGAGAAGAATATTCTAAGATATTATCCGAGCAAGTTGATTATGATTATGCAATTGGTAAATTTAATGACTTATATAATGAGTTATTGCAAGTGCATAAAGAGGTTGGTACTGAACTAGAAGCTAACAACGAACAGCAATTCATTACATTTTCCCGGTATATGGGAGCATTGGAGAAAGGCTTAGATAATACAATTAAATTCTTGACAAGAAAGAAAAAGTCACAATCAGGAATCACAGAACCAGATATGACAGGCATTGATCCCAATATAGGTGATACAGGAGAGTAAAATGAAAGATACTAAATCAGCAATGGCATTATATGAAAAGTTTTTGCAGGAAGAAGAACCAGCAAAAATGAATACGGATGAAAAACGTGCTTTTATGGAAGCAGTTGCTAATTATCATTCTATCGGTGAAAACATATATAGAGCTAATAAATTAAAAGAAACTGCATCTAATATGGCAAATATCATAGAAGCGGCAGAACAATTAACTCTTCAAGAATCTGAACATTGGTTTGATAATGTTACTGTATCACGTCATATGAAGCAATTAAAAGAAGCTTATAAAGTATTTGAAAAGACTTCCGGAGAGATGGATGGTCTACAGCAACGATTAGAATCGGCATATGAAGATATGGGGTCAGTATTAAACAAGTATTACAAAGTTAATGGATCGCTATAATGAAAAAACATTTGATAGAAAATTTTAAAGCTGAAAAAATTAATCTAGCAGAATCCTATAATAGATTATTTGGTAATACAAAGCGCCAATTATTGGAATATGCACGAGATACCAAAGATGGTAAAGAATTAGATAAATATTTTGACAAGCTAGTACCAGGCCAAGGAAATGCCGGCACTCTGAATGGTGAGATAGTCCGTGCTGTAAATAGAATCGGTTACCGATGGTATAATGACGGTGATAAGTTTTATCAAGGATATGGAACACAAACCGCTGCACCGGCAATGGCATTCTTACGTAGGCATAACGAAATTGATCCTCAGATTCAAGATGCATTTAAGAAACTTGAAAAAGCTGTAGTAGGTACTACAACGGATAAGCAATATGAAAAGTTTCTTGAAGGATTGTTTAAATATGCAGTGCGTCATGTAGAAATGATTCCAACTACTAAAAGTGATGTGGATTTATTCGATTATGATTCTGATTATGAAGAAGAAGAGGAGAATGAGTGGGATGATGAAGAAGAAGATGGATGGAATGAGTTTGGTGATGAAGAAGATGATGAATTTGATAATGAAGAGCAATATTAGGATAAATAAAATAAATTACTTATATTAAAAGCATTATTAACGATTAAATTATTAAATGAGCAGACAGTTACGATTCCACCAGTCTATAGTACATGGTAACCCTAATGCTACTCGAGTAGCCAAAACAAAAAGAAATCCTTCCGGTGATATTGCAGGAGCGCTCCGAGCTTGGAAAAGCAAACTTAAAGCAACTGATGTTATTCAAAAGCTAAAAGATAACAAAGAATATACTAAACCTACTACCAAAAGGCGTGTAGCAAGAAAGACGAGTATATATAATTCGCGAAAGAGATGGGAGCATATGTATGATTAATATTCATATAGATTAAATAAAAAGGTGGCTTAACGGTCGCCTTTTTTACTGTTCGGCATATATATTACTGATTATCCGATACTATACCTCAATGTATAGTCCCTGACAAAATTTATTTATATCTATTAAGATTCAGAATAATCTTATTTCCGCAAATTATAATTAAGGACAACAAATGAATGATCTTTTAAAAGAGGCAATTGCTGACGCAAAGGCTGTAAGAGAAACTGCAATGGCTAACGCCAAAGCTGCTTTAGAAGAAGCTTTCACTCCACGTTTACAATCTATGCTCCATGCTAAATTAGCAGAAGAGATGGAAGATGATATGGAAATGGAAGAAGACATGGAACTTGACTTAGGCAATGAAATAGAAGCACCAATCGAACCATCAATGGATTTAGATCTTGAAGAAGATATGGAACTTGACTTAGATGGCGATTCCGGTATGGAAGATGCTGACATGGAATTAGATCTTGACGAAATTTTACGTGAACTTGACGCTGCTGATTCAGATGAAATTGGAACTGGTGACAACAAATTAGATGTTGATGCTGGTGATTCATCAGAAATCGGTGAAGGTAAGTATGACGATGAAATGGATGAAGAGATTGACCTAGATGAAGTTATCGCTTCATTACGTGAAGAAGAAGATGACATGGACGAAGCTGCAGACGAAGATGAAATGGAAGAAGGTAAGTACGAGAAAGAAATGGAAGAAGCTTACAATGTAATCCGTTATCTGAAATCTCAACTTCAAGAAGTTAATCTTCTAAACGCTAAATTGCTATTCTCAAATAAGTTATTTAAGAACCACGAGTTGAATGAATCACAAAAGATGAAAGTTATTGAAAACTTTGATCGAGCTCATAATATGAGAGAAGTGAAATTAGTTTATTCAACTTTAGCCGAAGGATTCGGTAAAACAAAATCAAAGGTGCGTATTAAAGAATCATACGCGTCTAAGCCAACCAGGTCTACCAAACCAGCTGCTAGAGTAATTACTGAAGGTAATGAATTAGCAACTAGATGGAAGAAATTGGCTGGTCTTTCTAAATAAAGGGAAATATAATGAATGTAAATTCACTTTTGCCTACCAATACTCATGCTAATGCTCGTAAAGAGTCCAAAGCGCTTGTTTCCAAATGGGAACGAACCGGACTTCTTGAAGGACTTAAGAATGAAGTTGAAACACAAGGTATGGCGGTTCTTTTAGAGAACCAGGCTAAGCAGTTAGTAACTGAAGCCAACCAAACAGGTACAGATTCCAATTCAGAAGAATGGTCAGGGGTAGCTCTACCATTAGTGCGAAGAATCTTCGCTGAAATTGCTGCTAAGGATTTCGTATCTGTTCAACCAATGAACCTACCATCAGGTCTTGTATTCTATCTTGATTTCAAGTATGGAAACGACCTTCAAGGTGGATTGTTCCAGACAGGGCAAGCACGTACGAGTCAAGAAGATTCTGTATTTGGTGTAACTGATGCCGCTCGTGGCACAACTGCTCCATCCCAAGGACTTTATGGTGCTGGAAGATTTGGATATTCTATTAACGCTGTAACATCATCTGATTTGGATGTAGAAACACCAGCGTCTGCTACAACAGCAATTAGTGCCGATAGGTTTGCAACTGGTTCTGTTGCCCCGATTGATGTTAACTTTAATACTGAGTTTCTTGCATCAACTGGCTCGAATCCCGTATTGATTCAAACGTTAGATGTAAGAACCGCGGATCTCGTTGGTGCTGATGTAAATGCAGTTAGATCTTTTAACTTGACGAATGATGCTCAGCTCGAAGCTGTATATCCAGAGTTTACTAAATTAGTAACTCGTGCAACTGCTGATGATACAATCAGATTCGTAGTTAAGGTTGCAACTGCTGGTGCAGATGTAACAGATCTTCAAGTTGTATTCAATAAACAACCAGGTTCAGACTCACGTGGTGATTTTGAAGTAGGTAATGTTGGACAGCAGCTTGATACAAATGGTAAGATTCAGATTCCAGAAATCGATCTTCAAATGCGTTCTGAAGCAATTGTTGCTAAGACACGTAAGTTGAAAGCTGTTTGGACTCCTGAGTTTGCTCAAGATTTAAATGCTTATCATTCAATTGATGCAGAAGCTGAATTAACTTCAATGCTTTCTGAGTACATTTCACAGGAAATCGATCTTGAGATCCTTGATATGTTGATCGAGAATGGTCAGACAGTTGAAAGATGGTCTGCACGTGTTGGTGTTGAATATGATGCCGCTAGCGAATCATTTACCAGTGGCAATTCTGCTGCTCAAGCTTACAACCAAGGAACCTGGTTCCAGACTTTAGGAACTAAAGTTCAGAAGGTAAGTAACAAGATCCATCAGTTGACTATGAGAGGAGGAGCAAACTTCCTAGTATGTTCTCCAACCGTAGCTACCATCCTAGAATCTATTCCAGGATATGCTGCTGATACAGATGGTGATAAGATGCAGTTCGCAATGGGCGTTCAGAAAGTTGGTGCTATTAATAGTAGATTCCAAGTTTACAAGAACCCATACATGACTGAGAATACTATCTTGATGGGATACAGAGGATCACAATTCCTTGAAACTGGTGCTGTATATGCTCCATATATTCCATTGATTATGACTCCATTGGTATACGATCCTCAGGATTTCACTCCGAGAAAAGGTGTAATGACACGTTACGCTAAGAAGATTGTACGTCCTGAGTTCTATGGTAAGATCTTTGTTGAAGGTCTAGACTCTATCTAATTAGTACTTACTAATTGATGTTTAATTAAGGGGAGGCTTCGGCCTCCCTTTTTTTATGTTACATATTTATATTAAATAAGGTTATGATATGGCAACTAAGAATACAGATAAAACACCACCTAAGGGATCGGTTAAATTTTCATTAACATTATCGGCCGAGCAAAAAGCAGCCAAATCTAATATATTACACGTACCCTTTTCATTCGTAATAGGAAAGGCAGGATCTGGTAAAACATTACTAGCCTGTCAGATAGCATTAGATAAATTCTTTAAGCGAGAAGTTGATAAGATAGTAATTACGAGACCAACCGTAGCTACCGAAGATATAGGCTTTCTGCCAGGTTCATTAGAAGAAAAAATGGATCCATGGATAATTCCAATACGTTCTAATATGCGCAAAGTATATAATAAGGCAGAGGGATTAGCTAGAATGGAACAAACAGAAGATATTGAATTATTAAGTTTAGCACACTTTCGTGGCCGTACATTTGATAATGCAGTATGTATTGTAGATGAATTCCAAAATCTAACTAAGCAACAGTTACTAATGGTATTAGGACGATTAGGTAAAGGTTCTATAATGATTTTTTGCGGGGATAAAGACCAGATCGATCTGAAGTTTGCAAACGATTCAGCTATACATGATGTACCGAAATTAAGGGGCTCAAAGTATGTATACGAGGTAATGCTTAAAGATAACCACCGGCATGCTGCATTAGATGAAATCTTCGACTTATTGAAGTAGTCAATATTTATTCTAAAGAGAATCTACTAGATGTCATTAACTGGAAGAAAAAGTTCTTTATCACCCCCTGCTACCACCGATACATATTTCTCGCGTGGCCAATACCGTGACAATGTTGAAACTGCAACTAATACGCAATTAGTGGCAGCGGTTAGGTCACGTAGAGTCGTTAAAAGAGCAGTACCAGTATTACAGCCAGTACATGGACCTATAGGTGGATATGCGGGAACTATAACACCACCAGTAACTACATTATATGTTGTATCGGGATATGTAGACCCGGATTACGTTGAATAGGATAAAATAAATGCCACTAACACCACCATATTCATTATTAACAAGGACCGCAAAAGGTTCTCAATTGACTATTGATGAACTGGACGGTAATCTGTTATGGTTATCAACTACAATGTCCGGCTCGATAAATAGTATTACTGGATCGTTAGGAATATCAGGTAGTAATATTGAAGTAGTAACATCGTTATTTAATCTGTTTTCAGAAACATTGATTACTGGATCTGTTACTATTAATCCAAATTCAATACCGAACCCAATATCAGGCTCATATACATTAGACGGCTCATTAATATTTAATGGTGACTTGACAATATCATCAGGTAGTGAGTTGATAATACCATCCGGCATCGCTTTAACATTAAATGGAGCATTAATCAATAATGGTGATTTAGTTAATAGTGGGTCATATATTAATTTAGCACCAACATCTCCTTATATGACATTATCTGTATTAGGTAATGTTAGCGCATCTGGTTATTATGGTGATGGTAGTGGTCTGACAGGTGTAACCGCTACAGCAACATTACCTGCCGGGCTAGTATCTAGCTCGTTGCAATTTACTAGTACTGATGATGTAATCTTCAGAAACATAACAGCATCCGGTAATATAAGTGCAAGTGGTAATGTATTTGGAGATAGAATTATATCACAAACTTATATAACTGCTGGAAGTCATCTCAACGTTACTAATGATATTAATGCCAATGGAAATATAGTAGGGGATGGTGCTACTAATATAAATGGTATATTAAACATAACAGCATCAGGTAATATAAGTTCAAGTGGAACAGTAACTGCTGGAGCCGTTACGACAACAGGAAATATAAGCTCAAGTGCCGGTTACCTATATGGAGAAAGAGTATTTGCCAGTAGAGGATTTATAGATGATTTGGCGACAAATAATCTATATGGAGGTGACGGAGCAAATACTGCTATAACTTTAAATACAGTAGCCGGCTTATCTTTATTAGGACCTGTAACTGCATCAGGTAATATAAGTTCAAGTGGAACAGTAACTGCTTTAACAGGTTCATTTGGCACTATTACAGGTCTTTCCCCTATTACCGTAACCGATAGTATTACTTTTCAGCAACCTATTACAGCTAGTATTATTAGTGCTAGTATATTTAGTGGTGACGGTAGTGGATTAACAAATGTACCAGAAAATACAGATATTGATGTATATTTAAATTTTGAAGAAGCTACATCATTTGCTTACATTGTACCTTATAATTTGCAATTTGCTGGTTTTGTTACCAGTTCAGCAATGATTGTACAAATTTCATCCAGTGGCGCTCCATATGTATTTACTTCATCACTAAGCCAATTTAGTACATTATCAGTAACCTCATCAGCTGCAGGGTTAGTTATATTATCAGGATCTAAATTATGATACAACAATATATTAATATTAAAACCTCTGGTGGTGGTGGTGGTGGAATCGGATTAGAAGTAGGTATATTTTCTGATGCCGGGCTTACTACTCCTATCACGGAAACCACATTTGGGAATACAATATATCTAAGTCTTACGGCTACAGGAGGTACTGGACCTTATACGTATATTTATACTATACAGACTCCCAATGGGACTTATACTCACCAAACGGGATCGTCTAGTTATGCATTAGAATGTGATTTTATAGGAAGTATCAATATAGGCGGATATGTTGAAGATTCATCCTCACCTATATTAAGTGCATACACTGTCACTGAAAAAAATATATTTGCTATTCCTATACTCGATTCTTATACACGAAACTCTCAATGGGTTAATCTACCTACACTTATCGTAAATGAACAGGTTGTATATGGTCTTTATGCCGTTTTTGATGTAGAACATAATTATGTAGCATTGGAAGCCCAGGGAGATTATACTGTAGATTGGGGAGATGGCAATGTAGTAAATTATGCATCAGGTGTAACTGCTGAGCATGATTTTTCTTATTCAGCAGCCAGTAATTTGACTAATTTGGGTTATAAGCAATCAATTGTAAAAGTTTACCCTCAGGTGGGATCTAATTTGACCCTAATTGATTTTAACCAAAGACACAGTTCGGTTTCGTCAACTAATAGAACTACAGGATGGTTGGATGTATTAGTACAAGCTGTTAATTGTACTAGTTTTACTTTTTACGCCCAGAATATTCAGCATAGAATGTTAGAACAATTCATTTGGGAAGGTTCTCATTCAATTACCAATATGTCTAACACATTTCGAGGTTGTACTGCTTTAGAAAAAATTCAAATAGATGTTAGTTCTGTTACTACTTTACTTTATACTTTTGGCTTCTGCTCTTCTCTTATAGAACTTAATAACGGATCATTCATAGCTAATAGTGCAACTGGGCAAGCAAGAAATGTATTCAATGGCTGCTCAAACTTAAAATGGTTAAATGAATATTCTGTCTCTACGGCAACAGATACTATTAATACTTTTATTAATTGTCAGTCATTACAAGGAATAAAAACTTTAAATATTTCAAGTAGCACAAATGCTAGTAGCTTTTTTAGCGGTTGTAGTTCTATGGTATACGCTCCATTTTTCGATGCTACTTCAATAGTACTATTGAATACATTTTATAAGAATTGTTTTTCATTGCCAAAAATTCCTCTCCTGGTGATAAGCTCAGCAACGTCAATGACGTCATTCGTAGCCGGCTGTAGTTCACTTACAGAATTTCCTTTAATTGATACTTCAGGAGTTCAAAATATGGGAGTCATATTTGATGGCTGTACTAGGTTAATAAAATTTCCAAATGTTGATTTTTCTGCAGCTACTAGCGTTAGAGTATTATTTAGAAGCTGTAATAGTTTAATGGAAATTCCAAATTTAAATTTTCCTCTTGCCACTGATATCGATGCTTTATTTATATCATGTATATCACTTACCAAAGTTGGAAATATCAATGCTCCAAATGCATTAGATCCAAATAGTATGTTTAGTGGGTGTGTATCTTTAGCATCTGTAGGGTCAATAACTGTAAGCTCAAACGCCACCGACTATAACGGTATGCTTGCAACTACACCTAAGTTAACAGATATGCCTTCTTTAAATACATCAAATGCTACCGTATTACAGTTTATGTTTCAAGCTAGTGGAATTGTTAATTATCAAGCTATTAATTGCTCATCAACTAATTCTCTCTATAGAATGTTTTATCGAAACACCGGCTTAATTAATCTTAATTTTTTAAGTAACACAAGCAGCGTAACTAACTTCAGAGGACTAGTCCGAGAGTGCACTACCGTCCAGACTATGAGTGGTATAGATTGGTCCAGTGCTACTAATATGCTCAATACTTTTTATAACGCATATAATCTAAGAAGGATTGAAGGAGGAAATATACCGATTACTTTTACAATATCAGGCTGTAATTTTGAAGCAACTGAGATTGATGAATTATTCACAGATCTCCCAACGGTGTCAGGAAAAACAGTTACAGTTTCAAATAATCCTGGGTCATCGACATGCACAACAACAATAGCTACCAATAAAGGGTGGACAGTAGTAAACTAATAAGATATGGAAAGATTCTCAATACCAGAACAGCCAGCTTTTTATAAGCAAGTATTCGACCCAGAAGAAGATTGGTTTGTAGCCATTGATTGGATTAAAACACCTACATATGAGTTATTTATAGAAGATCACGAAAGTTATGAATATCCTTATGATGGGTGGGATTATAAAATAATACCTCCCGTGGAATATCTTGACTGGGTTGAACGGAATAAAGATCCTGATGAAACAGACTAAAATATATAACACATGAAATGGTTATTATTACTGCTATTCCCATTCCAAGTATTTTCTCAATGTATATTAGATGATAACATTGCAGTTGATATACCACCTATAGGAGGAACATACCAACCAGGCCAAACAATAACATTTACTTATACTATAGTAGACTACCAAGGATTATCGGTAAATTGGATGCATGGAGTTGCAGTCGCGTTAGGTGGTGGATGGGATGCTGCCTCATTAGTTCCTGTAGGTTTCCCAACAAATAACTCAGGAACAGGTGTATGGTTATGGGTTAATATGGTACAATCATCTGCTACAGGCATAATCATAAATAACCCAGGGTGGTTTTATGATACTAATTTAGGTGGTGCATTAGATGGTAATCCGGGTAATAATTGGGGTGATGGGTTGAACGGCCCTTGGACATTCCAGTTTCAAGTTACTGTGGGGGATTGCCCACCTAACACAAATGGTGATGATTTATCTATTATAATTGAAAATTATGCTGATGGGGAAACAGGTAGTTGGATAAATTTAGACTGCCAAGCAGATCCAAATGAAACTTTTAATGCTACAATAGAATGCTGTCCTCCCGTATTAACAGGTGCTATTACACATAACTAGATATTTATATAAAAGGATACAAATGAAAAAGATTGCAGTTATATTATTTTTAAGTCTAGCGACGCTAGCAGGTTATTCTCAAAATCTACCATGTCCAGATTTCATATGTGAATCAGATGCTAATTTAACAGCCTATTCAGTACCTGCCACGCCAGGCTCAACTTACGCATGGAATATTACAGGTGGTAATATAGCAGCCGGGCAAGGCACAAATACGATACAAGTTGATTGGTCTGCTACAATACCAGGCAATTATGCAGTTGAAGTAATTGAAACTGATATTAATGGATGTGTAGGTAATATAGTATTATGCGATGTTACGGTTAATGCGACACCGGTAACAGGGGCTATAACGCATGATTAAGTATTTAATTATCTTATTACTAGCTTGCAATACGTTACAAGCACAATACTACCATCGTATACCTTTATGCTATAATGGCATTAGGCCAGTACAATATACAGTGCCATACAATTCACAATATCAATACAATTACCAAGTTACCAATGGTACAATAGTTAACTACAATAATGGTAATGTACTAGTAGATTGGAATGATGTACCAGGTACCGGTCAGCTGACTGTTACGGTGACAAACGATCTGAATTGTGGAAGTAGCGTTAATTTGATAATGGAAACATTGCCATGTAATACTACCACTATTTATGTTCCTAATTCATTTACACCTAACAATGATGGTTATAATGATATATTTACTGCAAAGGCAACTAACATCAAATATTACGAAATGGCTATCTATAATCGGTGGGGGCAACAATTATATTTTACTCGTAATATTAATGGTGGATGGAATGGAAAAGTTCGAGGACGTTTATGCCCACAAGCTGTATATACTTATAAAATACGCTATCAAGATTATCAAAACTACTATAAAGAAATAGTAGGTAAAGTAAGTTTGGTAAGATAATGTCATTTAAACTATAACACATCCTTTCTTGTAGCCTTCGATATTTATATAAAAAGGTAATTCATGGCTGTTAATATACCCGTATGGGATGGTTCATCTACATTTGCCGCTGGCCAAACGCCGTTAGGCTTTTATGATGCTCAACCTGATTTTGCATCTGATATAGATAATGTTGTTAAATGGTGTGCTCAAAAATTAGGATATCCGGTCAATGATGTAGAATTACCATCTGGCTCGTTTTATTCTTGTTTTGAAGAAGCTGTAAATGAATATGGTGGCCATGTTAATACATATAATATAAGAGATAACTTTCTTAATTTATATGCTGCAACAGCTTCCATGCAATTAACACAAAAAGCAGTTTCTGCCAATCTTCAAGGTATTATAGAATTGGCACAAGATTATGGTACCGAGGCTGGTGCTATAGGAAACGTAAATGTTTATACAGCATCCATTGCAGTTAAGAATGGAGTACAGGTATATGATTTAACAAGTACCTCATCAGTAACATTTGAACAAGGATCCCCGGATACAGATTCATTTGAAATAAGAAGAGTATTCCATGAGGCACCACCAGCCATTACTAGATTCTTCGATCCTTTCGTAGGTACCGGAGCTGGTAGTCAGCAAATGATGGATTCATTTGGATGGGGTGGTTATTCGCCAGGAGTATCATTTATGATGATGCCGATGTATGCAGATGTATTAAGAATCCAGGCAATTGAATTCAATGACCAAATACGAAAATCAGCATATGGCTTTGATATCAATAACAAGCAAATAAGATTGTTTCCAATACCATCTGGAGATGAAACAGTATATTTCAATTATATGCTTACCTCCGAAAAAGGTAATCCTTTAAAGTATAATGCAGAAAGCGGGTCTTTGATAAGTGATTATAGTACAATACCATATGGTAGAATGGATTATGATCTTATTAATGAAGTAGGCCGAAATTGGATACGTAGATATACTCTGGAATTAGCAAAAGAATTATTAGGGTTAGTTCGAAGCAAGTATAGCTCGTTACCGATACCTAATTCAGAAATCACATTGAATGGATCTGATTTAATATCTAACGCTGTTACTAAAAAAGAAGAATTGATTACTGAATTAAAAGAAACGTTAGATTCATTATCACGTCAAGCACAATTAGAAAGAAAGCAAGCCGAATCGGATGCGATGTTACAACAAATGAATAAAATTCCGTTAGGAATATATGTAGGGTAACATATGGCATTATTTGGATCAGGTAGAGATGCATCGTTAATTAGATCAATGAGCCGTGAATTATTACGGTATATTGATACTGAGGTATTGCATTATAAATTGGTATTAGATAGTACAAATGAAAATATATACGGCGAATCAGAACGTCGTACATATTATAAACCTACAAGAATTACAACAATAGTTCAGAAGGATGAAAAAACAGCTACCTCAGATGATTTTGGTTTAGAATTTAATCGTACTGGTATATTTGCATTTTTACGTGATGATTTAAAAGATAAAAATATTCATGTTGAAGAAGGTGATGTTATCGAATGGGATAATGAATATTATGAAATAGATAATGTAGGATCGTCGCAGTATTGGGCTGGTAGAAATCCATCAACATTGTTAGGCAATACTTCTGGTGAATTGGATGAGGAATTTGGATATAGTGTTGCTATAATAGCAGAAGCTCATGTTACTAAACGTAATAACATTAATATTGAAGAAGTTAGGTCCGGTATAAATAAACCGCCTTATATTTCACCAACAGATAGAGGGATATATAACTAATGGCTGAACTAGACAGAACAGATTCATCATTTACTAATAATCCAAAATCAAACCGAGCTGAACAAGTCCGGCGAGATGATGATACAATTAAAACGCAAGCATGTACAATATACGACCATGACTTTGCAATATTAACTTATCTTAGAGATGTTGCTAAACCTAAGATAATAGAAAATGATGCTGTTATTGATATACCAGTCATGTATGCCAATGGAGAAAAATGGAGCCAAGTTCAGGCACATGGATATATGAGAGATGCTAAAGGTAAAACAATGACCCCTCTTATTATGATCCGTCGTAATTCTATTGTCGAGCGTGATTCGATGAAAAAGCTAGATGTTAATAGAAATCCAGCTGGTAACAATTTAGTATTAGAAAGCAAGTATACGAACAGACATCGATATGATAGATTCTCTGCAACATCAAATTCAAAGCCTAACAAAGAATATTATGTAACGCTAATACCTGAGTTTGTTGATATATCTTATGATGTATTTATATGGACGTCGTTGCAAGAGCAAATGAATCAAGTATTAGAGCAGATAATACCATTAGGAGGATTTGCATGGGGCACGACCTGGAAATTTCCTTGTATAGTACAAGATGTGGCAAATGAATTATCTAATGATACTGGAGAAGATAGAACCGTAAGAGCTACATTACCAGTAACAATGAAAGGCACTATTTTTCCAGAAACAGAATTATATAAATCAAATGTGCAAAAGCAATACGGTATCAAGCAGATTAAATTAGCAGAAACTCAATTTACAGCGCCGCCTGATGGGTATGGAGATGATATAGGTACCAATGGTAATTTCCTACCGTTTTATCGACGGTTTGATCAATAGCGCAATATTTATTTAAAAGGTTATATTATGGCAACAAAGTTAACACAAGAAGAACTAGATAATTTAAAAAATCTAAAAGAACGCAGCGATTCAAAAGTATATGAATTTGGGCAGTTAGAAATAGAAATGCTATTAACGCATCAATATTTAGAATCACTGGATAATGCTAAAACCAAATTGAATGCCGATTTTGGTACGTTACAAAAAGAAGAGCAAGCTGCAGCTAAAGCATTAAATGAAAAATATGGCGATGGATCGGTTGATCTCGAGAAAGGTGAATTTATACCTACCGAATAGATTGTTTGGCTGATTAATATCATATTTATATAAAAACTTAATAAAAGGGATAATCAATGGCCGAAAGAATTGTAAGTCCTGGTGTGTTTACCAGGGAAGTTGACCAATCATTTTTACCAGCCGCAATAGGTGCAATTGGTGCCGCAGTTGTAGGACCAACCGTAAAAGGTCCAGCAATGGTACCAACAATTGTATCTGGGTATGATGAATACAGACAAATATTTGGAGATGTATTCATTAGTGGTTCTGGTGCAGATGAAAAGTCGTATAAATATTTAACATCTATATCAGCACAAAACTATTTAAAATATGCTGATACATTAACCGTGACAAGAATTATGGCTGGTGCGTATGCTCCTGCTGATTCTTTTGTAACATCATCCGGAGCCGGTAATTCATTTAGATTATATACATTAGCCGATGGCGCTATTATGAATAGTGGTCAAGCTGTAGCATCGTCAGAAGGAGAGGGAATAGCGGCAGATGAAACAACAAATAGCATGCTTGTTTCCGGTTCTGTTGATAACCTACGATGGGAAGTAGCAAATGTTAATAATAATTTAGGTACATTTAGTTTATATATTAGAAGAGGCGATGATACTTCAAGAAGAAAAACCATTGTTGAACAATATAACAATCTTACATTAGATCCAAATTCACCTAATTATATTGCACGGAGAATTGGTGATCAGGTATTTACAATGAGAGATTCCGGTGGCACTTCACCATTCTTGCAATTATCAGGTTCATTCCCAGTAAGGTCTAAATATGTAAGAGCCGAGGTACTTAAAACCACTCTTAATTATTTAGATTCAAATGGAAATGTTAGAGTAGGTGCTGCTTCCGCTTCATTACCACAAGCAGTATCAGGAACATTTGCTAATGGGTCAGATGGAAACGTTCAGCATCCACAGCAATTTTATAATGGCATTACCAATACCAATACGCAAGGATTTAATCTAAGTGTTACTGATGAAGGTAAAACAGCTTATACAGATGCTATTAATTTATTAAGTAACCAAGATGAATATGATATTAATTTGATATCATTCCCAGGATTACTTAATAGCGCAGCCAATCACGGTGCTATATTATCTACGGCAGAAAGCATGGTAGAAGGTAGAGGTGATTGTTTTATGATATCAGATCCAATATTATACGGGTCAGGATTATCAGCAGCACAAGCACAAGCAGAAGCAGAAGATTCAAGCTATAATGCAATGTATTGGCCATGGTTGCAAATCGCAGATAATGATTTAGGTCAGAATATTTGGGTACCAGCCACCACATTGATTCCAGGAGTATATGCATTTAATGATATGGTAGCTGCTCCTTGGTTTGCACCAGCAGGTCTTAACAGAGGTGGATTGGAAACAGTGATTCGAGCTGAGAGAAAATTAACTCAAACCAACCGAGATGATCTTTATGAAAGTAATGTTAATCCTATTGCAACTTTTCCTAACAGTGGAGTTGTAGTATTTGGACAAAAGACATTACAGAAAAAATCATCTGCATTGGATAGAATTAATGTACGAAGATTACTTATCGCATCTAAGAAATTTGTTGCATCATCTAGTAAGTTCTTGGTATTCGAGCAAAATACGACCGCAACTAGAAACAGATTCCTTTCTATTGTCAATCCTTATTTTGAAGATATCCAGCAACGTCAAGGTTTATATGCATTCAAGGTAGTAATGGATGAAACAAATAATACCCCAGACGTAGTTGATAGAAATCAATTAGTAGGACAGATATTCTTGCAACCAGCCAAGACAGCAGAATTCATTATTATTGATTTCAATGTTTTACCAACGGGAGCTGCTTTTCCAGAGTAAAAATTAGGAAAGTAGATATTTATATAAAAGAGGAAACATAAATGGCACAATTATTAGATCCAACCGAGATATTTTTTACCGCATATGAACCAAAAGTAAGTAACAGGTTTATTATGTATGTAGATGGGATTCCATCATATCTTATTAAAGCTGCATCTAGACCATCAATCGATCAAGGTGAGATTGTATTAGATCACATCAACATTGAAAGAAAGATCAAAGGGAAGAGTCGTTGGCAAGATGTTAGCATTACATTATATGATCCAGTAGTACCATCCGGTGCTCAGGCAGTAATGGAATGGGTACGATTGCATCACGAATCTGTAACAGGTAGAGATGGTTATTCTGACTTCTACAAAAAAGATATCACTTTCAATGCTTTAGGACCAGTTGGTGATAAAGTTGAGGAATGGACATTGAAAGGTGCTTTTATTTCTTCTGCCACCTTTGGTGATATGGATTGGAGTACAGAAGACCCGGTTCAAATCGAGCTTACATTGAAATATGATTATGCAATATTGCAGTTCTAATCTGTAAACATATATTTAAAGTAAAGGCCTTCATATTTATATGGAGGTTTTTACTGTTCTGCATATTTATATAAAAGTTATAAGGAGTATTAATGAGCAACGAATTACCCAACCATAGGTCGGCAGGAACACCAGCCAATCCAACCCCAGAAGCAGCACAACCACCTAAATTTCCAACGGAGATTGTAACATTGCCATCTAAAGGATTACTATATCCAAAAGACAATCCATTGGCATCAGGTAAAGTGGAAATGAAATATATGACGGCTAAAGAAGAAGATATTCTTACTACTCAATCATATATTCAGCAAGGAGTTGTATTAGACAAATTATTTCAATCTCTTATTGTAGGAAATGGTGAAGGCCAAAGAATCAATTACAATGATTTACTGGTAGGTGATAAAAATGCAATTATGATTGCTGCACGTATCTTAGGATATGGTAAAGATTATGTAACAGAGGTTACTACTCCTTCCGGTAAGAAACAACAAGAAACAATAGACCTCACTAGCATTGATGATCGTCCATTTGACGAAGGTTCGATAGAGGCTGGGGTAAATGAATTCTCATTCCAGCTACCGACCAGTAAACGAACTATAACGTTTAAAATGCTATCGCATAGAGACAATGATATGATTGAAAAAGAATTGAAAGGTCTTAAAAAGCTTCAAAGAAAGACTGGAGGTGCCGATCCACAATTAACAACTAGATTGGCACATTCAATTACGTCTATAGATGGAGATGAGGATAAAGAAAAAGTTCGTAAATTTGTTCGTGATGAATTATATGCAATTGATTCCAGAGCCTTAAGAGCACATATGAAAACAGTTCAGCCTGACGTTGATATGGATATTGAATTCATTGATGAAGAGACTGGAGATCCATTTACTTTAGGCTTACCGATAGGAGTCAACTTTTTTTGGCCTGACGCCTAGCTACCGACTTACACTTCATAAACAAATATTTGATCTTATATATTGGGGTAAGGGTGGATTCACCTGGTCTGATGTATATGATATGCCGATCTGGTTACGTACATTTTATATTAGAAGTGTAGACAATGTGCACAAAGAAAAATCAAAGGCCGAAGAAGAAGCCACTAAAAAGGCCAAAGCAGCGTCATCTAGACGACGATAATTCGCTATCCTTATATTTATAACAAAGAAGGGTACTATTATGGCAAAAGATCCATTAGAACATTATGGTAAGCAAATCAATGAATCTATATTAGGTTCATTTCTTGGATTAATGTTTGCTCCTAAATTAAAACGTACATTTAGCAAGATATATAAAGAAGCAGAGGCAGATCCAGAATTAAAAGCTGCTTTAATAGATTACGCTAAACAAAGCCAAAATGTTAAGCAAGTAATAAAATCAATATGTGCTAGAAATCCACATCTTTCAAATTGTAAAAAAAGATTTCGTCATACTAGATAAGGAAATCTATGGCAGATAATAATGATTTGTTACGGGAACAGGTTGACTTAACAAGGCAATTAGTTAGTGCAATGCAAGATGTAGCATTTACTCTCGGTAAGGTAGCAGAAAAAATGGGAGTAGCGGCAGATGAGACGGAAAGACTTAGCAATGATACTGATGAAATAGAAAAGTCATTAAATAAAATTGTTGGATTAAGCAATCAATATAATGATGAATTGCGAGATAATTATATAGTTAGTAAAAATATAGTCGATAAGTTAGAAGAAGAAATGCATGCATATGTGGCTTTAAACGGTGGATTAGAAAATTTAAATGCAGAACAAGCCGAACGAGTAACTCGACTTGAGCACATTATAGGTGCTCAACGAAAATTGCAAGAATTAGGTGAAGATGAAATAGATAATCGTCGCAAAATTTTAGATTTATTAGGCAATGCAAGCCAAGAATTGGATAGCTTTATTGATAAGTATATACCCATGGGTAGAGCGTTATCAAAAATTATTGGCCTTAACAAAATAAAATCGAATCTGCAGGAAGGTCATAATGCGGCTATGGATGCATTCAATGAGACGCTTGCAACAGGAGGCGATATAACCAAAGCTTCAAGCCAGGCAATGAAAAAATTCATGAAAGTTGTAAAATTAGGACCATTGTTGGCATTGGCAATTGTTGCGGCGTTAGTGCAATTAGTAAAATTGGCAGCTACATTAGAAAAACAATTTGCCGAAATGGCAAAAAATATAGGCACTACAGTAGCTCAAGCCGAGGCATTATCAATTGAATCACAAAATGTAGCTGAATCATTAGATAATCAGTTAATATCAATGAAAGATGTATTAACAGTTCAGCAAGCTACGATAAAAGAATTTGGTAATATGTCAATGTTATCTGCAGAAGTTGCTGCAGAAGTTGCTAATATTGGAGAAGCATTTGGTTATGGTGCTGAACAAGCAGCCGCAGTAAATAATGCATTAATAGGATTAGGAGTACCTGCCGCGGATGCCGCGGATGCGCAAAGAGAATTAGCTACGGAAGCTGCACAAGCAGGTCTTAATGTAGGCGCTGTTACTGCAGATATTGCCCAAAATGCAAAAGCAACGGCAAAATTCTTTGGTGGTAATGTTAAAGCATTAACTAAGGCCGCATTCGAAGCTGGTAAATTAGGTGTAAGTTTAGATCAAATGGCCAAGACAGCTGAATCATTATTAGATATAGAATCAAGTTTAGCCAACCAATTTGAATTTATGGCCTTAACCGGCAAAGAAATTAATTTTGATGAGGCACGTCGATTAGCAGCGAATAATGATATAGCAGGTGCTACTAAGCTAATATTAGATGGAATGGGTGGAATAGATGAATTTAGTAAGATGGATCTGTTCCAAAAAGAAGCTGCGGCTAAGGCAGCAGGAATGTCTGTTGAAGAATTATCTAAATCTTTAGCAATACAAGATAAATTAACAAATGCAACGAAAGGACAATTACTCGCGGCGAAAGGATTAAATTTATCGACGGAACAATTAGCCAATATGACGCCGGAACAATTGGAGCAGGCATTGGCACAAGAACAAGCGGCCAAACGGATGTCAGCTGATTTTGCAGATATGGGAAATCAAATTAAATTAGCTTTATTACCAGCTGGTAAATCTTTCTTAAAGATTATATCAGCACTTACACCTATATTTAAAATAATTAGTGGACTCGTGGAACTCATTGCATTTGGTATCGAGCAATCCGCCCTAGCTCTTGAAATAGCGTTTAGACCTATAACGACTGCGATTGAGGGATGGGAAAAATTACTAAGTGGAGATCTAATAGGCGCCGTGAAGCTGTTTGCTAAATCAGTGCTCGAGCAGCTATTATTTCCATTTCAGATAGTATATGAAAATGCTATAAATGCATATAAAAGAATAATGGGGCTTTTTGGTGGAAATACTGATATACCTGTATATGATTTAGCTGAAGAAGCAATGACAGTGACAGGTATAAATGATGGTGTTATCGATCCTAGTGGAAATATCATATCAACAGCGCCTGGCGATTATCTATTAGCAACACAAGATCCAGGAGGCCTAGCTTCTGATGTTAGAGGTGGTTCTGGCAATGGATCAATGGAACGAGTAGAAGGGTTATTGCAGCAGTTAATAAATGCAGTATCTGGAAGACCGGTACAAGTCATCGTAGGTGATAGAGTAGTAGACGAAATCAGAGCACAGGCGGATATTAATAGTACATATCTAGTAGGAGCAAGATAATGGCATTAACAGAATTAGTATCGAATTTATCCGCTGGTATATGGAATCCAGAAGCTTCGCCACAAGGAAGTACTCCTGCACGGTCGCCATTCGCAATGCCAATTGGCCCAGGTTCTAGTAATACCCCTATAAATGCGATAGGAGCAGCTCCTTCATCTACCGGCCAATCATTATTTTTAGAAAATACAACAGCCAATATTGGCACGTTTATAAGATTCCGTCCTGGATTTAATAATTTTGGATTCTTTAACCTAGGACCAGGCTATCGAGAAAGCAAAGATAATTATCCAATATTTACTGCATTAGGAGAAAGTGGTACATCTAGAAGAATGAATCAAGGAGGTATAGGATTTCCATTCCCTATAGGACCGACCGGTAATGTATATGATTGGAAGCCAAATGCTCATACCGGATGGAATAAAGATAACAAATATAATGATAATATAGGTGCTATATATGGTAACTCTGGATTAGCAGATACATATACAACCAATTCTCCAATTGATGATATATACAATAAAGTAAAAGTTAGATCTGCGGCCTGGAATAAGAACAGTTTTGGACTAGCAACAGATCAGCCTTTTATATTACGAGGAATACAAAGAGATAATAATTCAGATCCACAATATTGGGGAGGATTTGCAGATACCTTAACTGATATACCTCGAGGTGGAATAACCACTGCCGTCGAGCGCGAAGCCGTTGATAAAGCTAGAATTGGCAAGTTTATGATATCACCGAAAGGATTGATATTTCAGGCTAAGCAATTTGGCCTGCAATTAATGAATCCAAATGTTGAAGGTGTAACTGGATTCTGGACAGGGGTAACTCCTAGGTCCAATAAAATATATAATCCATTATCGGTATTTAGCCTAAATGCACCAGTGCCATTTCATGTCAGACGTGATTCGTTTGATCCATCTGGATTGACATCCTATAATTATGAATCTGTTATTAAGGAGCGTAATATATTAGGATTTGGTACTCGATTTAACCGATTGACTACATTACATACCGAAGCGTTTAATGGATTTGGATTAGGACCATTATTTAATACTCCAATTGGATTACCATATTTAACAATAACAGATTTAACAGGTCCTAAGTCCGTATTAGGTATAGGTATTACATCTAATAAGCGATATACTAATACATCTTTAAGACAGAGTAAATTACTGAATAAACCAACTAAAGGATTACGGTTTGTTACTACACCATACTCAGTACTTCAATCACCTGTTATGTTTGCTGGTGTCGCTCTCACGCCGGTTGATGATGGTAGCACGTATGATATCACGCGATATAAAGATGATAATACCTATACATCGCCAGATGCGTTAGCATCATTGCCTGGTCCGAATCTTGCAAGAGAATATAATTCACCTTTAACAAAAGAAGAAGAAGCTGAATGGGCTGGCAAAGGTATTATTAAATTACGTGAAACATATGATGAAATAAAGAAAGATCCTGCTAAATCTAAAGTATTAGGTAAGAATGATGGCAATATTAAAGATATAGGAAAGCGTTATGCTACAGTAGCATATGGCGATCTTAACAGAACTACAACAGATGGTAGTACTAGTACCATTACACCAAATGATTTCCGTGATAACGTGCCGTTGAATAGAGCAAATTACGGATTAGAATTTTCTCAGAGACCTAAAAATACCGGAGTTGGTAAAAATGCTAAGGACAAAGAGTATAAGGATAGTAATTTAGTTAAAAGAATTGGTATTGGCGATTATGGCGATCTTAATACAATGGATAGGAGCAATCCACGATATGTAATAGATAATAAGGCCACTGTTATTACATCGCACAAAGAAAAAGCCGACCAATTGGTATTAGGTAATAGTACGAAAGATTTGGTTAAATTTGTAATAGCTGAATATGACAAGCCTACAGATACATATAATACGGTAGCCAGATTTAGATCGTATATTGATTCGGTTAGTATGACAATATCAACTGCTACCGGAGAGCTACAACAAGCATATGCACGTATTAAAGAAGGTAATTATGATAGTACATCGAGAAATTTAAGTATAGATTTTAAAGTACCAGTATTATCTGCAGTAGAGCGTGAAAGAGTAATGAATAGTCTAAATACGTTAGCTAAGATAGGTTATGGCGATAGTGTAAAGAAAACAGTAGCACGGTTAGGCGGCGGCACGAAAACAACATTATCACCTGTCTTAAACAACTTAAAATTAATTATCGGTAATTATACTAAAATATATGGCTATATAGAAACATTATCATTTGATATTGATACTGAATATTCCTGGGATATTGATCATGAGCAGCCAATGATAGTAAATGTATCAATGACATTCAAGGAATCGGCTAATAGTAAGAGCGCCGAGGCAAGTGATTATACTAATGGATTACTTTCCGGCGGTAGTAGTCGAGTAATAGGATAAGAATGGAACGTTATAACTCATTAAAAACAGCTAGAATAGACAATAATGGTAATTTAGGTAAAGAATATTATCGTGCTATTATCATACCATCATATGCAAGAGATTCACGTGATACCTATTTCTATTCTCGAGAAGGAGACCGATTAGACTTATTGGCACATGAATTTTATGGACAATCGACACAATGGCCTGTAATTGCATCTGCAAATAATTTAGGAAAGGGTACATTGAGTATCCGGCCTGGAAAATTAATACGAATCCCATTTAATCCGTAAACCATGTCATTCTATTTTGATACTAGTTATAATAAAGCTTTAATTCATGAACTAACCGATCATCGATTTAATCCAGATAATTGGACAGCAAATTCATCAGATCCGGAATTATTAAATGTACAGTCTCAATTTTTACGACGATATACCAATGTTAGTGGCAGAGTATATTATCGGGAGTCTGCCACATTAGGAACTTTTGAAGGTGATGATGACGTCGATGTACCTTCATTTGCATTAGCATCAGTAACTCCTGCTGTATTAAATACTGTTGGCGGTGATACCAGGCTACGTCCTGGCACGCGCCGCGCAATTCCTCTCGAGAATGATATGGATGGTAATTTATATACCCCACGCATTACACGATTCGAATACACAATCGGTGGTACGGACCGCACTGGAAAAGTAGTAAAAGGTTCAATGGATATTGAATTGGCTGGTAATGATTTTCTTGAAGATGTATTAGAAAATGTAGCTGTAATTGGTAATAAGATACGATTTATTTGTAGTGCTGGATTCTCCGTTGAGGATTCAATTAAAGACAAATCCGCTACAGCAAATAAATTTGAAGCCTCTGGCAGAGTTTATAATTTTAAATACACTAACACAGGTAAGTCATATCAGTCATGGAAAGTAACGATAGATATTATGGGTACTACAGATGCATATGCGCAATTAAAAGTTGATGCTGATATTAATCCAAATTCTACATTTTATCCATTTAAATATAAAACCGTTAAAATTAAGGATGGTACCGCAAAAAACATAAGTAGTGTAGCAGAATTATTTGCTGCATATTTTCAAGAAACTAGAAGCGAATGGAATTCAGATAAATATGGATATATTAAAACATCTGAAGATCTAATATTTGGATTTGATAAGGCACGTGAAAGCAGTGAAATTACAAATAGTTTTATAAATTTCTTTAGCGGAGATAATTATGAAAATTCATATATAAGTTTAGGATCTATATTAATTCTTATTAATAAATTAGTTAAATACTTAGGTAAAAGGTCCTTTGATGAAGATCTAGAAAATACTGAATTTAGATTTGCCGATGACGCAAAAGGTACTTGTCCAGATTATTTAGTTTCATGTAATCCTGGACTAGTAGTATTCACTGGCCAGAAGTATTGTCCAGCCAATGGCGATGCATATTATATTGGCAATAAAAATACTACTGATAAAGGTATATTACAATTAGTCAATACCCAGACACCTGATTATTACTCGAGAATCCTAGATGCTGGGGATTTGTCAAATGTAATGATAAGCCAGTATGTAATTTTGGATTTTTTTAGTACGATAACAGCTAATAATCCTAATGGCAATAATATACAAGAATCAACATTCCAGCAATTTTTTAAACAACTATTCAGCCAAATACGAGCTGCCACCGGTGGCTTAGTTGATTTAGATTTATATACATCCTTAAAGGACGCGGCAAGTGTAGATGAAACATTAGTATATCATATATCAGATCGAAATATACAGCCGGATGATCCTAAATCATTACCACCTCCCTTAGGATTTTATATATATGCAACCAACCAACGGCTTATTTTAAATTATGATAAGAATCCTGGATTTGAAATAAATGCATCCGTACCTAAAGACTTAGCAGCTAAAGCATTTGTTGCGGATTCAAATTTGATCTCAGGACAAATAAATCAACGTGCAGGTAATGCCGACTTTAATTTTTTAGATCCAAATGAACTTGGTGAGATAGAATCTCAATTCGAATCTGCGGCTAAAAATATTGCCGAGTCGGATAATGAATTGGAAGATAGAAATACTATAAAAACATCCATGCAAAAGATGTATCAAAATAATTTAATAAGTTTAAGTTCTCCAGCAGTACCAACTCCTGATGAAATTGCTCAACGAAACACGACAATTACTAATTTTAGATTAACTATAAAGGCCAGAGCTCTAGTTGGAATAAAATGGGGGAATGGTATTGCTATTACACAGCGAGCAGACTATGCATCACATATAAACCGAGGCTTACCAAGTAGTATACCAAAAAATACGGCTTTTACTGTATTAGGTATCAAGCATAGCTTTGATCTATCTGAAGATAAAGGATTATCGGCCCAGCGCTGGATGACAGAATTAGATTGCCAGGCAACTATTAGAACAGATGCAGAAATGGCTGCAGTAAAATATTTAGGATTAGATGACAATGCTGCAATTAAAAGATTATATGGATAATGAGTCGCTGGAAAACTAAAATACGATACGGATATACCACTAACGGTGAATTCATAAACACACTCACAACAGATACATATGAAGGACCATTCTTCGAACAGCGTGGTCGGTATTATGAATCCAATCCCAACAGCCAAACGCTAAGCCGATACGAATTAACCAGAATACCAGTAGAACTAAATAACGCCAATACAAAAAAGTATAATGAATTAACATCAGGCACATTCCAGCCAAGACAAATAATTCAACCTTACTTTCCAATACCAAAAGATTCAGATTATCAAAACTCATTCTTCACTCGATATATAGTTCAGAAGCGAAATGAGCGTCAATTCATATATGAAGTATCTTCTGCTAATTACTCAGAGATCTCTGCTTCTCCGCTATTTGCTTCGGCCACATTGGAATGGCAATTGATAGGTACTCCGGAAGATGTTGCAAAAAAGAATGCTGATGAGATCCGAAAGGCATCAAAAGATATTATTGGATTACGAGATTTTCTTACTATATTAACTGAATTCAATGATCGGTTTGAAACGGATGCAGAATATAGCGAAACAAAACTTTGATCTAGGATTATTGAAATTATTTTCTTAAATTCATTATGTGAGAATAATCGAGAGTATACCAGAACTAGAGAACTTCAAAGATGAGTTAGCTAAGTCTAGGAGCTTTTGGATTCCAATCTATTCAGACCAATATCGTCATTACGTAAACACCCGATTATCATTCATATACATTTATTTAATTGATTTAGATGATGCTTATATAGTACCATTCAATCATAAAGATTGTATATGCCTGGAATCCGAACGTCTACAAGAGTTAGTATCCAGCCAGGATATCTATGTACTTAACAAGAAGCGGTTCACTCATTTCTATTCAAACGAAGTCTATGACGCTGATTTGGTATCTTATTGGCAAGCAAATTTATCATTGGATTTAGAGGATACAGATACTCAGGCTCATTCGTGGTTTGCCAAATGGTATCACAATGAAACCAATATTAATGATATCATACCAATAACTCGACATTATGAGAGATGTGGCAATATTGTGAAAAAGTTTATGAAAGCATTTACCGGATTTGAAAAGGATGCTTTATTTGATACATATGACCATATGGTGATAGATAATTTGTATTCTATAGAGCAGAATGGAATGCAGGTTGATTACAATGTGTTCCTGGAATCATTCAGAACTAACAATTTATTTCGCAATACAGCTTATACAGAATACAATATATATACATCCACCGGAAGGCCTTCAAATAAATTTGGAGGAGTAAATTATGCGGCTCTAAATAAAGAGGACGGGTGCCGAAAGTCATTTGTATCTAGATATCCGGCCGGAATGCTTATTGAGATGGATTATGATTCATATCATTTACGGTTAATGGCTAAGCTGACAGGATTTGATTTGCCAAAAGAATCTATACATGCTTATTTTGGTACGCATTATTTTGGAACGGAAGAATTAAGCAAAGAGCAATACGAAGAAAGCAAGCAGATAACGTTCCGGCAACTGTATGGTAGAGTAGATGACAAATACAAGCATATAGAGTTCTTCCAGAAGACCAGCGAATTCATAAAAGAGTTGTATCAGACATTTCATGCGAATGGATATATTGCAACTCCTATCTTTGGAAGAAGAATCACCAGAGCTGCAAACTCAGGAATGAATGCAACAAAGCTTTTCAATTATTATCTTCAAGCAACAGAAACGGAATACAGTATAACATCCATACAAGCAGTTAATGAAGTACTAAACGATTACAATACCAAATTGATATTATATACTTATGATTCTCTGCTATTTGATTATGATATGAAGGATGGTAAGGAATGCATATTGAAGATTCAAAAAGCAATGAGTAACAATGGAGACTTTCCAGTTAAGATAAAGGCAGGCGCCGATTTACATGATTTAATCGACGTAACTAGTAAAGTATTGGTTTAGGTCGATATTTATTTAAAACGTAAACTAGGGCAGGATGAATATTAATGATGATGTAATACGTGAATGGTTTTATCGACTACCAAAAGGTTATGCAGAAGCACCGTATTCTGAATCAGAATTATTTGTATTGGCAGATGTAATTGCCGAACATGATGCAACCGTCGGTAAACCTATACCAGAAGCAGTGGAGTTGGTTACTGAGGAAGATTCGGATATAGTATCAATTATTAAATCTATTGGATTGCCGCAAAATGTAAATACATCAATTATTGATGTGTATAACGGGCTATCGGATAAAGAGAAAGACGAATTCAATAAAAACTTAAGAACACATACTATTAAATCATTTGTAAGTTCCGGATGGAAATCATTTGAAAAATTCTTTGAAGTAAATGTCGGTGGCCCTCGAGGAGGAATGGGTAATGGTGAAGTACCGATATTATTAGGCGTAAAGGATTCTGAGCCAGGTGGGACTTCTCAACATGATATTGTCATGCCATATGGTGAATGGGAAGTTAAAGAATTATCTAAAGGAAACGCATTTGACCCGGCATCGCTAGGCATTGCTACCCAATATAAATTATCTAGCAACATTCAAGAGTTTTATAATGAAATAGTAGAACCGGTATCTGCCATTGGCGATCCTTATGAAAGTTTAAAGGATATGGTGGATCCTGAATCCGCAGAATCTTTAAAAAAATTAATTATGATATTCGAGACTCGGTTTATAGAAAGTATTGATATTCAAAATATAAAAAGCATTCGTAATTGGAAAAAGTCCGCATTTCATAATTGGTATGAAGGATTTAAAGAATTACATAATATTTTTTATAAAACAAATTTAGATGTTGATATAAAAGACACGAGGTTGTCAGTAGCCTCAGGTGGTAAGCAGCAAACATATTGGATAGCAGATAAAGATGCTGAAGAAATAAATACATCTTCAAGTAATGATTCGACGGCAACTATTACTGTTGGTGATCCGATTGATAATATTAATACAAATATCAAAGTTTGGTTTAATCGCATCATGCAAAATGAATTTATTAAGAATCCAAACCAATTTATATCTGAGCTGAATGCTATTAAAACTAACTTTTTTGAATCTATATATGGCCTAATTTGGTATAAAAATAGAAACCCAAAACCACATATAGCAAGCGCATCTGATTTTGGTGTTGAACGATTAGCCGGAAACAGATATATGATTATTGATCTCCAGGCACCAACAGCACAAGGATATGCATATTTAGAAGCACAGGAGTAATGCATGAGGCCACAACTGCTATGTACATTTGCACATCGCAATGATTTAAATATCATTATAGATTATGTCACGGCCTCTTACACAATACCAGAGAATAGATTGTTTGTGTTTAGTAACACAGATACCCCAGACGATTTATATATAACATTTAATATAGAACCAGGTGCGGCTAGAAGAACTAGCAATACAATATCAATACACCGTAAAAAAGAAACCAATACATTATATACAGTTAATGCATTGAATGTAGTTGTAAAATCATGTAACAATGGAGTTTTAGATAAAAGTTTCATTATCGATTGGAATCGTTACAAAAATTCCTTATTATTAACAGCCGAGGATGAATTACGGCATATTAGATTGGATTTTTATAGGCGCGTGAATTTGTAACAGAAACATATTTATAAATGAATACTATTAACAAACGGAACCACCGAATGAAAAAACCATTACTAGATACATTTAATAGAATCGGAGGTAAGCGACTTAACGAAGCTCATGCATGGGAACGAGAAGAAGGCAAACCATTACCAACATTAGCCGACGTTAAAGCTGCGCATGAAGCCAATTCATTACAAGAAGATGATACAAATGCATCTAAATTACCAGAAGCATGGATTGAAGCGAATCCTAGAGAATATGAAAACGCCATCGCTGCAATTATCGACGCAGCCTGGGAACAATTATCTGATTTAGGTTTTGGACCTTGGGCAGAGGATTCTGGGTATGAGTATCCATCGGATGAAGAAGAAGAATATCTTAAAGATAAAATACTGAAGCGGGTTGCTGAGGAACTTGCATAAAGGACACCGAAATGAAAAAAACATTACGAGACACATTTAACAGAATTGGCGGTAACCGTCTTAACGAAGCCCATGCATGGGAACGTCAACCAGGTAAGCCATTACCAACAATGGCAGATGTAAAGGCCGCACATGAATCCAAATCATTACGAGAGGATGAATATGACGATGAGGATGGTAATGATGAGCCATGGGAATCTAGTGATGGATGGAATGAAGATTATTTTGACGAGAATGGTGTATTGTCGGCAATGGATTTAGCTGCTAAGATATCATATGAAATCAGAAACGCTAGACGTGGTTCATATGCCATTGGCGAGGATAGTATATCTGCAATGACAGAAGTTCTCGAAGAGCTTCGTGATGAGTTAGATGATGCTATAGGAAACATCAAAGGTGATGCTCAAGGCATCCGATAAAATAACAATTACCAATTAACAAATAACAAATAACAATTTTTTTCAATACTTTTTTACGAACCATTAGGATTTGTGAAAGAAAGTACTTATATTAATAATTATTAACCATTAAAAAATAGGATTAACAAATGGCAATTGATTTAGACGCAATCAGAAGCAAACTGGGCAAGCTCCAGACACAAACAACCAGGCAGAACAATCTGTGGAAGCCTGAACCAGGTAAGCAACAAATTAGAATTGTTCCTTATCAGCACAACAAAGAGAATCCATTTCTTGAAATGCATTTTCATTATGATCTTGCAAAACGCAATTATCTATCACCAATGACATATGGTCGTCCTGACCCGGTTGTAGAATTTTCCGAAAAACTAAAATCATCTGGAGTATCTGATGAATGGAAGTTAGGTAAGAAGATGGAACCAAAAATGAGGACTTATGTACCTGTTGTTGTAAGAGGTAAAGAATCTGAAGGTGTTAAGTTTTGGGGATTCGGTAAAACAGTATATACTGAAATCCTAGGATTTATCGCAGATCCAGATTACGGTGATATTACAGATCCAATGAATGGGCGTGATGTTGTAGTAGAATTTACACCATCTGATTCTCCAGGAACATATCCGAAGACAGCGATTCGTGTAAAGCCTAATACATCGGCTCTAACAGAAGATCGCAATATTGCGGAGCTAGTAGCTAGCAAGCAACCTAACATCTCGGATATCTTCAAAGAACCATCATATGATGAACTTGAGAAGGCATTGGAGAATTGGTTGAATCCAGAAGAAGGTGAAACGGCAGAAGAAAGTGCATCAGCACCAGCCGCGGCAGCTCCTGCTGGAAATGTAAGTAAAGTCGATAACGTATCAGATGCGTTTGACGAATTGTTTAACAAGTAATTAAAAAAGGTTATAGATGGCAGGTAAAACTAAAAGCCAGCAGACTGATCAGTTAGCAATTGATCTTGCAGAGGCATTGAATAAGAAGTTTAAAAACACCAATCATAAGACAGCATTCTTTCTTGATGGTGATACTGATACTCCGGCAGATGTAAAGGGTTGGGTTGGTACCGGGTCATCTATGCTAGATCTTGCAATATCCAATAGACCTAATGGAGGATTTCCAGTTGGTCGGATTACAGAGATTACTGGTCTTGAAGCATCGGGTAAGTCATTATTGGCTGCCCATGCTTTGGCCAATACTCAAAAGGCAGGTGGTATGGCAGTATATATTGATACTGAAAATGCTATTAGTCGAGACTTTTTAGAGGCTATTGGAATTAATCTTGAAAAGATGTTATATGTTCCATTAGAAACTATCGAGGATATTTTTGAGGCAATTGAAGGTATAATTGAATCAATTAGAAAATCTAGTAAAGATCGGTTAGTTACAATTGTAGTAGATTCCGTAATGGGTGCATCGACTAAAATTGAAATGGCGGCTGAATATGATAAGGATGGATATGCAACTTCCAAGTCCATTATTCTATCCAAGGGTATGAGAAAGCTAACTAATATGTTAGGACGTGAAAAGATTTGTTTGATATTTACAAATCAGCTGCGTACTAGGTTAGGTGTTAGTTTTGGAGATCCATGGACCACCTCGGGTGGTAAAGCTATACCATTTCATGCATCAGTAAGATTAAGATTGAAGTCAGTCGGTCAAATCAAAGTTAAAAAAGATGGCATTGATCAAGTCGTTGGTGTTAAGACGAGAACCCAAGTTGTAAAAAATCGCATGGGACCTCCTTTGAAAACGGTTGATTATGATATCTATTTTGAGTCTGGTATTGATGATTATGGTGGATGGCTAAATATTATGAAAGATCATAAAATAGTTTCTCAGGCAGGTGCATGGTATACATATACTAGCGATGCTGGAAAGGCTGTAAAATTCCTATCTAAAGATTTTGAAAAATTAGTAATTGATGATGATACTCTGAAAACTGAGATATATAATGCAATTTGCAAATCATATATTCTTAAGTATAAGCCAGGTGAAGATATTGGTATAGATGATATAATAATTGATGATGAATTTGTAAACGAAGAAGGATGAATTCTAGATACAAGCAAATTTTAAATCAAATTAACGAGGAGCGGGTTGAACAGGAAGGACAAGACAGAAATAGTCATATTATGGTTATTGATGGTCTTAACCTGTTCATCCGAGTCTTCTCGGCTATACCATCATTAAATGATGATGGAGACCATATCGGAGGTGTTGTTGGATTTATGAGGTCATTGGCCGCTGTTATACGAATGCATAAGCCTACTAGATGTGTAGTAGTATTCGATGGTAAGGGTGGATCTGTAAAGCGTAGAAAGATATATTCTGATTACAAGGCCAATCGAGCAGTAAGAACGCGACTCAACCGACATGATGAATTTGAAGATCTGGAAGATGAGCAAGCCTCGATGAGACGACAGTTCAACCGAATGATTGAATATTTAAATTTATTGCCTGTTAATATTATGGCAATAGATAATATTGAAGCCGATGATGCCATGGCATATATCGCGAATGAAATTTATACTAAAGATTCTCAAAAGGTAACTATAGTATCTACCGATCGAGATTTCTTACAACTAGTTAACAACCGTATTCAAGTATGGAGTCCAGTTAAAAAGAAAATGTATACTTCAGAAACACTTGCCGATGAGGTAGGAATGCATCACAAAAATTATTTGATGTATCGTATGTTCTCTGGAGATAAATCAGATAATATTCCAGGGGTAGATGGCGTTGGATTAAAAACATTAATTAAAAATTATCCAATGCTATTAAACCAGCCTGTCTCATTAGATGAGATGAAAGAATATACGGCTGATAGAGTTGCTGATTCGAAATTAAAGATATACCATAAAGTGCAGTCAGGCATTGATTCAGGTGTATTAGATCGCAACCATCAATTGATGCAGTTACAAGAAGTAGATATATCAGGAAACGCGAAAATGTTGATACTTGATAAGACACATGAAACAACTCATCGAACTAACATATTAGAATTCAAAAAGATGTTCATGGTCGATAAATTATATACATCTATTAAAGATGTCGATTCCTGGCTGCTTAATTCATTTAATTCATTGAATGCTTACGCTAGCATTTGATTATTTAAAAAATTATTATATATTTGATGTATGACATTAAAAATAAAAAGAAATAGTACATGACTGATCGTTTGTCGAATTTTGGATATACGTTCCAAATAAAAGCAATTACATCTTTATTAACTGATAAAATATTTCTACAGCAGATATCCGATATATTAATTCCGTCATATTTTGAATCAGAAGCCAATCAATGGATAGTTGAAACAATATTAGATTATAGTCGGGAATATAAAGCATCGCCTTCATTAGAAGTAATGAAGGTTAAGATGGTAGATATTGAAAATGATGTTCTTAAGACTCAAATTGTAGATCACCTTAAGGATGCATGGAAATATTCCGGCGCTGATGATTTAGAGTTTATTAAAGAGCAAGCAATTGAGTTTTGCAAGAATCAAGAAATCAAAAAGGCTATATTAGATTCAGTATCATTGCTTAAGAATGGTAAGTATGAAGATATTAAAGCTAAAATTGATACTGCCTTAAAGGCCGGCGGTGATAAAGATATTGGACATGATTATATGATTGATATCGATGCACGGTATACAGATGCCGTACGGTTCCCTCAAGAAACGCCATGGGAGATTGTTAATGAATTAACTGATGGTGGATTGGGTAAAGGTGAGTTAGGTGTAATGGTTGCACCAGCCGGTATTGGTAAGTCTTGGGCATTAATGAATATAGGTGCACATTCTGTTAAGAAAGGAAAAACTGTATTACATTATACATTAGAATTAAATGCTGCATATGTTGGATTGAGATATGATTCTGTTATAACTGGTATTGCAAATCAAAATCTAAAGCATTATCAGGATGAAGTAAAAGAAAAATTGGAAGGAGTAGATGGTGATTTAATTATCAAATACTATCCAACAAAGACAGTATCAGTATTAGGTATCAAATCTCATATTGAAAAATGTATAATGCAAGGCAAGCATCCAGACTTAATTATTGTAGATTATGCTGATTTGTTACGAGGCCACGGACAAGAGAAGCGGCATGAATTGGAAGGTATATATGAAGACCTTCGAGGAATGGCAGGTGAATATGAAATCCCAGTCTGGACCGCATCTCAAGCAAATAGATCAGCATTAGAGGAAGATGTTATCGATGCAAGTAAGATTGCTGAATCATATGGTAAGGTAATGGTGGCTGATTTCATTATATCACTATCTAGAAAGGTAACAGATAAATTAGCTGGTACTGGTAGATGGCACGTAATTAAAAATAGGTTTGGACCTGATGGTATTACATTGCCAAGTAAAATGAATACATCTAATGGACAATTTGATATATATAATGATACATCTGTACAAGGTAAAGATGCACAGAAACAAATGTCTAATGGAAATGAAATGGCTCGGAAGTTATTGTCTCAAAAATTTAAGGAAATCAAGAGCGGTGATTTCGGTTGAAAAAGCTTTACTTTTTTAAGTCAAAAACAGAGTTAATAGCTCCGCGCGAACATATTTATATAAGAATTCGTTAATTATCGTATCGCGCGAGAGTATAAATCTTTAAAAATATAAGGTCATAAAATGGAACTATCTAATGAAATACTCTCCGATATCACCGTACATATGAAGTACGCTAAATATCAATCGGAAGTACAGCGAAGAGAAACATGGGAAGAATTAGTTACTCGGAACAAAGAAATGCATATTAAAAAATATCCTGCTATCAAAGATGAAATAGAAGCAGCATATAAATTTGTATATAATAAAAAAGTATTACCATCAATGCGAAGCTTGCAATTTGGTGGTAAGCCTATAGAAATATCACCTAACAGAGTTTATAACTGTGCATATCTACCTATCGATGATTGGAGATCATTCTCAGAAGTAATGTTCTTATTACTAGGTGGTACCGGAGTTGGGTATTCCGTGCAGAGGCATCACGTAGATGCATTACCAGAAATTCATGCTCCAAACCCAGATCGACGCCGGCGATATTTAATTGCAGATTCAATCGAGGGTTGGGCGGATGCTATAAAAGTTTTAATGAAGAGTTATTTCTATGGTGGATCCAGACTAAAATTTGATTTTTCCGATATTAGACCAAAAGGAGCTCGTTTAGTTACGTCAGGTGGTAAAGCCCCTGGACCTCAACCTCTTAAAGAGGCATTGGTAAAAATAGAAGGAATATTAAATGAGAAACAGAATGGCGAGAAGCTCAAAGCTATTGATGTGCATGATATCGTTTGTTATATTGCTGATGCCGTTCTGGCTGGTGGTATTAGGCGTGCTGCACTTATATCACTGTTTTCAGCGGATGATGATGAAATGATATCTTGTAAAGCTGGTAACTGGTGGGAATTGCATCCACAGAGAGGAAGAGCAAATAATTCAGCAGTATTGCTGCGTCATAAGGTTACTAAAGAATTCTTTACTACATTATGGAAACGTATTGAAGCATCTGGTGCAGGTGAGCCTGGTATCTATTTATCAAATGATAAAGACTGGGGAACTAATCCTTGCTGTGAAATTGCCCTAAGGCCATACCAATTCTGTAATCTATGCGAGGTAAATGCATCGGATATCACATCACAAGAGGATTATGAGGCTAGAGTTAAAGCGGCTACCTTTATTGGCACGCTTCAAGCAGGATATACCGATTTTCATTATCTAAGACCAATTTGGCAACGAACAACAGAAAAAGATGCTCTTATTGGTATTTCAATGACTGGTATAGGTTCCGGGACTGTGTTAGGATATAATATGAAATCTGCAGCTAAAATAGTTAAAGAAGAAAATGCTAGGGTAGCTAAAGTATTAGGTATCAATAAATCAGCAAGATGTACAACCGTAAAGCCAGCAGGCACAACCTCATTAACCTTAGGAACATCATCTGGCATTCATGCCTGGCATAACGATTATTATATTAGGCGAGTGAGAGTAGGTAAGAATGAAGCTATTTATACTTATTTAGCTATTCATCATCCAGAATTAATTGAAGATGAATATTTCCGACCACATGATACTGCTGTAATATCAGTACCACAGAAAGCACCAGAAGGTTCAATCTTAAGAACCGAATCACCATTTCAATTGCTAGAACGAGTAAAGCGAGTGCATTTAGAATGGATTAAGTCAGGACATCGGTCCGGTTCAAATACTCATAATGTATCTGCTACTATATCAATTCGAGACCATGAATGGGATTCTGTAGGAGAATGGATGTGGAATAACAAAGATCATTATAATGGTCTATCTGTATTACCATATGCCGATCATACATATAAGCAAGCACCATTCGAGGATATTACAGAAGATGAATATCATGAGTTAATGAAGAGTTTAAGCAATGTTGATTTGAGCAAGATAGTTGAACTAGATGATGACACAGATTTGTCTGGAGAGTTAGCCTGTGCTGGCGGAGCATGCGAAATAGTTTAACATATACATATTTAGGTACAGAGGATTGGATATACACATTGTATATCCTTTCTTCGCCTAAAAAAAGTTGAGAAAAGTTTTCAAAAAGGTTGGTTCGCGTTCATATAAACCTTATATTTAAGTGTTAGATAATTAAGTAGTTAAACCATTAAATAATAAGTTAAATGAATGAAATGAAGTATTTTGATAGACATGAGTGTATGAGTGATGAGACGATGGATTTGATCTCAATGTGCAAGACAGAATTATTTAGAATAGAGCATAATGCATCAGAAAGATCGCTTGCATTTGGTTCAGTAGCTAATATGCTTGCTGGATTATATGATGGATTTGATTATGCAAATGCAATCCGCAATGATAAAGAAATGGAAGTAATAAGAGTTGAAAGTCCATTGTTGCATTTTACCATTCATAGGATTTTGGAAACGATAGATTTATATCCAAAGTTTCATAAAAATGAAGCAATCTATTAATAAATTACCGAACCAATCTAAAGTTGAGAAAAGTTTTCAAAAAGGTTGGTTCGCGTTGAGATAATTCTTATATTTAAGTGTTAGATAATTAAGTAGTTAAACCATTAAATAATATCAAATGAAAAAAGTAGAATATTTTGCCCTTGTTAGTAAGATTGGGAAAGAGATTAAATCAGAGTTTGGAGAAAGTGCTTTTTGCAGAATATTTTCCGAGCCGCGGAAGCTAAGAGCTGATTACCGTACCAAGTATTGGGCAGTAGGAGAAAAGACCAGAGTTAAGATTATGAAGTATCTGCTTGATAATTACGGTGAACGGTTCTATATTGATACTACTGGAAATAGCTTGGACCGATACGGTCGACCAGGAGTAGCAATCTTTCCTAAATTTAAAGTAGTAGCATAATGTCAGAAGCAGAATTTTTAGCAGATGGCTGGGAGAAAGTAAATCTCAACGAAGTTAACGTATCCTTAGGTGATAATATCATTAATGGGAACGGATGCTTTGGTACTCTCAAGAAGATTACCAAGAAAGGCAAGTATGCAGTGAGATTTGATATGGATTATTCAGATGAGCCGTTAACTAAATTTAGTCCGGCTAAATTTGAAAGATTCTTTCTAGTAGATAAACAATAACATGGCACACGTAAAAGCGCCGATTACAATTACATATAAGACTAGTGCAAAAGCCCGGAAGGTCCGTAAAAAGACCTTTCGCAACACTCATATGGATGCGATAATAGCTAAGCTTGAAAAAAATAGACTACCTGGATTCACAGAACGAACTGTGATAATTCATATAGGATGGGGTTCAGCGTTTCTATAAAAAGTTTGGTAAATTGAAAATAGTTTCTTATATTGTGTATATATCTTAATTTAAATAAAATGGCAAAACAGAAATCATTTAATTACAAAGAATTAGCTTTGGACTTCAATTGGTATAAAGTTCCTAGCTGCGATCAAGAATATCTCCGCACGATGTTGATGGAGACCGTCAATGCAAATTCGGTTAAAGCATCTGGGATATCTTTTAGTGAGACATATCCATATGCATCTAATTTTGCGTTATTTCAGTCTGAAGATAATCGAGATAACTATCTTGCTGAATTTGCTTTAAACGGTGCTGGTACAGCATCACATTTATTAACTGGAGGCCGGAAATATTTCGTAGCCTGGACGCATGAAGGATAATATGGGTAAATTTCAATCAACAAAAATATTCGATGGCTTTAGTACTGTCTTCCGACAATGGCAGGCCAAAGATACGCATTGCAGATTCTTGCATGGTTATGCAATTGAATTCAAAGTTACTTTTGAAGGAGAACTAGATCATCGAAATTGGGTTTGGGACTTTGGTGGTATGAAAAGATCTAAAACTCAGATTGATGGATTCAGTCCAAAGGTCTGGATGGATTATATGTTTGACCATACTGTAGTTATTGCAGAAGATGATCCTGAATTGGAAATGTTTAAAGATATGCATATGAAAGGTATTATACAGTTAAGACCAATGGCTGGTCCTGTTGGTGCCGAAAGATTTGCAGAGTTTATCTTTAAGAAATTAAATGCATTTGTGCAAGAAGAGACTAATGGTAGAGTTAAAGTAGCACAAGTTGAATTCTTTGAAAATAAAAAAAATACAGCTATATATAAAGGAGTATGACAATGTCAGGATCAGAACAAAACAAGATACTTATTTCAGAAGATTTTTATTCCATCCAAGGTGAAGGAAAGACTACAGGGGTACCGGCTTATTTTATTAGGTTGGCAAATTGCAATTTAACATGCGGCGCTACTCCTAAATTTGTTAATAAGTTTAAGAAAGAAGAACGGGATGATACGCCAGGATCATTTCAAGGAGATTTAGAACTCGAAGGTAAGGCTACATGGACTTGTGATTCAATACCAGAATGGGCAAAAGGCTCACATCGGCCATATGAATATTTGGTTGAAAGATGGGATGAGCAGGATATACTTGCTGATATAGCATCAGGAGTAATTCATATCATATGGACCGGAGGCGAACCTACCATACCAATGCATCAGCGAGCAATAGTCGGCTTTATGGAATACCTTGAAGAATATTGTTATACATGCGATTTACCATTTACACCTTATTGCGAAATAGAAACAAATGGTACAGTTCCATTAACGTCTGAATTAGCCGTTTATATAGATCAGATTAATTGTTCGCCTAAGCTAGCAAATTCTGGTATGAATGAAAAGCAACGCATTAGAGAAAATGCATTATATTCTATTAGGTCACATCCTAACTATCAATTTAAATTCGTAGTTTCAGATGAAGATGATATTAAAGAAATGTTCGATACATTTATCAATCCATTTAACATTCCAATAACAAATGTATGTTGCATGCCAGGAATGGATTCGCGAGAAAATTTCCATGAGCGAACTAAATGGGTAATGGAAATGGGAATTAAATATAAATTTATAGCACTATCTAGAATGCACATTTCGGCTTGGGATCAGACCACTGGGGTCTGACCTTCAAGGAATAAAACTACATGCATATGCATATTTATCTTAAAGGAGATAATATGCCAAGAAATAGTCATAGAGTGAATATCGATATGGTAGTTGAATATGGTAAAGATAAAGCTAATGAAATAAAAAATAGAATTAGTGAGTCGGTAAAAAAAAGCCTTGAAGGAGATTTTATATATTCATGTAGTAAATGTAATAGTGAATTTAAATCGAATAAACGGTTAGCAAATAAAATAAAATATTGTTCTGACCTTTGTCGTGGTAAAGGTGATAATTGTGATTCATGTGGAAAATGGGTAAATAAAGTACGTAGAAACAAAGGTATATTTTGTAATCATGCATGTTATGCTACATGGTTATCTGATAATAAAATTCAACCACCCCAGAATAAAAAACGATTAGAAAACGCAAATTCACCTGAGGCAAAAGCTAAAAGTCTTAAAACTAGGATTAAAAAAGGAATTGCTGTAGATACGTCAAAATTAGTGGAAGGAATGACATATAAAGAATATGTTAAAAAGGTACGTCATCGAACTAAAATGAAACGACTAGAAATATATGATAACTGGGACGGATATGATCACTATGATGGCAAGTATATTAAGGATAATTTTAAATTACATTATACTAATGGAGACTATCCAACTATCGACCACAAAGTTTCAGTATTAAAGGCATTTAATGATAAATGGACTATTAATGAAGTATGCGAATTAGATAATTTAGTAGTAACTACAAAGAGAAATAATTCTAGGAAATCTCAGAAAGATTATTTATATTTTAAGAAGTTAACAAAAAAGTGAGTTTAAAATGAAAATGAAACCAATGGGAGATATGCTCCTAATTAAAGTAACGGAAGAAGAAAAGAAAACTACCTCAGGTATTCTTCTTACTAGCAATCAAACGTCATATACATATGGCGAAGTTATATCGGTTGGTACTGGACTATTTACTCAAACAGGTGATAAGATACCAATGACGACTACCGTAGGTGATACGGTACTTATACAGAACCATTTGCTTAATGATGGAAGAAAGGTTATGTTAGAAGGAGAGGAGTACACATTAATCAGAGAATCAGAATTATCAATGATATCAACGGAAGGATAATATGGAAAAAGATAAAACAATTGAATTAGTTAAGGAAGGATTTGCTAATGGCGTCGCTCCCGGAGGACCTGTAACAGATGCAGACAAGCAAAAAATGATCAAAGATGCTACTAAAGCATTTGGTGAATTTTTAGATGCGCTTAAGTGTGACTGGAGAAATGACCCGAATTCTGATAATACTCCTCATAGAGTAGCAAAAGCATATGTTAATGATTTATGGGCTGGCAGATACGAAGGTTCTCCGGATATTACAGCATTCCCATCTGATGGCTATGATGGTATGGTATTTGAAGGTGGCATACCATTAACTTCAATGTGTTCTCATCATCACCAAACCATTATGGGTAAAGTTCATGTAGCTTATATACCAGGCAATGATAGTAAAGTGATAGGACTATCTAAATTAAATAGGCTAGTAGAACATTTCGGAAGAAGAGGTGCTATACAAGAACAATTAACAGTTGCTATACATAATTCAATTAATACAATTATCAATGACAGTAAAGGAGTTGCTGTTATGATTGATGCTACTCATAATTGCGTATCTTGTAGAGGTGTAAAGCATGGTGGTGCTTCGATGAAGACGTCTAAACTAACTGGAGCATTTAAAGATGATCCATCAACTAGAAATGAGTTTTATGAATTTGTTAGAGGATATGAGTAGTAATAGCCAAATTAAATCTGATTTAGAATATATTAAAACTAAGCTACAATTAGCTAACCGCATTGATATGGACGCTGAATTAGTTTATAATGCATTGCTTTTAGCCTTACATGGGGAACATGAAACGCCAATGGAAGCATTTGCGGATGCTGTAAATGATATAATGACTTAATGGAAATAATTATACCAGAATACAAAATAGAACGACGAGTTAGAGCCATGGCTCATACATTGTCAGAAGAACATCGTAATAGTAATTCAGCATATCCACCGGTAATGATCGGTGTATTAAATGGCGCTTTTATGTTCTTTACGGACCTAGTGAAAGATATGGGTATAGATATTGAGGTTGATTTTATCCGTCCAAAATCTTATATTGGTAAAGATAACTCCGGAGGCGTTAAATTTACTAAAGATATCGAACTATCTTTAAAAGGTAAGCGTGTTTATATTATCGAGGATATTGTTGATACAGGTCAGACAATGATGGAAGTGTTAAACAGAGTAGATTCAGAAATGCCTGCAGAGGTAAAGGTAGTTACATTGGTCAATAGAAAGGATAATGAGTTTCCTATTGATCATTTCTGTTTTGAGATCGATGATGAATGGGTTGTAGGATATGGGTTTGATGACAATGGCCTTAAGCGTAATTATAGAAATTTGTATAAAATTAATTAATGTATCAGAATATATACTATCAACGTAAGACGAATACTGTTCATCTATGGGATGATATTGAAGGTCATAAGAAGATAAAATATAAGCCATATGCTTATAAAAAATCTTCATATGGTCCTTTTGTAGCATTAGATGGTAATCAGTTAGAACAAGTATTTAATCCTACTCGCGATGATCATGGATTATATGAATCAGATGTTAGACCCGAGGTTCGTGTTCTGATTGATCGATATACGGATTCAGATGAGTCTAGTGTTAATCATCGTATATTAACTTTTGATATCGAGGTTGATATCGAGGGTGGATATCCTAATATTGAAACTGCAAATAAAGAAATTACATCTATCGCGTATTATGATCATCAAGTAGATATGCGATACGTGTTTATTTTAGATAAGCGTCGTTTGGTAGAATCTAAAGAAGCAAATGACTGTGAGATCTTATCTTGTCAAACCGAGGAAGAGTTATTACAGAAATTCTTGTTTAAATATCATCAGACTAATCCTACTATCTTAACCGGCTGGAATATTGATGGATTTGATATTCCTTATTTATATAGGCGAATGACTTCGGTATTAGGTAAATCGATGGCCAATGCATTGTCACCTATCAAAGAAGTTAAATATAATGAGCGTAGCGATTCATATACTATAGCAGGTGTATCTGCATTAGACTATATGGCATTGTATAAGAACTTTACATATTCCGAAGAATCTAGTTATGCATTAGATGCGATATCTCGGAAAGAATTAGGTAAAGGTAAGATTGAATATGATGGGGATTTGAATACTCTCTTTACTACCGATATTCAAAAGTATATTGATTATAACTTGACAGATGTTGATTTGGTAGTTGAATTAGATCAGAAGATGCAGCTTATTGAATTAGCAATGAGTATATGTCATAAAGGCCATGTACCATATGAAGATGTATTTTATTCTACTAGATATCTAGACGGAGCATCATTAACATATCTTAAACGAAATAATATAGTAGCTCCATCCAGGAAGCGAAGAGTTAAGATACAAACGGCTGGCGATTATATAGCTCGTAGCAAAGAAATTCGTGTTAATGAGATTCCAAAGGATACGCCACCTTCCGGTCAATTGAAAATACATACATCGAAGAGTGGAAGTGAAAAAACTGAATATGTTGATATTGATTTCAAGCGGAATGTCTTTATTCTATCAACAGGCCTTAATAAGCCATTGCCTGGCGGATTAGATGTTGCTATTGATTTATTAGGTGCATATGTAAAAACTCCAGATCCAGGATTATATAAATGGGTATATGACTTAGATTTAACATCTCTATATCCGTCTATCATTATGACTTGCAATATCTCACCTGAAACTAAAATAGGTAAGATTGTTGGCTTCGATGGCCATAAGTTTATCCGTGGCGAAGAAATGCATTTAACATTAATGCCAGGCAATGAAGGATATACTACTGAATCTCTTAAGGAATGGTTAACTACTAACAAATATAGTATAGCGGCTAATGGTGTGGTATATAAAACAGATTCACCAGGCCTGATACCAGTTATCTTGGATAAATGGTTCAATGAACGTGTAGAATATAAAAATTTAAGAAAGAAGAGTGAAAAGGAAGGTGATGATGCTAAAGCAGTATATTATGATAGGCTGCAGCTAGTTACTAAAATTATGCTTAACTCTTTTTATGGAGCATTAGGAAATGCTGGATTTAGATTTTATGATCCTGATAATACAGTTGCCGTTACGAGTACCGGTCAGCAATTAATTAAGTTTACGGCTGATATTGGTAATAAATTTTATTCGCGAGAGCTTGGTGTAGAAAAAGATTTCAATATCTATATAGATACTGATAGTGTATTCTTTTCATCATTACCAATTATTGAAAAGCGGTATCCTGAGTATGATATTAATGATGAGAAGTGGATGGCTGAAAAGACTATCGAAGTCGCATCCGAGGTTCAGCAGTTTATCAATGAAATGTACAATATCTATGCTCAACGATTTCATAATGTAACAGATCATAGATTTGATATTAAGCAAGAGTTTGTTGCCAAGGCTGGATTGTGGATTGCCAAGAAGCGTTATGCTCAATGGTTGATTAATCAGGAAGGACATACAATATCTAGATTAGATGTAAAAGGATTAGATGTTGTTAGATCTTCTTTCCCGCCTGCCTTTCGAAAGTTCATGGCAGAAATATTAGAAGATATACTTAAACTATCGGCTAAAGAATTAGTAGATACTAAAATTTTAGATTTCAAAGAACATATTAAGTCATTACCATTATTACAAGTAATGTCGCCAATTGGTGTTAAAGAATTAAAAAAATGGAAGACCGGCCAATTGTTTGGTAAGCGTAAGTCACGTACTCCTGTACATGTAAAGGCCGCGTTGAATTATAATGATTATTTGACTCATTACAGTATTACTTCGACAGCGCCAATACTAGATGCACAAAAGATTAAATGGACTTACTTAAAAAGCAATTCATTTGGTATAGACCAGCTGGCTATTAAAGGGTTTGAAGATCCGCCTGAGATAGTTAAGATGGTTGAAGATTATATTGACTATGATAAAATTTTCAATAGAGCATTTGAAAACAAGTTAAATGATTTCTATGCAGCTTGTAATTGGGGTACTATTCCTAATAATGCAGCATTAAATCAATTCTTTTCTTTTGGATAATTGAAATTAATTTCATATATTATTTACAAATCAAACAATTAAAAGATGAAAGGTAAATCTCATTGGTATGGCCGTGAATGCGAAGGCCGGTTTGCAGATATCGATACGGTATTTGTACGAAAGCATATTCCAGAAAATTATAAAGAGTATCCACATATTTATTTTACTATTGAATATGTAAGAAACTGTAATCAGCCATATCTACATCCAACGCCAAACGATGCATGGGATGATATATTAGGAATACTAGAAACCAATCAAGTAGTAACTATCGAAGCCGATCGAAATACTATTAAAGATATTCCATTAGGTGTATTTAATCGAGTACATATAATCTATAGAATAGAGGATAGGTATCCAATCGATCTTCTTAAGAGTACAGATACTATTTCAATTGATACTGGTAAGTATGCTTCTATTCAATCTATGAAAGGCTGCATGCAGCGAATTACACCTGATGATTACAAGTATGATAGGAACGAGCAATAATATGACAAAAAAGAAAAAAGTATGGTATTTAGGCCTGGAACCTCTTAAAGCAAGATATACAGGTCAATTAACAGAAGATTGGATGCCAGCCGCATTTAATCAATTCAAAGATAATGCCGATTTTATATCAGTGCCAGGTGATTATGATCCCGATCAGGAAATTAAAGTTGGTGCCGTATTAGATGCAGTAGGTCGTGGAGTATTTGCAATGAGCCAAGTAACACGATTACTTGAAGCTATTCGATCTGATGATTTCCGAGATGGAGACGTTGTATATATTCAAGATATGTGGCATCCTGGAGTTGAAGCATTGTTTTATGCTTGGGACTTGTATGGATATAAAAATGTAAAGGTTTATACAAGATGCTGGGCTCAATCGGTTGATGAATATGATTTCACGTTTCCGATGAGAGAATGGATGCGATATTACGAGTTAGGATTTGATAAATATCTAGCTGGCATATTTGTAGCAAGTACAATTCATAGAGACCAATTGAGAGAAGCAGGGTTTACTGCACCTATTCATGTATTAGGATTACCAGTTCATTCAGACTCAGTTCGGAAGACCGCCGGTGATATTCAAAAGACCTTTAAGGATAATGTAGTAGTTTATACTTCAAGATTTGATAAAGAAAAGAATCCATTCTTTATGATGGAAGTGGCGAAGCAATTTCTAGATGCAAATCCAAAATGGGAATGGCACATAACTACTTCAGGTAAAGAAATTAGAAGTATGATGCCAGGTACCGTGGAAGCGTTGCGAGAGTTAGCTAAAGCGGAGCCAAGGTTTAAAATCTGCGAAGGAATTACTAAGCAGGAATATTATGATAAACTCAGGACTTCAGAAATACAATTTAATACTGCATTGCAAGATTATGTAGCATTTACAGCAGTTGAAGGTGATGTATTTGATACTGATTTAGTATATCCTGATTTTAGATCATTTAAAGAAACGGTTGATGTTAGTAGAAGATATACTCCATTTAAAGTTGATAGTGCTTTAAAAGTATTGAATAATGCTATTAAAACAAAGAGACCGGAGCATGGTATTGCAGAAGCATGTGATATTGGCATATTGGCTGAGGCAATGATCGTTTCAAATGGAATTGATTATGAATTAAATGTTTGGCATGAAAAAGAATTATGCAAACATCTATTAACAAGAAAAGGAATAAATGTATGAGTAAAGAATTAATATACTACCCCTCATTATCAGCAGGTGGTAGTGCAGATGCTCTGAAAAAGAATAAAGAGGTTAAGCCAGGCTTAACTGCTAGATTCTACGACAAGTCATTTCCAGAGCGATGGAGACATCCATACTTCCTAATTACTGCTGGTCACCATTATAAAGATATGGAAGCTAGGCAGAAGTATGGTTGTGGTGATGATGTCCAGGTTATAGGTGATTCCGGCGGATTCCAATTGGTTACAGGGGCTATTAAATGGTCGCCAGAGATCAAAGAGAAGATATTCCATTGGCTAGAGGCCAATTCGGATATTGCCGTTAACCTGGATATACCGCCACGTATCAAGTATGAAGGTAAGTTTAGAGAATGTTTAGATATCTCATATGAGAACTTTAAATATTTTGCAGAGAATCAATCAGGTAAAACTCAATTCTTAAATGTAATACAAGGTAATAGTATTGCAGAATATGAAACTTGGTATAACCGAGTCAGAGACTTTGATTTCAATGGTTGGTGTATTGGTGGAGCTCAGAAAAGAGTATCAATGTTTATGAGTGGATTAGCTCCATTACTTAAGCATAGAGAATTTGAAAAGACGCAGAACAAGTTTGTGCATGTATTAGGAATTTCTAAAATATCTGATTTCTTCTTGTTAGCATACTTCCAAAAGATGATGAATAAGCATTATGGAGGTAGAATTCAAATATCAACAGATTCTTCATCACCAGGATTATATCCAGTATATGGAACTTCACTTCATTCAGCTCAATTGAGTAAAATGACCTTTACTGATTTATACTTTCCGAAAGGAGAAAATCTTCCATATATACCAGGTACTGCTGTACCTAATCCATTAGGTCATCCGGTATATGAAGGATTTACTTTTGATGAAGTTGCTAAATATGATGCAAATGTATACAATAAAATGACAATGAATAATTTGTTTGTATATACTGAAACAGTTAAGCAGGTTAAAGAATTAGTAAATTCACATGATGAGTTATTAGAAAAGGTATTACCGCGTGATTTTTATCTAGTGCTAAAGAGTATGGAAGAAATGTTCGAATCAGATGATCCATATATGGTATATGAAAAGCATGTAGGATTGTATAACAGATATGGTGGCCAAACATTAACAATGGCAAATAATGAAACTTTCAGTAAGTTTTTTGATATTTAGTAAAAATTTTATATATTATAGTATGGAAAAGAAAAAATTAATTTCGTTTATTGATAAGTATTATTTGGCTGGTAATGCTAATAGTACTAAACTAGTTGTAGAAGATAAAACAATGTCTTGCGACTTTATTACAGATGACCAGAATGTTGTAGGTACTGTATCTGCAGAAGATTTTGATCTACCGAATGGCGAGTTAGGAGTTTATGCGACATCTCAACTTGTAAAGATTCTATCTGCATTGGAAAATGATATCAACATTGATATCAAAAAAGCAGAAGAAACTGCATACAGCTTACAGGTATCAGATAGTAATTCAGATGCTACCTTTATGCTAGCAGATTTAGCTGTTATTAGGCAAGTACCTAAAATGAAGCAGCTGCCTGACTTTACTGTTAAGATTAAACTTGATAAGGGATTTGCTGATAGATTTATTAAATCGAAGAATGCATTGCCAGAATCAACTAATTTTGCTGTTAACACATCTAATAACAAAGCTCAGCTAGTTATCAATTATTCTAGCATGAAAACAAGTAGGATTACATTTAATGTTGATGCTACTGTTGATGCAGATATAGCTAATGTTTGTTTCAATGCAAATCTATTCAAAGAAATCTTAACAGCTAACAAGGATGCAACGGATGGTAGCTTAGAAGTATCTGAAGCAGGATTAGCAAGAGTTACGTTTAAAGGTGATGGATTTGCAAGTACATATTATCTAGTGCAGCTACAGCCATCATGAAAGTAGCAATTAAAAAGTTACATCCTAAAGCAGTTATACCCGAATATGCTAAAGATGGAGATGCTGGATTAGATTTCACTGCCGTAGCCATGGAGTTTAATGCGAATCACAATTATATTGAATACTTTACTGGGATCGCGATAGAGGTGCCAGAAGGTCATGTAGGATTAATGTTTCCAAGAAGTTCTGTGAGCAAGACCGACTTGGCATTAACAAATTGTGTAGGAGTTATAGACTCCGGCTATCGCGGTGAAATTAAATTTAGATATCGATTTCCAAAGGATATGAATTATCCAATGATACGTAAATATCAGGAAGGAGAAAGAATAGGACAATTAATCATTATGCCTTATCCGCAAATTGAACTCGAAGAAGTATCAGAGTTATCTGATTCAGAAAGAGGCGATGGAGGATTTGGTTCATCAGGTAACTAATAACAAATGTTTGGAAATGTAGAAAATAGCCTCTGGACGGAGGCCTATAGACCGAGTACATTAGATGGATATGTTGGTAATGAACATATCGTAGGTAAAGTAAAGGTTTATATTGAATCTGGAGATGTGCCACATCTATTATTATATGGCCAGGCTGGTACTGGTAAAACTACGCTAGCTAAAATTATTGCTAACAATGTTGATGCTGATGTAATGTATATCAATGCATCTGATGAGAATAACGTAGAAACGGTAAGAGAGAAGATAAAGAATTTTGCTAGTACTATTGGATTCCGTAGATGGAAGATCTGTATACTCGATGAGGCAGATTACTTAACGGCCAATGCTCAAGCTGCTCTTCGTAACCTAATGGAGACATTTTCAAAGACTACAAGATTTATATTGACTTGTAATTATGTTGAAAAGATTATCGATCCAATACAGTCTCGCTGTCAGGTATTTGGAATAGAGCCACCTTCTAAAGCAGATGTAGCTAAGCGAATGGTATCTATCTTGCAAGAGAGAGAAGTTACATTTGATAACAAGGATATTGTTACTGTTGTTAATAATGGTTATCCGGATATACGTAGAATACTTAATACGTGTCAAAGCCATACGGTAGATAACGTGCTTAAATTAGATGACCATAGTATTGTTCAGGCAAATTATATGACTAAGCTGCTTGGTATAATGAATAATGAATCTGATAAGAAAGAATGCTTTAAGCAGATACGCCAGTTGATCAATGATAGTAAAGTAAGAGACTTTACAGCATTATATCGCTTTCTTTTTGATGAGATAGATAATTATGCTAAAGGCCATGTAGCAAGTTGTATATTGATACTTGCAGAAGCTCAATACCAGGATTCGTTTGCAGTTGATAAAGAATTGCATGTTATGGCAATGATGGTAAAATTGTTAACAGAAATAAAGTAATAAGTTATGGGAAAAGAAATCGATTTAAATATAGGAAGGCAAGAGGCTGGACTAAAGATCAATGCAAATGATCTTAAAGATGTTTGTTGTGAAGAATGCGGCGGAAAGATCTTTCGATCAGTGCAAATGTTCAAACGGATATCAGCAATAATTTCACCTACCGGCAAAGAACAGATTGTTCCAATTCCAATCTTTAGATGTGATGATTGTGGACATATTAATGCAGAATTTTTACCTGCATCAGAATAATAATTAATAAAAAAATAAGTTATGGCAAAAAAATTACTTTTCGGAGAAGACTCGCGCAGCGGATTAATGTCCGGCGTTGAGCAGTTAGCAAGCGCAGTAAAATCAACATTAGGTCCTAAAGGAAGAACTGTTGTATTACAAAAATCATTTGGTGCACCGATAATTACCAAAGATGGTGTGTCAGTTGCAAAAGAAATTGAATTAGAAGACCCGGTAGAAAACGCCGGTGCTCAAATGGTAAAGGAAGCCGCTCAAAAAACAAATGATTTGGCAGGTGATGGTACAACGACTGCTACGGTATTAGCACATGCAATTCTTAAAGAAGGATTTAAAAAAATTGCTAATGGTGCTAACCCAATTGAATTGAAACGTGGTATTGATATCACAATTAAAGATGTAGTTGAATATCTTAAAGACGAATCAAGGCCTGTCAGTGGTAATGATGAAATAGCTCAAGTCGGTACAATTTCAGCTAACAGCGATTCATCTATAGGCATTATTATTGCAAATGCAATGGAGAAAGTTGGTCAGGACGGAGTAATAACAATTGAAGAAAGTAAGACATCTGATACTACGTTAGATGTTGTAGAAGGAATGCAGTTCGATAGAGGATATATATCACCATATTTTGTTACGGAAACTAGTAAGATGGAAGCAATACTTACTAATATGCATATATTAATTGTTGATAAGAAAATATCTAGTATGAAAGAATTGCTGCCAATTCTCGAGCAGTCATTACAGGCCGGTAAGGAGATGCTTATCATTGCTGAAGATATCGAGGGAGAGGCTTTATCAACACTAGTAGTAAATAAAATAAGAGGAAGTTTAAACGTCTGTGCCGTTAAGGCTCCTGGGTTTGGTGAGCGTCGCAGAGATATATTACAGGATCTAGCAGTAATTACTGGAGCAACTGTTATATCAGAATCACAAGGATATGAATTGGAATCTACAACTTTGGAAATGTTAGGCTCAGCTGAAAAGGTTATAATAAGTAAAGATACTACAACCATAGTACATGGCCATGGAGATACCAAATTAGTAATGGACCGAATCGATTCAATAAAAACCCAGATTGAAAATAGTACATCTGACTATGAAACTGAGAAAATGCAAGAACGGCTTGGTAAATTAGCAGGAGGCGTCGCTGTTATTAACATTGGCGCGGGGTCAGAAGTGGAAATGAAAGAAAAGAAAGATCGAGTTAATGATGCATTGAATGCTACAAGGGCAGCAGTGGAAGAAGGTATTATAGCCGGGGGTGGTACTGTATTAAGAGGGTATGATAAAAATGCTAATCTGACTTATGAAAACGAAGATCAGATATTAGGAAGAGATATTGTTCTTAAAGCATGTAAAGCTCCATTTGATGCGATATTAGCTAACGCAGGGCTCAACGCAGACGTAGTATGGAACCAGATTGTAACTCATAACGCAAATGGCAGTGCCGCAGGATATGACGTCAGAACAGAGACGGTATTAGAAGATATGGTTGATGCAGGTATCGTAGATCCAGTTAAGGTAACGAGGATTGCATTAGAGAAAGCTTCATCGGTAGCCGGTACTATGCTAACTACGGAATGTGTTATGGTCAATATCAAAGAAGATGCTTCGACAACATCTCAGCCACAAATGCCAATGATGTAATATGAAAAAACCAGCAACTATATTTGATCATCTTGCTAATTTAACTCATAAGAAAGTCTCTTGGGATAAATTAAACGAAGTGGACCGGAAATCGTTTAGTCCATATATTATTAATCGATGGCTATCAATGAATCCTGATTATATTGAGTTAGTTGATATGCTGCAGCAATATACTATTGGCTTGTTAGATAAGAAGCAGGTATATCAATTGTATTATGAACTGCTACCTAAGGTAAAGACTTTTTCTAAGTATATTAAAGGTAAGAAAGGTAATAAGTATCAACCGGAGCTAGTGAAGTTCATATGCGATCGTTTTTGGGTGAATAAACAAGAAGCATCAGATTATTTAGAACTGTTACCAAAGGAAGAATTAGTATCTGAATTAAAGCGGTATGGTAATGATGATGCTAATATTAAACGATTATTGAAAAAACCAAAATGACAAAGAATAGAGACGTAAAACCCCAATCCATAGAAACGTTATCACGAGAAATCATGATGAAAGAATATCCAGCTATATATAATGGTTATATACAAGTTATGGATGAGCAATTCGAGTTATTTTGCAAAAAACATCTCGACTATGGAATGGGGAATATTTCTCAAGGTACTAATCTTGAAACAGAAGATGAAAAGAAATTTGCATTATCTGGATTGTTCTTTAGATTAAATGATAAAGTAAACCGATGGAAGAATCTATTAGTAAATAAGCGTGAAGCAAATAATGAAGCTTTAACTGATACCTATCAAGATATTACAAATTACGGTATTATTGCTCAATTGGTAGAGCGTGGATTATGGAAAAAATAATTTGTAGCTTACAATAATTTTTCTTATATTAAAGTATGAAAGAATCTAATTATATTAGTCCTCTTATTAAATTCTCTCTGAGAGAGCCAAAGAAAGAGGACCGGAAGATATCGTATTCTCAATATGCAATGTATGCTAAATGTCCTAAACAATGGGAATTAGGATATGCCAGAGGATTAAGAACATTCCAGCAGAGTATTCATACTTTGTTTGGAACAGCCTTCCATGAAACATTCCAGACATATCTTACAGTTATGTATACGGAATCTATTAAGGCTGCTGATGCATTACCATTGCATACTATGTTATCTGATAACATGAAAGCTGAGTATAAGAAGTCATTGGATAATGGTGTAGAACATTTTACATCTAAAGACCAGATGGGTGAATTTTATACTCATGGCGTTGAAATATTAGATTGGGTAAAGCGTAAGCGGTCTGCATACTTCACTAATAAGAATTGGGAGCTGGTAGGAATTGAAGTTCCGATATGCCATCCTGTATCAGAAGAGCGTTCTCATATTATGATGATTGGGTTTCTAGATATAGTATTACGCAATACTGTTACGGATGAAATTGTTATAATAGATATCAAGACTAGTACAATGGGGTGGAATAAATATCAAAAGGCTGATAAGCTTAAAGCTCAGCAATTGGTATTATATAAAGAGTTCTATGCTAAGCAATTCGATGTTAATGCAGAAAAGATTCATATTGAATACTTTATAGTGAAGCGTCAATTGATAGAAGGAGCTATGTTTCCACAGAAGAGAGTGCAACAATTCCGTCCTGCAAGTGGCAAGCCGACTCGTAATAAATTGAATAGAGATTTGTTTCAATTCATTGAATCCTCTTTCAATAAGGATGGTTCATATAAATTAGATAAGGAATATCCAGCGGTTGGAGGTAAAGGACGCAAAAACTGTCGCTATTGTGAATTTGCTAATAATGAAGATTTATGTCCGAAGGCTAAAAGAATATTAGAATGAAAGTAGCAATAATCGGTGCGAGAGAATATAATAATACTCGTAAGATAAAAGATATACTAACATCTCTTAAGCGTAAAGTAGGTGATGAATTAATAATCATTGGTAGTGGAGCTAAAGATGGAGCCGATCACCATGTAAAAAAATATGCAATTGAATTTGGATTAAAGTATCAAGAATACAATCCAGCACATACACCACGCAATCTATATTCAGTAATGCCAGATTCTTATTATGGAAAGCCATATCACGTATCACAATTTCATCATAGGAATATGCTAATAGCAAAAGCATGCGATAAAATGATCGCATTGGTACCAGCAAAAGCACCTACCAATGGAACAGAGAGTGCAATAAAAAATGTAAAAAAATTAAATAAACCAGTAGTAATTATATCATGAATACAATAAAAAGTTATTTCACAAAAACATTTGGTAAATATATGGCTAAATGGCAAGCAGGGTTCTTTATTACAACTCCTTGCCTTTATTTATTTACAGATGTTTTGCAATGGCCACATTGGGCAACAGTTATCGGATTTCAATTTATAGGATCATTAGTATTTTGGCCAATTGATACCTATATTTTCTCCAAGAAAAAAGATGATTAACTGTCTCTAATATATATTTATATTAAATAGTTTAAGGAGTTATATGAGTTCAATTAAGTTACCTCGGCTGAGGAAGATAGATCCTAACAAGCCAAAGAAAAAGAAAATACTTTTACTTTCAGATGATTTGCGAATGCATTCTGGAATTGCAACTATGTCACGAGAATTCGTTCTAGGTACTTGCCAGGAATATGATTGGGTGCAACTAGGAGCAGCTGTCAAGCATCCTGATTCAGGTAAAGTATTTGATATATCAGAAGATGCTAGAAAAGAAACAGGTGTTGATGATGCTAACGTTAAAATATATCCAACGGATGGATATGGCGATGCTAATATATTAAAGCAAATTATTAATATAGAAAAGCCAGATGCAATATTGCATTTTACAGATCCTAGATTCTGGCAATGGTTATATCAGATGGAACATGAAATTCGTCAGACCATGCCATTAATGTATTATAACATATGGGATGATTTACCTTATCCAACTTGGAATGAGCCATTCTACGAGTCATGTGATTTGCTAATGAATATATCACGACAAACACAGAATATCGTAAAAAATGTATTACGGAAATTTCCTAAACCTGATTGGGCAGTACAATGGGTACCGCATGGAGTTAATGAAAAGAAATTCTTTCCTATTACACCATTAACAGATGGCCATGATGAATATATTAAATTTAAGGAAGAATTTCAGAAAACAAATGATGTTGACTTTGTTGTATTTTGGAATAACCGTAATATCCATAGAAAGCATCCAGGTGATGTAATATTAGCATTTAATAATTTCTGCGAAATGCTTCCCGAGGATAAAGCAGAGCGATGTGCATTACTTATGCATACTCAGCCAATTGACCAGAATGGAACAGATCTATATGCAGTTAAAAATGCAGTTTGTCCTAAATATAAAGTTATCTTTAGTGATAGGCCAGTAGATACTACAATGATGAATTGCATGT